GCCGCATTTCCTTTAGAATTCGCGCAAAAAGAATAGAAAAGGGCCAGAATTGAAGGCTTTTCTCCTGATTACCGGGCTTTTCCTTATCTCTGCTTATATGGTAGGGGTATTGCCCGGCGGTATTCAGTACTAGGGAATACCCCCATATACAGGGGGTCTATATAGAGGGGGTGCCCTATATGGGTAACCTTGCATATCAGTACATCGATAGGCCGAATAGCAAGAGTGGCACTGTATATGGTGCGTATCTGCTATTCATGGATACAGATACAGTGGTTGTCCCTGCTATGGGTAGGGATATCCATAAGCTATGGGCCTATGTGGGTAATGGCAATATGGGTATTGGCAAGGAAAGGCTTAGGCACTTCCTGCAATTGCCCTCATTCACATTGAACCCCGCCCAATACAACACTACAGTTACACAATACGTCATGAGTAAGGACAAGCCTTTCAATATGCCCAATGTGAAAGGATAGCGAGGAAATTCCCGAAGAAATTACGCGGGATTTGAATAGCGATATAGTCAAGGCATCTGGCCTTACCCTAAAGGGTGCCCTTTGTCTAATCGTTGTTCTACCCGTGGCGGTTGCCCTTATATTCTTCATTGGATTTGGGGCATTCGCTATTCTCGGTGGGGTATTCCACGCTATTGGAGCACTATAGAAAGGAATTCTTTTAGGGGACCCGGCGATTAAATTCAATGGGTCCCCCGGAATTATTTTCCTTTGCCACTGCAATTGTTTATGGGCGCACTATTTGCAATTGCGAATTCGATTTGCCGGCCCATATCATACATCTCTAAAAATTTGTAACATTTTGAATCTGGAAATAAGGTTACTTTAAGTTGATTGTAGCTAACGGAGAGTAATGGTCCCTAAACACAAAAATACCCAACCCCCTTTCGGAGGTTGGGTAAATTCTTTACTCTTGCTCTTCTTGAACAGAGAATGAAGGTGCTGGCATAAATGACAAGCCCTTATCATGCATCTCGACAAGCTGTGACGCCTTTTGTGGACTATCGATGGATAGCTGGGCAAGCATGATGTCGTAGAGTCTCATCAACTGAATGATGATTACTTCATGGGCATGTTCTTTGTCAAAGGCGTTTACCGTCTCTGTTTCGAACTCACGCTGATTGGGGTTCATCTAGTCTTCTTTCTACTAGCATAATGGTATTGTTATGAATGGTTACTTGCCACTCATCAACAAAATACCCGCCCGGAAAATCTTCCAGTTCGATTTTATTCTTCTTTGCCCAGTACAGAAGCTCATCCTCTGTACCCAGGCTTTCTAGTACTTCCTTCTGTGTAGCCATATCTATATTCTACTTGATGTACTTGAAATTGTCACCATCAAGGACACAGACCCACCGACCGACAGTTAGCTCATTTCCCCTGCGGGAAACGCTCAGTCCATGTTTGCGGGCGAAGTTCCTGATATCTGCATCTGTCTTACACTTCAGCAAGTCTCTCTGCTTTGCTTCTGACATTTTTAAACTGTTCTCCTACGTATCGTGTATAGGCAGGAGGAATTGCTTCGTTGATTTCTTTATGAATCATCCAGTCAATACCCATTGCTTTTCTCTTGTCTGCAATCCGGGCGTTTCCTCCCCCTGTTACTTGAACGAACATCTCTTCCGACATAGCTCGCCCAAAGTGATTTTTCCTTTTGTCGAATGTATATACAAGCGCTTTGTGCTTGGGATGTTCCGGCTGAGCCAAGTCAAAATTCGACTCAAATAGTCTGTGTCTATAGACTCTCAGACCAGGGAACATCGTTCCACAAAGCATAATAGGGTTCTCCAATGGAGCTGTATCTACATTTTCAATAACATACGGCAACCCGGAATCCTGTAGCATTTCTCTGACAGGTTTAATTAGGTCCGGATACTCTTTGCCTGTGCGCTTTTGCAAGTCGCTATACATTTGACACGGAGGCGATGCATGTACCAAGTCAAACCGCCCGGTCATCATCATACGCCATCCAATAGAAAGCGCGTCACCCAAAACAAAATTGTAAGGATAACGCACTTGGATTCTATTGTCTACTCCAACGACTTCAAAACCAGCTTGGTGGTAACCGAACGAGGCACCACCAGCGCCACAAAATAGGTCTAGTACTCTCACAAACCTATTGTAGCATTATTATTCCGCAATGTGAACGAAAGTTAGATACTCTCTACCATCATCAGTTCTTCCAGTATGGGCAACCTGATAAAAATGATTAACATCGCTTTTTAGAAAAGCATCTTGGTCTTCTTCTGAAACCATAGCATGATATGCATGAAATAGAGTGGTTCTATCCATCAGCACACCCCTCTTTGCTGGCTCTAGCAGGTCACTGTCTAGGCCATCACTGTAAATCCTAAACATTCCAGAACTATCAGTCATTCTTAATTGTCTCCATGCACACAGGGAAGTGCTGATGGGTAAGCTCCCATACAGCCTTTGCGTAATCCTGGATTTCCTTCTGAGCGTCATGTTCAAGTCTCTGGTGCAAGAAGTGTGTTGCTGCACCTAGAGATACTGTCCAGCGCCATCTGACATATAGTCCATAGGCTGGTAGGAAAAGCCGCGCCTGTTCTGCACAAATCCCGGCGTTCATTGCATCATTGTACAGATTCTCACCCTTGGCAAGATACGCTTCCAGAAGCCATGTGAAATTGTCTCCGGTCTCCGTATCTACTGGAGCACCAGAACCCTGCTTGCGATTATCCGGCGCAGAACGCCATTCATCAGCAACGGGAACATAAAACTCTGGGGTCTCAGTTACATAACGACGACTGGATTCATTCCATCCATTCTGGTCCTCAAGATGAGTAGAGGCGACCGCATACTTCCACCATTGTCGTGCTACGAAGAGTGGTGCATAAACCTCAAAAGTGAGAGCGGAATGACGGAACACCGAGGAATGCTCTTCACGCTGAAGAAAGGCGAGAAGCCTAGCCTCTCTACCCCCAAACTCGGATGACTCCTTGGCGAAGGAAACCTTGGCTGAATTAACGGGGTCAAGGTCATCACCCATGTGCTTGATGTATCTTACATAGCCCTTATCAAGGACTTCAATCTTATCGGTCAAGAACGTGCCTCATTAGTGTCTCGTGTGCGTTAACCATCTCGTACTTTCGACGGGCTTCATCATACCCCGCCATAATTGCGTTGGCGAACCAGCTATGCATCATATCCTCGTCCATGACATCAATTGGCTCATTCTGCCAAATCTCCATGAAACTCTTTGCCCAATACTGAGCGTCTGTACTACTTGAATCAAACTTGTCTACCAAGATTGTTCAACTCCCTTTTATACTCGTCAATCTTCTTCTGTGCACGCTTTGCGCCTACACTATCGCCGTCTCTTTCACACTGAGACTTGATTGTCTCCTGTGCTTTGATTCCGGCGTTAACTCTTTCAACCCTCTTCGCTGGGTCCATTGACAATCTCCTCAAACTTCTCTGAAGTGTCAGCCTTTTCTTGAGTTACGTAGAAGGCCCCATCGTCGCTTTGCTCGATTGGAAGCCCGTCGCTTCCAATGTAGAAGTTTCCCACTTTGTCTCCTTTTGATAACAGTCCATCCGGCTTCTTGACATTGCCAGCATGGTTGGAATACATAATTTTCAAGGTCAAGAACAGACTTGCGCAATGAACAAACCGCGCAAGCATGGTCATGGGTTACCCATGGTCCTCCATCTGTCTTAACTCTTGGCTTATGCATTTTCACTTATCGGGGTCCGTTCCATCGAACTTACCCTCAGTCAATTCCCTAAGTCGCTTTGCAGCTCTTTTTCTACCAAGCTCATCGCCGGTTTCCTTGGCATCAAGGTATCTGCGAAACCATAGCCTTCTGTCTTGGTAGTACTTGTCTTCTTTATTAGGCATTGTGTTCCTTAACTACCGCGCGAATCTGGTCATACAAATCAAGGCCAGGCTGAATTCTTGTATCACAAGATGGACACCAAAGAACGGGCTCATCTTCTGTTCCGAGCCTAGTGATTAGATGTCCTGTACAATCAGGACATTGCAAATGCTTTACCTTCCCGGAATCCGCTAGATGCCGGTACTCATGAAAAATTGACCATTCCATAACGCACAAAAACCACTACAAACTGTAGTGGTGATAGTTTCTCCTTTTCTATCTAGTTTGTAAGAGCCTAGTGTGGGAATCGAACCCACGACCTGTTCCGTACCAAGGAACTGTTCTACCACTGTCACTAACTAGGCAAGAGGTAAAGAGTGGGCAAAGCCGAGTCTTTACTCAAGTTTATCAAGCTTGGCGGTTCCCAAAAAGGAGAAGAAAAACGGAACCGCCTGCGAGCCAGATGACGGAATCGAACCGTCGATAAGTCAGTACGAAAGACTTGTGTTACCACTACAACTAATCTGGCATGTAGTCTGCCTCCCCTGCAACTAGGTACTACAGACAAGCCCCGAAGGACATTTCCTCGGAGGCAGAGGTACGGGTCGGTCGCATTCTCACCGCACGTACTTCCAATTGAGCCGCCTGTCGGTCTCGAACCGACCACCTCTTGTTTACAAGACAAGTGCTCTACCAGATGAGCTAAGGCGGCAATGCCAGTATATCACAACTAGCCGAAAAAGTGCACCCCCGCTGACTTAAACACCGGACTACCCGCTTATCAGGCAAGGCGTACTATCGTTATACTAGGGTGCATGACGAACATGAATAGAATTGGGAAGCATCATGTTCGCTACAAGTTTAAGCGGGGCACCTCTCCGTTGCCCAATCCGTATTACCCGGCAAAAACTTGATAAGCTTAGGATAGTATTCATAGCCCCATCCCAAGGCGATAGAATCATCTTAGCACGCGCTAGATGACATTGTCAAGATTGTGGTAATCAGTAGCCACACTTCGGGGCGGTTACCCACTGGTTGGCTCCACGACCATTATTCCACAACTTCCAGAACGCTGCATCTTGCTGTGCGGGCGAATAGTTCATCGCCTTACCTGGAAGTCCAGTCACACCCTGCCAAGTAGAATCAAGGAACTGGTAAGCTCCCGATGCGCCAGAGCTTGGATTCAATGCTCTGTAGTTTCCACCTGACTCATACTTCCGGATACACGCAGCAATTCCACCAGGTGCTACGTGATTATTGGTTGGTGCTTGGACCTTCGGCTTACTTTCGACAGGCTTACGATTTACCTGACGTGCCTTCCTGGCCCTTTCTGCGGCTGCGGCTAGCTCCGCCTTCCGCTGTGCTTCTGCTGCTGCTTGCTTTCTGGCTCTTTCCTCTTCAGCCTTCTTCTCTGCTTCAGCAATTTCGCGCATTCTCTTTTCGGCCTGAGCCTTTTGATTAGCACGCTTATCGATTGCCATCTGTTCCATTTCTGAAACCAATGGCTGCCGCGTTTCGCTTCGAGAAGCCCTATGGTCTTCCTCTCCACGGTCCGACTGGCTGTCGGCTGCTACGACAGGTCTTTCTGTATTACTCTCCACCACTACAAAAGATGTAGTTCCTGCAACTGCAAGGATAGTGGCTAGTGTTGCGAATGTTCTCTTCATGAGACCTCCTTTGTCAGCAACGATTCATCTAATGTACCAGAACTGTCACAGGAGTGCAACTACGATGTTGAAAAACCCGGCGGGCTTCTTACTTGACAGCAAAGAGGTAGAGCTGTTAGTCTGTTATTACACTAGAAACAAAAGGAAGAAGAGTACATACAATTGAAAGTAAGTTATTATACAGTTAGAGGAGATTTGAGACCAGATAATGGTTTCGGTTACGCGGGAGAGAATATCCGCAAGAGTCTCACTAACCTTGGTCATGATGTCACATTCCATGACTCATCAGCGGATGTTCAGATTGACTTCTGTCATCCGGTTTATTATGCCCATTTCCCCAATCAGTATAAGATTGGTTATTCTCCATGGGAATCCTCAGCTTTGCCAGAAGGTTGGCTCAAAGGTTTCAAATCTGTAGATGAAGTTTGGGCTCCATCACAGAAGTGTAAAGAATGGTACGAAGATGCTGGGGTTCGTGATGTAAAGGTGTACGAGCATGGTATCGAACCCATTTGGTCACCAAAACAAAGAAAACCCCAACAGAAGGTAAAGTTTCTCCATATTGGAGAACCAGCACCACGTAAGGGCGGACAGCTTGCTCTTGAGGCTTTCGTAGAGGCTTTTGGGACCAACCCTAATGTAGAGCTTACTATTAAGGCTAATGGACATAACACAACCCGCGCATATATGTCAACATTTCATCGCGGCGGCCCACGTAACATCCTTGGCCTACCTCATCAGGTTTATCCAAACGTTACCTTGATTGAAGACTCATTGTCTCTGGATGAGCTTGTAGGACTTTACCACAGTCATCACGCCCTTGTCTATCCTTCATGGGGAGAGGGTTTCGGTTTGATTCCTCTTCAAGCATTGGCGACAGGTATGCCAACGATTTGTACAGGGGCTTGGGCACCATACGACAGGTTCTTGGGTAACCTATCACTTGATTCCCGAGAAGCACAGACGAAGTGGCCAGACTTTCATCCCGGAATGATGTTCGAACCAGATAGACAGCATCTTGTGGAACTCTACAGATACGTATATGAAAATTATGATGCACTCTCTTTGCAGTTCTTTGACAATGCAATTGATGTGCATAGAGAATACAATTGGGATTCTCTTACTGAAAAGGCTTTTAAGCATTTGGAGAATAAATGAAGATTTCCTTTCATACGCAAAGGGATAATCTAGATACAACTCGTGGATATGGTTATGCCGGATTTAACATCGTGACGTCTTTGCAAAAGCTTGGTCATGAAGTTCCTTTCGATGACCCTAGCGCACCTGTACAGATTTCACTGAACCCGCCACACTGGTACAAGTTCAATGAGGGACAGTACCGTATCGGATACACGCCATGGGAGTCAACAGTTCTTCCGGATGGGTGGCTCAAGGCGATGAACGATTGTGATGAGGTCTGGGCGACTTCCGAATGGGTCGCAAACGTCTACGAAATGGCGGGAGTCAAGAAGCCTATCCATGTATACGAACACGGCCTAGATAAAATCTGGAAGCCACGTAGGCGTCATGCTGGAGAGGTCATCAAGTTTCTCCACATGGGTGAACCTGCTCTCCGTAAGGGTGGTCAGATGACGGTTGAAGCCTTCCGTGAAGTCTTTGGTGACAGAGAAGATGTTCATCTGACAATCAAGGCTTACTACCAACACTTTTTGCGGGTCTGGAAGAATGGAAAGATTACAACTCCAGATAAGGCTTACAACAACGTAACAGTGATTACAGAACAGATGCACATGAACGAGCTTCTAGACCTGTATTACGAACATGACGTTCTAGTATATCCATCATATGGAGAGGGATTTGGCTTTATCCCATTGCAGGCCCTCGGAACTGGAATGCCAGTTGTTTCGACATTGCAATGGGCACCTTATAGAAGATACATGGAGGAACTACCAATTGGTACGAGACGTGACAGAAGCATTTGGGCTCTACATCCTGGGGATGTTCTATATCCTGACTATCAGCACCTCAAGGGTCATCTCTACAATTTGTCCCGCAGAGACATCTTGGAGGAGCATCAGAAGCGATTCTTCTTGAGAGCAAGCGACGTTCATAGAGATTATGATTGGACGAGAAAGACAGAAAACGCCTTCGCACATGTGGTCAGCAGGTTTACCGAATCTTGACCTGAAAAGTAACAGAAAACCCCCGCTCACTAAGGGCGGGGGTGTTACTATAGAAGAACCACAACATCTAGTATTAGGCCCGGCAGGGTCAGAAGGAGTTTTGCTTTTTATGGATTTCATCGACGCTACGGGCCGAATCTCCGACCCTTATCGTAACTTTATCCACTTGTCTCGCTATTCACGATGGCTAGAAGACGAGGGACGTAGAGAAACTTGGGTTGAGACTGTTAACCGCTATATGGATTTCATGCTTAACCATCTAAAGAAGAACAATGGTTATGAACCGCCAAAGGAACATATCAACTTGGTTCATAACTTCATCATGAATCACATGGCACTTCCGTCCATGCGTGCTCTGATGACAGCAGGACCAGCTCTTGAGCGTAACAACATTGCAGGATACAACTGTTCTTATGTAGTTGTTGACAACCCAGTCGCATTCGATGAGATTCTTTATATTCTTATGAATGGAACTGGAGTTGGATTTTCCGCAGAGGAGCGTTATGTATCTCAGCTTCCAGTTATTCCGCAGCTTCACGATTCTGAGAACACAATTGTTGTAGAGGACTCCAAGGAGGGCTGGGCACATGCCTACCACGACCTTGTTGCAGGTCTTTACAATGGAGTTATCCAGAAGTGGGATGTTAGCAAGGTTAGGCCAGCAGGCGCAAGACTTAAGACGTTCGGAGGCCGAGCATCTGGACCGGCACCGCTAGTTGAGCTATTTGAGTTTACCGTTTCAACATTCTTGAAGGCTCAGGGACGAAAGCTAACTGACCTTGAGGCTCACGACATTGTTTGTGAAATTGCTTCTGTCGTAGTAGTTGGCGGGGTTCGTCGTTCAGCCCTTATCTCTCTTGGCGACCTTGGTTCAGAAGGACATCGTACAGCAAAGTCGGGAGCTTGGTGGGAGAAGAATGGACAGCGTGCTCTAGCAAATAACTCAGCCGTTTTTGATTCAAAGCCTAGTCGTGAGGTGTTCGACAATGAGTGGCAGGCTCTAATTGATTCTGGCTCGGGTGAGAGGGGCATCTTCAACCGTGAAGCATCACGCAAGCAGGCAGCAAAGTTTGGCCGTAGAGACCATGATGTAGATTATGGAACAAACCCATGCTCTGAAATCATTCTTCGTCCAAATCAGTTCTGCAACTTGTCAACTGTTGTAGTTGAGGCTGATGATGACTACATCACGCTTGCTGCAAAGGTTCGTGCAGCCACGATTCTTGGTACATGGCAGTCTACTTTGACTAACTTTAAGTACCTTCGACCATTGTGGAAGCAGAATACAGAGCAGGAAAGGCTTCTTGGCGTTTCAATGACCGGCCCATTTGGCAATAAGTTGCTTAATGGAACTGTTTCATTCAGAAAGACTGAGGACGTTCTGGTTGCTTTGCGTTTCGAGGCCGTAAAGACCAATCAGATTGTTGCTGATGAGATTGGAATTCCTCGTTCAGCAGCCATCACCTGTGTAAAGCCTGAGGGAACAACTTCTCAGCTTACCCTAACCTCTTCTGGATTGCACGCATGGCACAACGATGAGTACATTCGCACTGTTCGAGGTGACCGAAAGGACCCACTGAGTCAGTTCCTTATCGATTCTGGCTTCCCATATGAGCCAGATGTCATGAATCCAGAGAATACGGTGGTATTTTCATTCCCAATCAAGGCTCCGGAGGGTGCAATTACTCGACAGGAGCTTGATGCCAAGCGTCACTTGGACCTATGGATGCTTTATCAGCGTGCATGGTGTGAGCACAAGCCTTCTGTCACTATTTATGTAAAGCCAGAAGAATGGGATGAGGTTGGTGATTGGGTTTATGATAACTTTGATGAGGTTTCGGGAATTTCCTTCCTTCCTCATTCAGAGCACACATACCAGCAGGCTCCATATCAGGATATCAGCAAGGAAGAGTATCTTGAATGGGTAGAGAGAATGCCCAAGGATGTTGACTGGGACATGCTTTCCTCATACGAGATTGAGGATACAACAACTGGAACGCAGGAGCTTGCTTGTACAGCAGGTGCTTGCGATGTAGTTGATATTTCAAAGTAAGAATTAGCTTAGAACCCCGCCAATTCGGCGGGGTTTCTTTGCGTTTATGAGCCTTAGCCCTTATACTATACAGAGGAGGTGAAAGACAAAATGGCAACACCTATGACATCCTCACAGATTGTAGCTCAGCTAAAGAAGTGGGGAATTAAGTACGCAGAGTACAAGAGTTGGAAGACCCATAATAGAAATCACATGGGAGCATGGGGTCCTGTAAACGGATTCATGGTTCACCACACAGGAAGTGATGGTAAGGACCAGCGCGCTCTCCTTTATGATGGAATTAGCGGACTACCAGGTCCACTCTGTCACTTTGGTCTTGCGCAGGACGGAACCGTTCATCTAGTTGGATGGGGCCGCGCAAATCATGCGGGGTCTGGTGACCCAGACGTTCTTAAGGCAGTTATTGATGAAAGTTACGGTGCTAACCCTCCAGTAGACAATCAGTCTTCTGTAGACGGAAATGCTCGTTTCTATGGCGTAGAGATTTGGTATTCGGGTAGTCACAAGATGACAGATGCACAGTATGCAACGCTTCGTAAGCTAGCTGCTGCTATCTGTGACTTCCACGGATGGTCAGAAAAGAGCGTTATTGGTCACGGTGAATGGGGAAGCCCAGGAAAGTGGGACCCAGGTATTTCATCTGGAAAGATGATGAATATGGCAGAAGTTCGAGCGGACATCAAGGCAACACTTGGCGGAAGTAAGACTCCAGACCCAGTTCCATCAAAGCCAGCAGATTCAGCAAGCACTCACACAGTCGTAAAGGGAGAAACCCTTTACGCTATTGCTTCTAAGTACAAGGTGAGTGTTGATAATCTAAAGAAGTGGAACAACCTTAAGTCAGATGAGCTGTCTATTGGACAGAAGCTCAACGTTAAGGCACCAGCTTCTTCAGGAGGAGGAACACCAACAGTGGCAAAGAAGGACGCAACATATAAGTCTGTGTGGGACCTTGATGCAGCTACACCACCTAAGGGTCGTGAGACTGCAACAAACCCAACATGGGCACCAGCAAGCATTCTTCGTGGAATTTACGAAAACCTTGATGCATTGACAAAGAAGGTTGACGAGCTTTCCAAGAAGATTGACGCTCTAGAATCTAAGTGATACAATGTAAGTGCAGCCTATGGAAATGAGTCCGGGTTGTCTAGGGCGCTAAGTGCAGCGCATCTTAGGATGTTTATACTTACCGACTAACCCTCGCCTTTGGGCGGGGGTTTTGTCGTTTCTCTATAAGTGCGATATACTTTAATTACCATGACTTACATTTACTATGCACTGAGAGAGGGACCTATTGGATTGTGGTCTTTCGACAGTCTTCCACTAAACGATAGTTCCGGATATGGTAATAATGCTACTTACTCAGGAACTCCAACGACAACCCGCCCAATTGTTGCGGGTGGCGTCGCTGCTCAGCATGTAGATGCTGGAGACACAATCAATTATCCAATTTCATCTATTATGATTCAGGGTAGAGAGAGCAGAAGCTTTTCTCTAGAAGCTTGGATTAAGCCACAGAGTGGAACAGCAGCTCTGATGGTTAGAGATAACAGTGGCCTGTTCCTTGACGACCTTGTTCTTAGATTCACAGTAGATTTCGGAACAGAAATCAGTGTCGAATACAACCATTTGAATGCTGGAGAAATCTATCATGTTGTTGCGACATACGATGGCCAATCTATTCTATTGTTTGTGAATGGCCAGATGGTTGCTGGTCAGAATATCGACCAGACATTGATTTTGGCGGGGTTCGATGATACCACTACAAATCTCAAGACCACAATGTCCTCATCAATGGTTATGGATACACCAGCAGTGTACAACTATGCACTCGATGTATCTGCAATCAATAGGCATTATCTGTATGGAACCAACTATCCAGAGGTAGTAAATCTATCTACAATCAATGGTGGCAAATATTATGTATTCTCTGACTCGGCCACATCAATTTACGAAAGCCTGTCCTTTGGAGGCGAAGATTCTTGGAACCTCGGGCTTATGGATACAACCGTTACCTCTGTAGATAACAGATTGGTAAATGTCTACGATGAAACAGCAACGGAGTGGCTTGGTGGAACGTGGACCTATCAGTTCTCTGTAGACCCAGAAACCGGCGCGGGTATCACACTGAACGGCTCAAAGATTACATGGAACTCAAGTGTGCCAATCACCGTAGAAACATCAACAGATGACACTACATGGACTCCTGTTTCGAACAGTGACTCTATCCTAGGAGTCGTTAATCTATCAACAGGCTATGCAATCTCCATTAGAATCACTCTACCTAACACAGTCGATGAGCAAGCATTCGTTGATAATCTTGACATCGTATTCTACACCAGCAAGACAGTGCTGGGAAGTGATGAGTCTTTGCCAGCGACATTCGTAAATCCCCTGACAGTCAAGATTGCCAGGGACGATTACAAGCCTGCTAGTTTTAATGACAACGCCGGGGTTGTGCTTCCAGCAGGTAGCGGACTGTCCATCCCAGCAGACACCGACTTTGACCCATACTACGCAGTAGAAGCAACAGTAAAGTTTGATTCAAGTACTCCAAGCAAGACAGTCCTATCACTTGGTACAGCTTCTATCACTTCAAATGGAAGTGGTCAGTGGACATTCACAGGATTGTCAGCACTTTATGTAGATGGAACATCTGTTGCTTCACCGTTCACTATCAGTTCTGAAAAATGGCATCACGTACTAGCTGTTCTTGCTTCACCTCAGACAGCCTTTGTATATGTAGGAAGCGATTCTGGTGGTGCTTCAAATTACCCAATGCGTGTTGGCTATCTCGCTCTCTATGCTTCCGACATCAGCCCTTCAATGGCTGATGCCATCTACGATACTTGGGTAGGAACTTCTGCAATTCAGATTCAAGAGCCTGATGTTTCTATCATTGAAGAGTCTCCATTCTCTACGACAGGAGTTGCATTCAGAGCATATACCTTTGATTGGTCAATTACTGGAGCTGGATAACCAATTCAGTGACAAAACTTGCCTCTAGAAGCTAATTATGACGCAAAACTTGCCTTAATTTGCTCATAGGCAAGGATAAAGGTATAATTCTTTCTATGAAGACTACACGAAAGCAAATGGTAGAAGAGGTCCCCTGGGGAGTTTATGTCTGGGAAATGCCTGATGGTCGCTGGATTGGCGACGATGACGGTAATTTCTTGAACATTGCGGCTATGAAGGGTGACCAGAAGCGCATTCAGCAGTTGAAGGACACTGTGCGCTCTTATGGTATCACCGAAGGTAAGCCATTCTATCTGTCAGGACACCGACAGGTAAATGATGAAGAATTTGAGGAGCAGAAGCGCCGTATGGCATTTGGTTTGGTTCCGGATGAGCTTGACGTTGCCGCTTGGAGAGAGGATTTGGCTAGGTAATGACAAATAAGGTTGTATCAGCCGAAGATGAGGCCAGAGAAATTGAAGTAAAGGTGGGTTCAATTGTCGAATACCGCGCTTCATCTGAGGAAGTAGATGTATTCTCTAAGTCCGCTAACGAGGTTCGTAAGATGGACGGAATTACTCCTGCCCTAAAGCGTAGAACCACCCGAGAATTGCAGAAGTTCCAGCGAGGAACCGGTGGAGCCAAGACCAAGCGTGAAGAGCGAGACGAGATTACAGGATACAACCTGTTTGAGGTGGTAATGCCACCGTACAACCTTGACTATCTCGCAGCTCTGTATGAGAAGTCGTCTCCACATGCCGCAGCAGTAAAGGCTAAGGTGAAGAATATTGCCGGGTTGGGATACCAGTTCGTAGAATCAGAAGCCACCAAGGAAAAGCTAGACGAGATTGAAGGAGACGAAGACAAGCTAAAGAAGCTTCGTCGTAAGCTCTCCAGAGGTCGTCGTGAACTAAACGACTGGCTTGATTCGTGTAATGAGGAAGATGAGTTCGATGAGACACTATCAAAGCTCTGGACCGATTACGAGACGACTGGAAATGCCTACCTTGAGGTAGGTCGAAAGAATACTGGAGAGATTGGGTACATTGGTCATATTCCATCAACAACACTGCGAATCAGAAAGCAGCGAGACGGATTTGTTCAGATTATCTCCAATCGAGCAGTATTCTTCAGAAACTTCGGGGACAAGGAAACTACTGACCCTATTGGTCATGACCCTCGCCCCAATGAGATTATCCACCTGAAGAAGTACACTCCTACTCATGGATATTATGGTGTTCCGGACATCATTTCAGCCATGACAGCAGTTACAGGAAATGAATTCTCTGCACGCTTCAACCTTGATTATTTTGAGAACAAGGCTGTCCCTCGTTACGTTATCGTAATTAAGGGTGGTAATCTATCAGCAAGGTCGGAGCAGCAGATTCTTGAATTCTTCCAGGCTTCTTTGAAGGGTAAGAATCACAGAACTCTATATGTTCCTCTTCCAGCAGATGAAGAGGGCAAGAAGGTTTCATTCGAAATGAAGCCAGTAGAGACAGGAACCCAGGATTCTTCGTTCAACAATTACCGTAAGGGAAACTTGAATGAGATTCTTATGGCGCATGGTGTTCCTATTTCAAAGGTATCTCTCGGTGAAGGTGTCTCACTTGCAGCCGCGCGAGATGCTGACAAGACATTCAAGGAGCAAGTATGTCGTCCAGACCAGCGCGTCCTTGAAAAGAAGTTGAACAAGGTTGTCAAGGAATTGACCGATGTGTTTGTTCTGAAGCTCAATGAGCTTTCACTTACTGATGAAGACACTCAGTCAAAGATTGATGAGCGATACCTACGTCTCGGAACCTACCTACCAAACGAGGTTCGTGCTCGAAAGGGTATGCCTGGTATTAAGGGCGGAGACAAGCCGGTGGAACTTAAGCCTCAGCAGGCGGCAGAGGCCAAGACACAGGCTTCAGGTAATAGAAAGAGAGACCAGGAGCGTTCAGGCAACTCGACTGATTCTGCGTCTTCAACAAATACTCGAAATCCACAGGGAGAAGGAAGACAGACCGCCTAATATAAATGAACTTTCTAAGAAGGGCTTGGGAGAGTCTGGCATTTGCATTGTCCAGACCGATTAATAAGGTAGCCGCAGTAACTCTATCCGTATATACGTTTCTCTGGGGGTGCTGGCTTGCCAACCCCTTCTGGAATGTATTTGAGGGTTCACAGGTTTACTCTTGGCTAGATTCTGTAGGAAACGAATACTTCTGGGGCGGATTGGCGATTTCCGTAGGCTTGATTATGACCTACGGAGTCGTCCGTTCCTCAGAGAACTCACTAACGATTGGAGCGTTTGTTGGCTTTATTCATTGGCTATTGATTTCAATGGGATATTTCGCGGGTGATTGGCACAACACAGGAGGCATCACTTCTCTTGCGATGGCTATTTACTGTGGTGCTATCTATCTAAACCTGCGATTCGTACATTTCAATCAAACTCGTCAGGAATAATTTGCCTTTTTAAAAGGCGGCTGATAATATAACACTATGGAGATTAAGAAGGCTCATTGGGCTTCAGATGGCGAGAATGTTCGCCTTACGATGCCACTTTCTAAGGTTGATAAGGAGAACCGCCTGGTTTCAGGTTGGGCTTCTCTAGACAACGCTGATAGCCAGGGAGATGTAGTTCTCAAGGAGGCTAACCAGCGTGCTTTCAGCCGCTTCCGTGGAAACATCCGTGAAATGCATCAGCCTGTGGCTGTTGGACGCATGGTTGATTTCAAGGAAGACTCCTACTTCGACCAGGAGACACAGAAGTTCTATAACGGAATCTTCGTTACAGTGTATGTGTCTAAGGGTGCGCAGGATACCTGGGAAAAGGTTCTTGACGGAACGCTCCAGGGATTTTCTATCGGCGGAGCCATTATTGATGCTGAGACACAGTGGGTAAAGGATGTCGGTAAGGCAATCCGCTTTGTCAAGGACTATGAACTAGTCGAGCTAAGCTTGGTAGATTCTCCAGCAAATCAGCTTGCAAATGTGTTCTCCATTACAAAGGCTGCTGACGGCAGTCAGGTAATGAAGGGCATGGTAGCAGATACTCGTTCTGAGAACGTTTTCTACTGTGAGCAGGATGGTATTGCTAAGACTTCCACTGATGATAACGCTAACTGCGGAAATTGCGGAAACGCAATGGATAACATCGGATGGTTTGAGTACGGCAGCGAAGATGACAAGACTGAAAAGGTTAAGTCTCTTATCGCTGAGCGTAATTCTTCTACTACGAGCGGTTCAGAGGAAGAACCAATCGCTAAGCAGGAAACTGCACAAAACGAAGGAGGTGTAATCGTGGCAGAAGAGAACAAGACTCCTGAGACTGAGGTAGCGCCGGGCTCTACTACAACTGAGGTAAACGAGGTTGATGAGCAGGGCAAGGCAGAGACCGAGGTTGAGTCAAGCACAGAGACCGTAGCTGAAAAGGCTGAGGACGAGAAGAAGGACGAGACCGCTGATAACTCAGAGGTTTCTGACGAGCCAGACATTTCAAAGATGTTCGGTGACCTACAGTCAGCTATTCAGTCTGGCCTTGAGAAGAATGCAAAGGCAACCGACGAGGCAATCGAGAAGGCAAGCAAGGCATTCGAGGACAAGGTAAATGAGCTTGTAAAGAAGCACGACGAGCTTGTAAATAAGTTTGAGTCTCTACAGACCGACATTGGTAGCGTTGAAAAGCGTCTAGATGGTGTTGAGTCCGAGACTGCTATGAAGAAGTCCGGCGACCTAGGCGGGTCAACGGAGGATACCCTACAAAAGAGTAAGGGTTCTAAGTGGGGCGGGCGCTTCCTCGGCCTTTCCGACCTACAGTAAAATATTCCTAGGAAATATGGAGGTGACACAAACAAATGAGTAATGAATTGCTAGAGAAGGTTATCCGTACCACCGAGGTTGGTGCTGGTGGTGGTGGTCTTCTTAACGCTGAGCAGGCTGACCGCTTCATTGATTACATGTGGGATGCGACTGTACTTGGTTCCCAGGTACGTACAATCCGTATGCGAGCAACTGAGGTGGACATCGACAAGGTTGGTGTTGGAGAGCGTCTAATGCGTGTTGCTACTGAGGCTGTTGACGATGGTGTCAACGCTGGAGCAGTATTCACGAAGATTTCTCTAACCACGAAGAAGTTGCGTCTTGACTGGGAGCTTTCAACCGAGTCTCTTGAGGACAACCTTGAGGGCGAGGCTCTTGAGGACCACATTGCACGCCTTATGGCTACGCAGGCTGGTAACGACATTGAGGATGTTGCTATTAACGGTAACACCGCTTTGACTTCTGACCCGCTAATGAAGGCATTCGACGGTTGGCGTAAGCTAGCCCTTGCAGGTGGTCACGTTGTTGACCACGGTGGACAGCCACTTAACCGTGCTGCTGCCAACAAGGCACTTAAGGCTATGCCACGTAAGTACATGCAGCGCCGTAACGGTCTTAAGTTCTTCACGGGTTCTAACCTAATTCAGGATTACCTATACGGTCTTACACAGACTGCTTCTGGCCTAATCAGCCTTGAGCAGGTTGCACAGAACGTAACGCAGAACGGTGTTCGCACAGAGGGTGCGGCTGGTTTCACCAGTCAGGCAATCTTCGGTGTTCCTGTACAGGAGGTGCCACTGTTCCTTGAGACTCTTGACGGAGACTACTCAGGACAGACAGGTGACCACGGTGACCTATGGCTAACATTCCCTAAGAACATGCTTTGGGGTGTAAAGCGAGAGATTCAGGTCTACCGCGAGTTCAAGCCAAAGAAGGACACCATCGAGTACACAATGTACTGCCGTGTTGGTACACAGATTGAGAATGCAGACGCTTTCGTCGTTGTAAAGAACGTCAAGGTTTCTTCATAATAGATTCTGTCTGACAAAACCCCGCCCGAAATGGGCGGGGTTTTGTCGTTGAAGCACTTCTCTGCTATAATGAAACCACAACAGGAGGAATATCACTTAAATGAGTTTCGAAACACTAAAGAAGGAAGACCTTCTAAAGATTGCCGATGATTACGGCGTAGATGTAAAGCCTAGCGATACCAAGGCGGTAATTGTTGCTGCTCTCGCTGAGGATGGCGTCAATTGGGAAGATGTTGCAAAGACCGACAAGACAGTTGCAGAAATTGACTCAGACCTAAAGCAGGAAGAGGAGGCAAAGGCAGCAGAAGCCAAGGCACAGCTTCCAAAGCAGCTTCTTCGTATGCTCCGTGGAAATGGTACATACGAAATTCGCGGGTATGTTTTCAAGCGTGAGCACCCATTCGCTCTTGTAGCTGAGGATGACGCAGAGTTTATCGTAGAAAATGACCCAGAGGGATTCCGCTACGCGACTCCAAAGGAGGCTCAGTCTTTCTACGGCTGAGACCCCGCCCCTGAAAAGGGGCAAGCTTAGTTATACAAATAACCGTTCGGAGTATATAATCAAGATATGGAAATTTATAGAAATGACACAGCGAATGTTGACCTAAAGGTACCTGTATCTGCGGTCAATGGAACCTTCGAGGTTATTGCCTACGAGGGTGATACAGCTATGTACACTTTTCCAACTCCAACTCAGATTCCGGGCGGGTACCGTGTGGTCCTTCCATTCAGTCTAGTAGACCATGACAAGACACTGAATATCAAGTGGAAGTTCGATTACACTCAGGACTCACAGACAAAGACCTATGAGTATTCAACAGTGGTTGATGTTGTGACCCCTTACGTCACCTTGGATGAAATCAAGGAGGCTATTCCAGAGGCAGAGACTCTTTCTGATGTAGAACTAAAGCGACTTGAGCGAAGAATTCGCGGGGTTATTGAGAGGTACACAGGTCAGTACTTTGGTCGATACATTGGAACAAGGACAATCATTGGTGCAGGAGACGGAGAGCTAAAGCTTGACTCAAGACTCGTTCGTCTAAGCAATATCTCTGGTGCAAATATCCTTTACGAATCAGATGGTGTAGCCGCTACCGGCTTTTATTCTGTTCGTGGAGATGGATGGTACGTAGGAGTATCGAACCCTACACCAGACGGAGACTATGTTTTTGAGAACGTTATTCGTGACCCAGATTCAATGTGGGCACGACCAGGCTTCAAGGATAACATGGTTTACGATGTAACTGGAACATGGGGATGGGATGATGTCCCAGCAGAGGTAAAGGAAGCAGCTCTCATTCTTTGCGAAGATGAGATTTGTCCTCAGGCAGAATATCGAGACAGATATCTTAAGAGCATTTCTGGAGATGGATGGAGATATGAATTCACTCCTAATGCATATTATGGAACTGGCAGTGTAATTGCCGACCAGCTTCTTGAAAAGTTCCGTAACTTCTCAATGACGGTGATTTGAATGAGATGTCTAGCTAGCGCAAAATTCAGTATGCTTGTTGACATCCTCAAGCCTGATTCAGCTCCAGCAGATTCTTCTTCACCTACAGGACACTGGGAATGGGTGCAGGACCCTGATTCAGGAGCCTTCATTCAGGTTTGGGTAACAGATGCCGACGACCCAGAAACCCCAGAAATTGAGGGGACAAAGAAGACTGTAAAGTGTAGGGCAAAGGCTGCTCTGTCTGGAAGTATTCGGTCAGCAGAACAACTCGGAACTCAGTATTTGAATGAGGAGTGGGTCAAGCTCGAACTCCCATTCAATGCCGACATTACTTTGAGAGACAAGGTAACAAACATCAGAACTCTTCGTGGACAGGTTCTATGGTCCGAAGAAGAAGCTGATGGAAATCTCCCAACCACATTTGAGGTATTCAGGGTTTCTCCTGAAATCGACGGGTTTGGAAATCTCATCGGAAAGATTGCTCTTGTCAAGAGGGCGGTGCGCCAATAATGGCTGCGGGAAGAAAGTTTCTCGGCTTCAATGTAGATACATCTGAAGGCGCTGCCCTCTCCGGGTTTCTAAAGGAATTGTCTCTAAAGATTGGTACTCCAAGACATATTGGACCAGTTCTTAAGTATACACACTCCCTAATGTCACAGGAATTCACTGATTATATGGCGGTTGTTGCTGCGGCTCAGACATCACGTTTCCACCACGTATACGAGTGGGGACAGGTAGGAGACCCTACAGCAAAACTCTGGGACGACAAGCTTATTGGTGGCGGTAACAATCGCACAGCAACATTTACGTGGAGAGCATCAAAGCAGGTGGTTCCTGTCAGTCAGGAAGCGCAGGATGTTGGCGTAAAGCAAATCCACGTCTTTGCTTGGAAGGCTCCAGTGATGGAGTACGGAAAGAATATCACAATTGAACCAAAGCGTGGAGAGTATCTAGCTCTATTCACTGGTCCAACTAAGCAGGCAGGTAAGTGGAAGCTTCGTGTATTCAAGGGTCCTGTCACTGTCACAAATCCGGGCGGTAAGATGACCAAGGGTTCATTTACCAGAGAATACGTTTCTTGGTGGGGTGGTACAGGAGCCCAAGGAGTATTTGAGAGTAAGGTGAAGAAGGTTCTTGAAGAAGACCTTGGTCGTATGCCTATTGAATCTGTGACTAAGCAATTCCGTAGGGCAAATACTAAGACTTTCAAGATGAGTACCATCGGAGAGGCTGAGGCGGCAGAAAATGCGGGTAGAGCCGCAGCTCAAAAGTATTTGAATGGCCGCTCCAACAATTATATTCAGGCTGCCAGAGCCAGAGAAAGGATTATTTACGGATAATGGCAGATTACAGAACGGTGGGTGCCCACCAAATCAATAAGTGGCTCTGGTCAAAACTCAAGACATACGAGTATAAGCCGGGAGTCAAGGCGTTTGCTGACTATAAGGATTCGGGAAATCCTACTGGATATGCAGTAACGCCTATCATTCCAAACTTCCAGACGGCACAGATTACAACCATTACAAAGAATCAGAGTCCATACATCGTTTACAATTATGTTCAGAATCCATATGATTCTGAATGGTGGATGTGTAGAGAACAATGCGCGTACATGATTTATGATGGAAACGAGGAAAGACTTCGTGGAATTCAGAATTACATGGCAGACCTTCTCAAGAGAATGGATTGGACGGCAAGGGACTTGAATTACAGTGGAACAGTAGCTTCCAACTTTGATTTCAAGTACGTCCGACTCGTTGCTACATCCGGACCGGATGATTTGGGTGAAGAAGTAGAGGATGTCAATCCAGCGGCTATGGTGGTTATCAACTATGAGTATACGGTTGATATGAATACCGCTGAAGGAAATGGAATGCGAGTATAAGGTAATTTGGCTTTAGAAGCCGAATCACGATAATATACTCATAGAGGAAGTGCCTAGCCAGCACACAAACTTTTTAACCTAAATGGAGGTGACATCTAAAAATGGCATATCAGGTACGTAACATTATCATTGGTGCGGCAGCTCTTTACATTTCTGTGAAGGACAGCACCGATGCTGCATGGGCAGGAGGCCCAGCGCTACCAGCAGCCCCATCTTCGGGAAGTTCTTACACAACGACTCTTGATGCTTCTGCTGATTGGCGTCACGCTGGTTTCACCACTGAGGGACTTGAGGTTTCTTATGAGCCAGACTACGGAGATGTAGAGGTTGACCAGCTTCTTGACTCTGCTAAGCTCTTCAAGCAGTCAATGCGAGTTACAATCAACACGACTCTTGCAGAGGCAGCTCTAGAGAATCTTCTAGTTGCATGGGGTCAGCAGTCTGCAACCCTTACTTCAACTTCAAGCACGACTGAGCTTGGAATTGCGGCTGGTGCTCTTGGTGACGAGCCAGTTGAGCGCGCTCTTGTTGCTGTTGGACCAGGTCCAAAGACAGCAGCAGGTGCTAAGCGAGAGAGACTATACCACGCACGTCGTGTTCTCTCTGTTGAGTCTTCAGCGCACAGCGTTCGTCGTAACGAAGCAACGGTATTCCCTGTTGCATTCCGTCTGCTACCAGACCCTAACTTCAGTGGTTCTGAGTACGGCGTAATTCGTGACCGTAACGTCTAAGATTTAATTTAGCGATGTAACCCCGCCTTTCTGGCGGGGTTCTTCGTTTTGTCGAGTAAAAATTGACCAATGACCGCTTTTCAGGTAAACTAGAATCACTAATGGAAGGAAAGGTTTAAATTGGCAACATCAGTTTACACCACTGAGGAAGTCGAACTACAGGACGGCACCACAGTAACACTAAAGCCACTTACAATTAAGAATCTGCGTAGATTCATGAAGGTAATGGAGAGTTTCGGAGAGGCCGAGACTGAGGACGAGGGTCTAGATGTTATGCTAGATGCCTCTGCACTTTGTCTAAAGGCACAGCGTCCGGAGTTTTGGGATGACGATGAGGATGCACATACAGAGGCTTTTGAAGAGGCAGTCGATATGCCGACACTCTACAAGGTTCTTGATGTATGTGGTGGTCTGAAGTTGAATGACCCAAATCTTCTAGCGGCGGCTCAGGAGGCTCTTGGGAAGAACTAGACTTGGCTTCACTAGAGGCTGAGCTTTTTCTTCTAGGCCACTGGAAAAACTTCGAGGATATCGAAGACACGCTCACATTGGACGAGCTTCAGAAAATTCTAGAGGCAGCACGAGAGAAGGACCGCAACAAGCAAAGATTCGCCGCAGCACTGCAAGGTGTTGACCTAGACAAGGACAAGAAGGAAGACACTTCCTTTGAAGAGGTCAAGAGGAGAGCCCAGTCAAAGATTTCCGGGGTTTCCGAAGAAGAGCTAGGATTTGCTGATATCGGCATTACAGTAGTAGAAGATTAAAACAAGGACTGATTGAAATAGAAAACATCCAGATTCGCTTTAGTGGTTCCGCGAACTTTAGACAAGTTTACGGAGAAGTAGCCCGACTCAATGCTGAGCTTCAGGCTGTTCAGCGTGCCGCTAGCGCGGGTGCAATCACTCCATCTGCTGTAGCCACCGAGCGTAACACACTACGTCAGCGTGTGTCAATGATGGGCCAGTTTGCTGCTCAGGCAGTAAACGCCCGTACTGAGACAGCCATGCTGACGGAAGCTTTGGTCAAGCGTGACCTTTCACTTCAGAATTCAATGCGAATTCAGAAGCAATTCAATAACATTCTAAGAGAGCAGTATCAGCTCCAGCGTGCGATGATGACGACTTATTCGTCATCTGGCGCAAATGGGAGGGTCGCCGGGGATATCATTATTCCTCAGGCAGCAACTGCAAGAATGAACGCCTACACGAGTTCCTTGAAGGAAAATGCCAAGGGACTTCTTCAGATTGGTAGAGACTCCGCTGCATTCAGCGATGCTGTCTCCGTAATGAATCAGCGTGTAGGTCTTAGCTCAGCTATTCTCAGAGCTTCATCTGAGAGTATGATTAAGTGGGGTAAGAATACCCAGTGGGCTGGTCGTCAGCTTATGGTTGGTTTCACAGTTCCCCTCATGGCTTTTGGCGCGGTAGCCGGTAAGGCAGCATATGATGTAGACAAGTCAATGACTCGTATTGCTAAGGTTTATGATACCACCGCCCAGACAGTAATTGGCAAGGAAAAGGAGCTTAGTGCTCTTAGAGTAGAATCAATGTCTATGGCCACACAGGTTGCCCAGAAGTATGGACAGGCCGTGAAGGAAACCCTTGACATTGAGGCTGACCTTGCTGCAACAGGTCTAAAGGGTCGAGAACTACAGGAAGCTACTGTAGCTGTTACCCGTGCTGCAACCCTTGGTGAATTGGATAAGCAGCAGGCAATCAAGGCAACCATTGCTCTTCAGTCTGTCTATGGTGACAGTGCAGAAGAGCTTGCACGCGACTTCAATTACATGAACGCAATTGAGAATGCAACCAGCCTTTCCATGCAGGACTTTGTTGATGCCATTCCTCGTGGTGCTGGTGTCATGAAGGCTCTTGGAGTCGACCTTCGTGAAATGGGTATTCTTCTTGTAGCTCTTAAGCAGAATGGTATTGGTGCAACTGAAGGTATGAATGGTCTACGTTCTGCTTCTCAGCGACTACTTACCATTACTGGTCCGGCGGAAGATGCCTGGCAGAGACTACTTCCTAATGAAGGAACCCTTGAGGCCCTGACAAAGACAACTAACCGTCAGTTTATTCCTACATTGCAGAAGATTGGTGAGGTCATGCGTCAGAACAACCTTGATGCAGATGACCAGCAGGAAATCATCGCTCGTGTATTCGGTGTTTACCAGTCTAACAAGATGTACTCAGTTCTTGATGGTCTTATCAATAAGACTGACCAGGTAAAGACTGCTTATGAAATCATGAATCAGGATATTGCTGATGGTGGAGCAAAGGCTGCAACTACAGCTCAGGGAGAGCTTGACAAGATGGCACAGTCTGCCTCTGGAAAGTTCAAGAGAGCTGTTGAGGGTATCAAGGCTCAGCTAGCAGCAGTCGGAGAGCCGTTCCTTGAGGTTGCTTCTGTAATGCTTGGATGGGTAAGTAAGCTATTCGATATGTTTACCTCACTTCCTGGTGCTGTAAAGAAGTTCATTTCTGCTATTGTTCTTATCGGAGCAATTCTTGGTCCTATCATTATGCTTGTCGGTTTGTTCGCTAACCTATTTGGAAACATTTTCAAGTTCGTTGGCTTCATTGGTATGCTTGTAACCAGGTTCAAGCCTCTGACAATTGAGCAGCGTGCTCAGCAAATGATGGCTAACCAGACTTCTATTGCATGGCAGAATGAAGGCCGTGCGGCTCAGGTTCTTTCTGCTCAGCTTGCTGGTCTAACCGCACAGATGGAAAGAGTAGCCCTCGCAAATATGCAGATGGCTGGTACTGGCATTACTTCACTTCGTCCTACGACACCGAACCCTACCACAAACATTGGTGGTATTGGCCCGGCAGTTCCGCCTGCCACAAGTCCATACGGAGTAAATGCGGCGGGTAGAAATTACAATACCCAGACTGGTCGTCTCGTATCTCAGCGAGAGGTAAATGCATATGCAGCAGCTCAGGCAGCAGCTTCAAGGTCCGCCGCTCAAACAGCCGCTAGCACAGCAGCTACTCAGAGAAACTGGGGCAAGATTTCAGTGGCAATGGGTGCTACAGGAGTTATGGCTGCATCAATGATGGCTGCCTCTGGTTCTTCTAGCCAGATTATGAATTACTTGAGTATGGCTCTACTATCAGCTTCCCTTCTTGGACCGATGCTTGTTAAGGCGTTCAGAAGTGCAGGAATCGCGGCGGCTGCTTCAAACATGGTTTCTATGTTTGGTGTAGGACGACGTGCGGGTTCTATTGCTGGTCGTGGTGGAGCCGGTAGACTTGTTTCCGGACTAAGTGCTGCACTTCCAGCAGCAGGACGCCTTGGAATGCTTATCGCTAGATTTGCAGGTCCGGCGGGTCTTCTTGCTACAGGTGCATACATGGCATTCAAGCTTTATGGAAACATGAAGAAGGGTATTGAAACCCAGAAGAGAATTAATGAGTCTGCAAAGGACTGGGCTGACGTTCTTGGATTCGTTTACCATGAGGCTGGTCAGATTGAGACCAAGAATGGTGAAATCATCAACACTCTTGATGCTCAGGTTACTAAGCTCAAGGAGAAGAACAAGGAACTTGTCAAGAGTCTCCAGCTTGCAAAGGCTGCGGGCGACGAAGAAAAGGCAATGAACCTTGCTATTGCTGAAGGTCTTAAGGTTCGTAACCACGGTGGTAGTGCTGCCGATGCTACGAATGCAACTAAGCTTTCTCTTCGTGCTGCCGGATATACCAGCCAGGAAATTGAGCCTCTCATGGTCAAGATTAAGGCCCAGGTCGATTTCTCTGATGCCGAATCTACCCTGAACAAGCAGATGGACCAGTTCAAGGACACCTTCAACAAGGTAGCCAACAACAAGTTTGGCCAGGGAACTTGGGAAGGTCTCGGTCGTGCATTCTCTGGTCGTGGAGAAATCAACCAGAATGCTGCTGAGCGTGGTAAGGGAATGGCTAACGAATTCTGGACGGGATTCCAGGCACAGACCTCACTCTCTGAGAAGAAGAACTACTTTGATAAGTTCTTTGCTCAGATTGAGAAGGAGCAGCACACTGCTTGGGGTCGCCTAGGTAATTCTAACCGCGCAGACCTAAAGAAGGTCGGTATCGATTCTTGGTCAGAATTCGCTCAGGCTTACAAGGATGCTCAGGATATGACTCCTATTGAGTTCAGAAACGTGTGGGCTGATGGAGACCAGGAGCAGGCAGAAAAGGTTATGCGTGCGCTCCGTGGCCTTGGTGGAGAGACAACTCGTTATGCCGAGAAGCACATGGATGCCGAAAAGCTTATTGCCCGAGAAATTGCTAAGAAGAACAACATGTCCGATGAGGAAATCAAGAAGATTGAAACAATTGATGACCTCTACGGAAAGCTTGACATGTCCTTCTACACAGTCAAGGAAGCCCAGAAGGCTTATACTCAGGCAATGGCTGACTACAATCGTCAGGGAACAAAGCTTTCTGAGAAGGAAAAGCTACGTATCCTTAACATTTATCGAAACAACGCGGGTCTTTCTAAGGCGACCTCCCTTGAGCAGCAGTTCGGAGATGCCCTAGATAATTCAAAGGGCAAGGTAGATGGAAATTCTGATGCTCTTAAGGATGCTGCTGCATCAATGGATGACTGGAACAACGCCCGTCAGAAGGCAATGTCTGGAGCGATGGATACCGTTCTCAGTGAGGCTGATGAAATCTGGTCCGAAAGAGCTGATGCTGAGGTCCAGGCAATTGAGGACCGTGGACAGCGACGCGAGGATGCCCTAGATGCTCAGGCAGAGCGTCAGGACAAGAGATTCGATGACCGACAGGAAGCCGCAGATAAGCGATTCGACAAGCGCTCAAAGGCTCTCGATAAGCGTTGGGAAAAGATTGAAGATGATTTTGAAAATCGTTGGGATAAGCGTCTAAAGAAGGAAGAGGATGCTTACAACAAGAAGATTGACAATATCAAGAAGGCTATGGAGGCTGAGGAAAAGGCTGAAGAGCAGCGACAGAGAATCTTTGAAGCTGAGCAGACTCGACTTCAGCGAATGGCTGAAATTGCCAATCAGAATATCGACTTCAATGTAGCTTTGAATTCAGGTAATCTGGATGAGGCGGCAAAGATTGCCAATAACATTCAGTCTACAACAGATTCATGGACCATTGGCGATGCCGCAGAGTCTAGCCAGTCCCAGTCCGACAAGCGTAAGGAAAAGATGGAGGGTCAGATTGACTCTCTTGAGGCTGCCCGTGACAAGCGTCTAGAAGACCTGAAGAAGATTGAGGAGGCTGAGAAGAAGGCTCTTGAGGCTAAGAAGGAGCGTGAGCAGGAAGCCCTAGCGGCAGAGCGTGAACGCTACCAGAAGGCACTTGAGGCTGAACGAGAGCGTTACCGTAAGGGTATTGAAGCTCAGAAGAAGGCTATTCAGGAGCAGACTCAGCGCGACGCAACCGCACGTCGTAAGGAACTCGAAAGAATGAAGAAGACTCTAGAGCTAGAGCTTCTTGCTGTTCGAGCTTCTATCCCTCGCAACAAGAAGGAATACGACAAGCAGATTAAGACCATTGAGGGGCTTTACTCCAAGTACGGAGTTAAGCTAAAGACTCAGGGTAATAACTGGGCGAACACCGTTGGTGACGCTCTTACTAAGCATGTCAAGGAAGCTTCTGCTGATATCCAGAACCAGATTAAGTGGAAGACAATTGGTAACTCTGTAACTCAGGATATGGTTGATGGTGGATTCAACCTTACAACTTCACAGTTCATGAAGTGGGTAACTACTGGTGAGCTTCCAAAGAAGTATAAGGCACCTTCTAAGCCAAAGACTCGACACAAGGGTGGACCTGTTTCAGGTAACTCCAAGTATGACAACCGTGATGGTCGTCACTGGGGTGCTGGTCTCCGTCGAGACGAGTCAATGATGCTTTTGAAGAACGATGAATATGTTCTTAACGGAAGGGCACACAAGGCTCTCGGAACCAGCTACCTTGACAGAATTAACAAGGGTGACATTGGAACTGGCGGAATTGGTGGAGCTAGCGATGGTCTAGGACTTATGGGAGCATTCGCAGCGGGTATGGAAGGAATGTATGAATCAGCAGCCGCAATGGCAATTGAGGCAGCAGGAAACCAGGCCATGGGATTCGGTATCGATGGAATGGCAATTCCTGGTCAGGCTGGTAAGTACGGAAACATCTTCCTTAACGCAGAACAGCTAAAGAATGCGGCTACCATTATTGGTGTCGGTAAGGGAATGGGTGCAACCACAACCGACCTTATCGTATCCATTATGACGGCTATGCAGGAGTCAACGCTTCGCAACCTAAACTATGGTGACCGTGACTCTCTTGGTCTATTCCAGCAGCGTCCTTCACAGGGTTGGGGAACTCCTGAGCAGATTCGTACCCCTTCTTATGCAGCACGTAAGTTCTTTGAGCACTTGCTAGCAATGAAGGGTCGTCACAAGCTCCCTCTAACTGAGCAGGCTCAGAGGGTTCAGCGTTCTGCTTACCCAAGCGCTTATGCAAAGTGGGAGGCAATGGCTCGACAGGTTGTTTCTGGAACTGGATTCCAGCCATTTGGCGGAACAGGTGGCGGAGCGAAGCAGCGTCCGGTAACTGGCCCAGTTTCTCGTGCTTACGCACAGCACAGCAATTTGCCAAGGGCTACCGACTTCGGTGTTGGTGTTGGAACTCCAGTTCGTTCAGCAATGAACGGTATGGTTACGACTTCTGCTGACCTAAAGGGTCCCGGCGGATATCGTTCATACGGTCGATACATTGTTGTTCAGGCCGGAAATGAAAAGACCCTATATGCTCACCTTTCTAGTAGAAACGCTAGAGCTGGACAGCAGGTCCGTGCGGGTCAGCTAATTGGTTACTCTGGTAACACAGGTAATTCAAGTGGTCCTCACCTTCACTTTGAGACATGGCGAAACGGCAAGACACTGCCTCCTGGTTCATTCGGAATTCCAGGTATGAAGACCGGCGGGTTCACATTGAGCGATGGTCTAGCAATGCTACACAAGAACGAAACAGTTCTTACAGCTCCATTGTCAGACCAACTAAAGACTGGTATTCAGAAGATTGACCAGGGTGTTAATAACGACTATAATGTAACTATTGACCTTCGTGGAGCATACATCCGTGAAGAGGTAGATATCGAGAAGGCTGTAAACACAGCAATCTCTAAGCGAGAGAGTAAGCTAGGAAGGAATAGGAGCATTACAAGTTGAGTATTACACTAGTGAAGCCACGCCTCATGAGATGGAATGGCAATTCAATCACTGACCATAACAGAGCCCAGCTCAGTATTGATGTCGAGAGGATTGAGAAGAAGCAGCGAATGGCAAACGGCACATTGCGCAAGTACATTGTAGCCGACAAGCGAACCTTCTCAACCTCTTGGCAAATGCTGCCTAAGCTCACCTCACAGACCGTAGATGGTTTCTGGGGTGCTGAGGCTATTGAGAATTTCTACAATACAATTACCGGGTATTTCACATTGGAACTAACAGATGCAGACGGTGAATCAACTGATTACACCGTGATGTTCTCTGACTTCTCCAAGAATATTGTCAAGCGAGGCAGTGTAGACTTCTGGGAAATCAGCGTAGCATTGGAAGAGGCGTAAATGCAAACTTCAACATCATTTTTCCAGAATGCCCTCAAGCAGGGCGAAGATTTGCGCCCGGCGGCAAGAGTAATTGCTGAGTGGAATCATAACAGGTACACAAAGATTACCACTGTAGATAACTATCAGTACGATGAGAAGACCAACGGATACGACCTTGATATGTATCCGATTGAGACTATTGCTTATCCAATCAGACCTACAGCAGGTCTGTTGAAGGCTCGTGCTGGTGAGGGTGCAGTCGTTCAGGGATACTCAGACACCCCGCGCGGGTACAGAACCTACACAGCAGACCCAGATTCAAAGTATAAGTACTGGACAAGTCCGGCGCAGGCTAACGAGACTCCGTATTCTGGAGGCGGTTACACTTTGCCTGAGCCTGTTCGTCCACACATTATCTATGCTACGACAGCTTTGACGAACAAGATTTACATCTGCATTGAGAATTCATGGGCACGCCCTCAGAAGTACGACATCCAGATTACCACCAATGGTACAACGTGGACAACTGTAGCCTCTGACATTGTGACGAATTCCAGTGGTCAGATTATTCTCTATCTCCAGGACAATAACACATGGAGCACAACCGTTAACAGGAATAACGGAATGCAGATTCGTGGAATTAAGATGGATGTAAAGTCCATGAACAGACATAATTCATGGTTTAATCTTGTTGAAATGGGTGCGCGTCTAGAAAAGGATTTGTCAGATAGACTTATCGACTTCTCTGTAAAGAATGAATTGTCTGATACAGACTTCATTACTCCAATGGGAACAATTAGTTCTAATACAGGAAGCATTTCTCTTTCTAATATTGATGGAATCTTTAATCATGATAATCCTGATTCACCATATAAGGGTCTTATCGATGCCAATGTAAAGTTTACAATCGATTTTGGCATAGATGTATCTGACTGGGGTGGAACTGGAATTGAGTGGATTCGCCAGGCCACCATGTACTCAGAAATTTGGGGTGGTGGTGAAGAGCAGGTAGACATTTCCCTAAAGGATGCTTCGAAGTATCTTCAGGAAGTCAAGCCTCTCCAGGAACTCATGCAGGATGTAACCATCGGAATGGCTATCTGGAGAATGCTGGATTCGGTCGGGTTTATTGACTATGAGTATAACCGCTCAGCAGAAGTGGCATCTAACCAGATTCCATTCTTCTGGACTGATGAAGATAAGACTGTCTGGGATAATATCCAGGAATTGTGTAAGGTGACGCAGTCAGCTTGCTATTTTGATGAGCATGGAATTCTGCAAATCAAGACGAGAGACGCAGCTTTTGATAAGACAAAGCCTGTTTCTTGGACATTTGATTACGCCAAGAACGGGACTAAGTTGCCTGACATTGTCGATGTAGAAGTAGGAAGTTCATTTGAGGCCAACAAGGTTACAGTCAAGTATCAGAAGACGAACCTTGCTCAGGATGCTCAGGGACGACCAATTTCTGAGGTTGTATGGCAGCCAGAAGATGACCTTGTTCTTCGTAGCTCCGCTTTGACTACAGCAATCACAAAGACGGATATGCGTTTCTGGATTGACAAGAAGGATATTGCCACATGGCCATATGAAGGCTTTGTAAATATCCGTGGTGAACTCATCAAGTACAAGGGCAAGGGATATCGTTACTACAAGAAGAACGGGTCTTACACAGGAAACATTGATAATGATACAATCTTCAAGGTCATTTACACAAATGACGAGAAGTTGCAGATTGACAATGAACTGTCCAATCCTCTCCATTCATGGCGTAACTATTTCACGGGCTACATGCGTGTAGAAGAGCGTGGCTACGACAGTACCACAGCTCAGCAGCACGACCTTGTACAGACAGTTTGGCTCAGTAATGGCTCATACTATGGCCTTGAAGGTGGTACACAAAAGCTCTGGAACGGTGGAACAAAATTCATGCCTACCGATTCAAAGTTGCGTCTTCAGTCTACAGGAAAGAAGGCTACTGGAAATCACTGGTACACCGCACGTCGTGGTGCTTGGACAGGTGAGTCACCAAAGTTCATCGGAACCAGAATGATGTTCCCTTCAAATCCTAAGGGTAAGCATACTGCCGCCGGGATTTGGGTTTGGGGTAACACCGCTCAGAATAATATGTACGCTATTGACATCAAGTGCACAAAGAACATTGACCGAAAGACTCACAATGAGGTCAGGGTCCTTAAGCGTTCTGGTGGAAAGGTATATTCTATTGGTGGAAAGGGAGCAACTGTAGCAATCGATTACGATAAGTGGTATGACATTGATGTGGTTGTGACCAGTACTGCTAGGTTTACTGTCTACATCAACGGTGTTCTTGTTATGAATGTGATGGATGGTGCTGACGGAAATGGCCCGGATATTCCTATCTCGGGTCGTGCAGGATTGTATGTACGAGGAGACTGTGTAGCCGACTTTGAGTATTACTACATGATGGCTGATGGAGGAATTCAGGAAACTGACCTTGACAATTCTTCATATCTTGACCTTGTTCGCGGCGGGTATTTCTCTAATCAGTATTACAGAGACTTTGTTACCCGTACACGAGTCGCACAGAGACGTAGAGGAAAGAAGACCATCAAGTACACACAATGGTACGACCAGAGGTATTTTGATGAATTCGGTATGCAGGTACATGAATATCGACCTTACGACATTACCTTTGACAAGGCTCCGGTCCTATACTCAAGTCTTTACATCAGCAATGACAGTCAGGTTGTTCAGGACGAGTATGTTCACAATCCATTTGGAGCACATTTCGTTATCGCCAATGCTTCACGAGTCAACTCTGTGGTAAATGGTGAAGACACATTGACCTACGGTAAGGATAATCCTGTTGAACAGAAGATTATGATTACTGGTCGAACAATTCAGCAGGCAGAGGCAACAGATTATGAAGTAAAGAATGAGCAGGCTATCAGGGCCAGAGGAGAAATTGCTCTGGAATTCTCCTCTCAGTGGATTCAGTCAGAGGCAGCCGCAAAGGCTCTCGGTGACTGGATTGTCAATAACTGGGCGGACCCTTGTGATGAAGTTGAAATGGATGTCTTTGGAAATCCTCTCATTCAGATTGGTGATATCATCGCAGTCAATTACCCACCTAAGGATATGGCAGCAGCAACGCATAAGTACTTTGTTACGGGCGTTGACCAGGCGTGGGATAACGGTCTAACGACTAGCCTGTCTCTACGTCGCGCTAGAATTTCGTGATATTTGACTTTCGCTTGACCGAAAGATATAATTAATGACATGGACCAAATTAAGTCAACGAATGTCATTAAGGCTCCAGAAATTGTTCTGGACCCCACATTCTTTCTGCCACCTGACGTTGTAGATGTCAGAGTAGGTAATACAAGCGACCCTGCCGAAGAGGACGGGGTTACTTATGATGACATCGTTGATGTAGATGACGTTATTGTCTCCGACGATGATTTGGCCAATCCGGGACCAGAAGTCCCGACAGACGACGATGGGGAGGGAGCAGAAGTGCTCCCTACTCCACAATGGATGAATATTATTGACCAGCAGGTTCGAATTGCTCCCGATGGCAAGGCTGTCGTTGATGTTGTGATTGAGCTTGAGGACGTAGCAGGCGCAACAGAATACGATGTAAGGATGACCAAGGCGTGAAGGGCGTATACAGATTTTATCAGGGTGGCGAACTAATCGCTGAGCACAAGAACCTCTTGACCACTGAAGGTAAGAGGCTTATTTTGCGTTATCTGGCCGGACAGTCCCCAAGTTTGGGTGCTGCCATCGGTCTTGGTGTTTCCGGTGCTGCGGCTACCGTTGATGACACAACTCTTGGATTTGAAATCGAGCGTGTATCAGTTGCGCTGAAGAGTGCTGATTATACAAATAGCCTTGTTCTATTCAAGGGAACTGTTGAGCAAGACACAACATTCAACATTTATGAGGCGGGTTTGTGGAGTTCATCATCCAACACTTTGAGCGGAGAGTTTGACTCCAAGCTACTCACGACATTCGACCTAAGCCTAGAAGAGTGGACAAATGTAACTGCCGACACTACTGCAAACAGAACCAGCGAGGATTCTGCCAAGGTGAGTGCGGCTATCTCGTCTACTACCCAGGCACGCCTTGATGTTGAAATGGACCTTTCTGGATACTCTGTGAATGATACGTTCCTGCTTGCATTCAGTAAGCCAAACAATAATATCACTACAATCAAGCTTGTATTTGAGGACCCTATCACTGGTGGCTCTCTTTCATTGTCCAAGACAGTTTCAGCTCTCCCTACAGGATACAATATCTTGACATTCAAGAAGGGCGACTTCGTTGCTTCTGGAACAATCAATTGGGACAACATTACCCGAATGGGATTTGACGTAACCGCTGGAGGAACAGCAGGCTATGTGATTTTGGACGGGTTGCGTGTGGAAGATGTAGATACTCCTAATCAGGACTACATCCTTGTATCTCATGCAATTCTCTCCAGTCCAATCAACAAGACAAACGTTGCTCCAATGGATGTAGAATATGCATTGGAGTTTAGTGTATGAGTAGAATTCTTCTAAGAGACCTAGAGCCAGGAAGGCTTTACCACATTCAGGCAAGAGCCACGAATGGTGAACAGTCTTCTCAGTGGTCACAGCTTTGGGACCTTCAGACAACCAGCGACATTATGCCACCAGCCGCACCTACGGGCCTTTCTTGGGTCGTTGAAGGTACGGCTTTCAAGGCTGTCTGGACAGGACCAACTCTGAATCAGGATGGTTCAGACCTGCGTGATTTCAAGGATTTCCAGGTCAAGATTTATTCTCCAGCAGCTCCCGGAACAATTGTTACATACTACACGACATCTGCCCGATTTGATTTGCCTTTTGAGAATAACGTAAACTCATTCGGCACACCACGTGCACAGGTAACAATTGAGGTTAGAGCCAGAGACAACACAGGAAACCTTTCAACATCTGCAACAGCCACGGCAACAAATCCACCACCAGCTAACGTGACTGGATTTACAGCTACCGGAATCACTGATGCGATTTCCGTTAAGTGGAATGCAAACGCAGACACAGACCTAAAGTATTACAAGGTTTGGCAGGGAACTGCGGCGGGGTCTGAGAACACTCTCGTATACACAGGTCTAGCTACCTCATTCGTATTCGATACCCTGTCAACATCACCTCAGTATTTCAAGATTGTAGCGGTTGACGTATTCAATTCAGAGTCAGCAACAGCGGCAACAGCCAGCGCAACTGCTAAGTCTTCCCTAGCCGTAGATGGAACTCCGCCTGCCGCTCCAACTGGAGTAACTGTTACATCAGCTCTAGACACATCTGACCCTTCTGGAGGAAGGGCTTATATTGACGTGTCTTGGACTGGTGTAGCTGACACAGACCTACAGAATTACAGCGTTCGATACAGCACTGGAACTACTTGGGAATACATTGATGTCCCTGAGGGAGTTACAACAGCTCGAATCAATGGTCTTCGTCCAAACACCAATTACAATGTAGCAGTTGCTGCCGTTGATTATTCTGGTAATTCAAGTGCTTATGTAAATGCTGGCACCTATCCAATTCTGACAGCCAAGGATACTACAGCTCCAGCAGCTCCAACCGGAGTAACTGTTGGCGCGGGTGTTACCACAATGACTGTTGCTTGGACAGAGAATACTGAAAACGATGTTAAGAATGGTATTGGTACTTATGAAGTACAGCTAGATACCGTTAATACATTTAATTCAGGAAATCTAATTACTAAGCAGAATTCTGGAACAATTGTTGCATTCACCAACCTGACATCTAACACGACCTACTACACAAGAGTTCGTGCAATTGATGCTACAGGAAATGCCGGGTCTTATTCATCAATCGTTTCTGGCACCCCACGATATGTAGCCAATGCTGATATTCAGGCGGGTACAATTAGTGGTGACAAGATTACCGCAGCAAGCATTAACGGTGACCGAGTAGTAGCCAACACCCTTGACGCCAACGTGCTCAAGGCCAACACGACGTTCTCTCAGAACCTCAATGTTGGCAGTACGTTCACCATGGCTTCCAGTGGTATTATGAAGAGCAGCAATTATGTGGCGGGTGTCTCTGGATGGCAGCTAACAAATACTACTCTTGAAATTAATCAGGGTACCATCAAGGCGGCAGCGCTTCAGCTTCAGAATGGTCACAACATGCTTCACCCTGCTTATGCAGATTGGGAGTTTGTGAAGTCATGGTACACGAATAACCTCATCACATTCAATGATGGAGGAGTTTCGACATGGGCCATTTCAGATGCTACAGATGTTACTGGTAAGTACAATACTCAGTGCATCAAGACTTCGTGGACTGGTGTCGGAACGTTCTCAAGAACGTACATGGGACCAACCTACACGTCATACAATGTTCAGCTTGAAGCCAATACGGACTACATTTTCTCTGGTTGGGTTTATGTAAAGACAGGCGCGGGTGCTAAGACAGCAGCCCTTGGAATTAAGCTAGCAGATGCTACATTCCCTGGTCCAGTTGCGAATACATCAATTCCTGCTACATCCACATGGACTCGCATTTGGGGTACATTCAATTCAGGTACTCAGACAAGCGCTGAGCTTTACCTTTCACAGTACACTTCAGGAGACATGTACTGGGATGGTCTACAGCTTGAGAAGAAGGTCACCGCAGATACCGTTCCGTCTCAGTGGAAGCCACCAGGCTCTACATCTATCGATGGTGGAATTATTCGCACTGGTGAAATTCGTTCTACAGCAGCCGCAAGCGGCCTTGCTGGTCAACCAGCATGGTCAATCAATGTTCAGGGTAATGCCCAGTTTGGTGATGCTAACATTCGTGGACGCCTTGTTGTTGGAGACATCAATAATCCATCAGCGGATGGTGTGAACTCAAAGATTCAGTCTGCCAATTATTCGGTAGGAACATCCGGTTGGATTGTCCGTAATGATGGATATGCCGAATTTCGTCAGCTAGCAGTCAACTCAATCAAGGTTACCGCTTTCGACTCTCCATTCCAGAACACTGCAAATGCTAAGTTGTTCGATTATATGCAGGATGCGAATCTTTGGCTACAGAGCGGTTCTGTTCAACAGAAGACCGACCCTGGCGCTTACTCTGCCGAGTCTTTGTTCGAATTTACCGGGCCGGGTTTGGTGTTGAGAAATGGTACTGGTGTTAAGCCTATCGCTTATGACCCAACTATTCTATACCGCATTTCCGCTCGTGTTCGTGCCTTTACCGTTGCTACATTGAATAGTAATGGAACATTTGAAGGAAACAACACAACCGGATGGACAGTAGACGCTACAAACGGAGCCACCATTGCGGCAAGTAACACCTACGCAAGCACAGGAACCTACTCAATGAGAATGACTTCTGGTGCTTCTACTGGTGCTTCTTATCGTGCATGGACAAACGTTATTGTAAAGCCGGGGTATAACTACACAATCAATGCCAAGATTAAGGCAATGATTCAGGCTGCTTACTACAATGCAACTAATTATGGAAACATTGAACTTCGTGTAACATGGTTCGGAACCAGTGGATATCTTGATGAGTCAATTCAGCTTATTACCCCACCTATCGATGCCAATGGTCTTATCCTTACAGCACCTACAGATTGGTTCTCAGTTGGTGCGACATTCACAGCTCCAGCTTTGGCAACAAACGCCAACTTCATCATTCGGCTTGCTCGTTATGATAACGTAACATCTGGAACTGTAATTGGATACATTGATGATGTTTCTGTTACAACGCCACCAAGAATTAAGCTTGGTCTATTTGGTATGGATAATGCGAATAATTTCATTGATTATGATTTTATCGATGATGCAACCACACCAACCAAGAAGCATCCAATGCCATCAGATTACAGCACATTGTCTTCATTCTCATCAAGTCAGTACATGCTTGTGGCTGACAATGTTGAGGTGCCAATTGCAACTGGTGGTTCAAGCACCACATCCGACTGGATTACCCTTACAGGATATATCAAGGGGCGTGGTGGTTCTGGAGCCACAGGTAAGTTCGGTAAGTCTGGAATGTTCCTTGATGAGTACACTCCTTCATCATTTAACCAGGAAGTTCGCTTCATGGTTCCTTATGTTGAATTCGATACTGCGACGGGTTCTATTGCACAGCTTGACCAGTTCTCCATTGAGTCATATGAATCTGGTGCTGTATCCAAGATTGATACTACAGGAACTACCGACAACGCGAAGAGTGTATCGATTGAAAATATTCAGGATGCTGAACAGTTTGACCATGCGATTAGATTCTATACTGGAGATTCAGATGAAAGGAATCCTGGTCTAATTGGTCACTCAATTGATGGTGATGAGAATAATTCTCCTCATTTGAGAATTGCTTCTCCAACTATCAATAAGTATGGAAATCCATTTATTGGGCTATGGGAGAGAAATCCTAACTATATCTATGATGGGTCATTCTCGAATGGTATTTCTGGATGGGCAGCTTTTGGAACAAACACAACTCTTAGTTGGGAAAATAACGATGGATATGACGATAATAATTCACTAAAGGTAGCTGCCAGTGGTACTGTTACAACTTCGTCTGAATTCATTGCAGTTTATGATGTCCCTATTAATGGAAATCCAGAACTCGTAGGTGAAGCCATTGGTGCGTCTGCATACTTGAAGACTAACGGACCAACAAGGTCAGTAAAGGTTCAGGTAAACTTCCTTGACTCTGCGTATGCTCTAGTCAGTGGATGGTATGTCCAGAAGAATATCTCATCTAGCTGGACAAGATATTCATTCATTACTGGCTCTACAATTCCAGACACTGCGGCATATTTGAGAATCTTCATTTACTGGACTGCTGGTGCAACTGGAGATGTAGTTTATGTAGACAATGTGCAGATGGAAGTTGAGGGAATCACTGCTTATCGTTCAGCATCAGCAAGTAAGATTCTTCTGGATTCTGACGTTACTAAGAGTCGTGGACCAATCATCATTTCTGAGACTGACTTTGACCTTCCACCACCTGTTATTGGCGGGTTGAATAAGCCAGACATGCCAGGATACAAGGGTGTTGTTGTACAGACTGAGTCTGGTACTGGAGCAATGCGTCTTGTCAATTACACAGATACTAATGGAACAAGAGTTTCATGGACATCTAGCTTCTTCAGTACTGAAGGGGCGGAAGAGTCTGGCCTTGTCATCTATGGTATGGCTGATGGCTCTTTCCCTGGCAGAATGGCGATGCGCAGTCCAAATGGTTCTTGGGCATTGTCAACTCAGCCATCGTCGGATGGTAGCTATCCATATGATGTCCATATCCATGGTTCTCTTATTGTTGACGGTCAGCTTCAGTGGGTTCCACTTACTTCAAGTGCGGTTACTCCATTTGACGCCGGGCGTGCACTTGGTGTTGCTAAGATTAACAACATGCTGGTATTCCGTGGAGCGGGTTCTTGGTCTGGTACGGCTGGTGCTTCTGGAACAGTAATCTTTACACTTCCAGTTGGATATCGACCATCAAGTCCACAGTATATGTGTGCTCTTATGTGGAACGGTAACTCATGGTCATCAGGTGTAGCATTCCACGTGAAGACAAGCGGTGAATGTATTCTATGGTCACCACCTGAGGGTGCCGGTCTTGGTACCTCACTTTCTATTGAAGGATTGCAGATGAATCTATCAGCTATGCCTACAACATCAACTCCAGGCACAGACACAACAGCCCCATCAGCGCCTACCGGATTCACGATTTCTGCTGTATCGTCTGGAACGTCAACAGGTTCTTACAAGCTTGCTTGGACGAATCCTAGCGCTTCCGATACTGCTGGTGTTAAGGTTATCTGGCGCTCGGACCGTTATCCAACAGTAACAATTGCGGGTTCTGGTACAAAGACCTTGACAACTGATGGTACAGTGATTACGGTTACTGGTTCTGCTTCTCAGGCAAAGACCTACACACACTCTGGTATTCCAGTGAACAGAACAATTTACTATCGTGTGGTTTCTTACGACAAGTCTGGCAACCACTCAACATATGTGAGTGCGTCTAGATACTTGCTAGCGAGCCCTATCACTATCTCACCATCTAGCTCCGGTTCTTACCGACTAGGCTATGGAGGTATGTGGCGTAACGATGGTGATGAAGTCTATCAGGGTGACTGGACTGGAAACGACAACCATCGTGGTCTTTACTTCTACGGTACTAACATCTATAGCAAGTTGTCAACTGGTGGAGTTGTTAGAACACCTACAAAGATGACTATCTATCTAAAGAGATTGAGCACTTCCCACGGTAATAATGCCGGGGTTGGAATCAACCTTCGTGGGCACAAGTATCAGAGCAAGCCTTCTGGTGACCCAGTAGGTTCTATGACTAATGAGGGAAGCGATGGAGATAACATCGTTTACCTAAGTCGTGGAGAGGCTGCTACGGTAACGATTCCATCTTCATGGTACAATAACTTTGTGGTGGCTGACCCGAACAACACGGACCGACTTGAGGGTCTTGGTGTCTATGGTAGCTCAACCGCAGACTATGCGGTACTTTACGGTAAGTCTAGTGGTTCAAGTTACGGAAAGCTAACTATCTACCACAAGGGTTGACAAGACCTAGTGTCTTGTGTCTATAATATTCAAAGAGAGAAAAGAGTAAAAGAATTGAATCAGACTAAGAAGTTGGAACTAACTATTACTGCTCTTAAGCAGAGTCTAGGTAATAAGGTTGCTAATGCTGAAGAGGAGATTGCAAGCATTAGAGCAGAGGCGTCCCTCTTGCTTGAAGAGCAGGCTGAGCAGATTGCCAAGAAGGATGAGCGAATCGCCACCCTTGAAAATGAGCTTAGTCAGCTTAAGGGAGAGGGCAATGTGGCCGTTTCGTCAGAAGACGCCTGACCTGCCACCTATTCCTCAAACTCGTACGGATTACCCATATGGCCTCTTTGTTTGCACTGAGGCCGGGTTTTTCCTTATCAGAGAAAAGGGTAGGTATCGAATCCCAACTATCAGGGTAATGGCTAGCTGGTCCGCGCCTAGTGTATCATCTAGTGAAGCAGCGGTAAAGCATCTGCCTATCCTTGGTAAGATTGGTTTCAGAGACGGTACCATTATCCAGGATTTCTCCAATCAGAAGACATACCTTATTTCAAGAAACAAGAGAAGGCAGATTATGTCTCCCGATGTATTTGATAAGTTTCTTCTGAATAAGGAATTGCTTGTCGTAGTTTCCCATGAGGAAGCAAATCTACACGAGGATGGGGAGGTGTTGAGTTAATGGCTGTATCATCATTTAAAGATGTCAACTGGGGTGCCAATGAGTACCTAGCAACTGACAAGTTGAATACCATGGTATCCAATACCAGATATCTCTTTGAGAGAGCACCGAAGTTGTATTACAACTCGTATTCAATCAAGAAGGATACTGGAATTAAGATTGCTTGTGGTACCGCGACAATTGCGCCAAGCAAGGCTCACTATTACAAGAAGACAATCAATTTCGGTTCGTTCTTCACTGTAGGGTCTAAGCCGGTAATTGTTACAAGTGTTACTTCTCCATATAACCGTAGAATTATCCTTTCTCATTATGGAATTCAGGGAGAGGGATATGTTCCTGACCACCGAGGATTTATTGTGGTTGGAGCAACCGCTACTCTTGAGAAGTCTCATTACCTAGCAAAGCAGATTTACATTAATTGGATTGCAATGGGTTACTAAACTTGGAAGGACGTGTGTCTATGAGGTATACTCCACTACAGAGGTGGCATAGACGCGACCGGAGACGCAACACGAACGGATACGTTCTTGTATGGGTTCCGGAACATCCAAAAAGCTTTTCCGGCGGGTGGTACTATGAACATAGGCTTGCAGCAGAAAAGCTGGTGGGTCGGATTTTGAAATCCTGGGAGACTGTCCATCATATCTCTGGTGACAAAACAGATAACTCTTGGGAGAATCTGTTCATCTGTACCCGTAAGGAACACGACCGAGCAGATAGGTTGACACCACAACTTGTGTAAGATAGACTGATGTGACTGGAGAGGGCTGGGAAACCAGTCCTCTTCGTCATTGAAAGGAGAAAATATGAAATGGGCTCTTGTAGGAGACCTACAGATTCCCTATCACGATAAGCGAGCGGTTGAGCTTTTCCTGAAGGTAATGAAGTCATGGAAGCCGGACGCTCTAGACTTCCTTGGTGACATTGATGACCAGCTAGAGTATAGCAGCTTTTCCGATGGAACTACAGACGAGTTCTTTAGTCAGCTAAAGAAGAGTAAGCAAGAGGAAGGCGAGTCGGACGAAGATTTTCGTCGTAGGCTTTCCCCGCTTCCCTTCGTAAAGGAAAATGCGGCTGGTGCCAAGGAACTCTACACTGAGGTGCGAAGCATCTTGCGGAATGCCGACATTCATGCTAGCCTAGGCAATCATGACATCCGCATCTTCAAGTACATGGACAAGAAGGCTCCAGACTATGTGGAGCAGCTAACCCCGAATATGCTGTGGGGTCTGGATGACCTAGGAATTTCATGGAGGCACTACGATTTGCCTCCGCTGCACAGATTCGGCGGGGTTCATGTACATCACGGAGCAACCACTACAACTACTGGTCTAGCCGTAAAGGCAGATATTGACAATTACAACATTTCCCTTGCAAGAGGGCATGACCATCGTGGAGGTGTAGTATATAAGACGTACCCTATGACAGGAACGACTCTCGTTGGTTTGGGTACAGGACATCTGTGTGACCCTAGTGCATATGGTTTGCGATATACTATTAATCCTTCATGGGAATTGGGATTCGGAATTGGTCATGTAGTAAATGATGTGGCAACAATGCAATTCATTCCAATTTCAAAGGATTATGTCTGTGTGGTCGATGGCAAGGTTTTCAAGGGCTAATTGCACTTTGAACCATGCCTCTGCTATAATGGTGCTAGATGACAAGTAAAGGAGGTATAACCTATATGGCTTATGCCAAGTCTCTACTAGCAGTTCTAGTCACCGCCATTACAGCAATTGTCGCAGCTATGACTGACGGAGTTGTTTCTAATGTCGAGTGGATTAACGTTGGAATTGCCGCTGCTGGTGCTGCTGCTGTATTTGCAGCTCCGAACGTTCCAGGTTCTCGTTACACGAAGGCTGTACTTGCTGTAATCACAGCAATCCTTACATTCTTCGTTACCGCAGTTACCGATGGCGTTTCTACAGCCGAGTGGCTTCAGGTGCTCGTTATTGCAGCCGGTGCCGTTGGTGTTTACGCTGTTCCTAACAAGCCAACGACTACGATTGGACAGCCGGGTGTACTGTAACAAGTGCAGTGGTCGTGTATTTATCGACCGGGTGTATTCTGAAAAGAAGCACGTAGAACTGTTCTGCATTGGTTGCGGTAAGCGATGGATGCTAGATAAGACGAAGAGTAGGTTTGCAGCATGGCTATGGAAGAAGGAACAAAGCCACGCCAACGCCGCAATCGCAAGTCTCCCCGATTGAGATACTTCTATCTCAACGGTGATTTGCACAAAGTCCTGAGTGTAACACGTGCTCAGGACTTTGTGGTTTGTTGGAACTTTCCTCAGGGAAAGCGTGTTGGCTATGTATGGTCAGATGTCCGCAAGAATCATGGAAAGGCATTCAGGCTTCAGCAGGTTGCCGAAATGATTGGCAGACATTACATTACAATCAAAAGAGATATTCTTGAAGGTCGCATTAAAGCGCCTCAAAGAATTTACGCATTCAATGAGAACAGAACTCCAGGTGCCTATTACATGTCTGAAGAAGATGTGTATGCGCTTCACGACTATATGATGACAACGCATATCGGTCGCCCAAGAGGTGACGGTAAGGTAACGGTTCGGGACATGCCATCCAAGGCTGAGCTTCGTGCTATGATGAAGCATGACCTTGTTACCTACGTGAAGACGAAGGACGGAGATTTTGTTCCCGTGTGGAAGGAGCAAAATTGGTAAAGGTTAAGCCCACTTCATATGGGCCGATTGAAGATGAATTGAGCGGAAGTACAGCGCTCGTTCAGGCTGCCGCAACACTTGACGCAGCAGTCTTTCTTGCGGTAGAGTCGAAGAACGTTGACAAATTGCTTGATATTGCTGCCATGTGGATGGGCTTGGCCGAACGTCTGGGAATCGTTCTTGAAGAAGATGATGAAGAGGACGATGATTTCCCAGACAAGAAGGACAAGGAACCATTTGGCTTCACACAAGTAACGTCAGATAAAGAACCTGTTAAGGAGGTAATTGTAGAAGATGCATGAGGTTGACAAGACTCCATCAGCTCATCGTGTTAAGGTTTCCGTAGGTTATACTCGGAACATGGGCAACTTTGAGTCTCTGCGTGTAGATGTTGGTCTGGAACTGGACGGGGTTGGTAATCCGAACCCTACCTTCGATAAGGCTTACTCTTGGGCAGAAGGCAAGTTGCTTGAGAAGGTTGCAGAGGTTGAAGAAGAGCTGAAGGGCATCAAGGAGTAATATGGCCACTAACACGGTAGCGAAGCAGGCATATGGCCTCATTAGTCATTACGAAAAGTGTTTCAGGGACAAGTACCCTTATTCGCCTACTGTTAACCGCTTCCGTGTGAAGTGGGGTTTTCAGGACATGGTGACTGACCTTGGCTATGATACTGCAAAGGAAGTTATTGAGTACTACTTCCGCACAGCAAAGCCAAGTCACCCTGTTGACTTTCTTCTGAATAACTATGATAGAATCAATGAATTCATGAAGGAACGTCAAAAGGATGAAGAAAAGAGAGAAGAACTGCGCAGGCAGACTGAACAAAAGGTAAGGGAGATGGAAGACAAGAATGACAACTGAACTCCAGGTAATTAGCGCAGTCTGCAAGAATAAGGATATCGGTGTTCTATATGCCGAGAATGTTGATGACCTGTTCACTGCGTATGGTGACGTATGGAAGTCCATTAAGAGTCACTATGAAAAGTACAAGTCTGTTCCCGACATCGGATTGCTGGAGGAGCGTTTCCAGGAATTTGAGGGTGCGGATGTCAAGGGTGAAACCGCTTACTACCTTGACGAACTTCGCAATGATTACGTAAAGACTCGTATTCAGACCATTATGAAGAAGGCTGCGGAAGCCATGCGAGAGGGCGAGGCTCCGGGCCGGGTTCTTGACAAGACCAACACTGCTCTGGCAAAGTTGGGCCGGTTTACAAATAATGTCCGAGACGTAGATATCACAGATTACCTCTCAGCCGAATCACATTTTCAGGCTGTGCAGGAACGGAGTGCGGCTCTAGGAAGCCCTGGCATTCCCACGACTTTTAAGTCTATCGACTCGGTATATCCTACTGGTATGGCACCTGGTCACCTCATCGTGGCTATTGGTTGGCCTGGTAAGGGTAAGACCTGGTTCACTTCCTACCTTGCCTGTAAGGCGTGGGAGCAGGGATTTAAGCCGATGATTGTCAGCCTTGAAATGAGCCCTGAGAATATGCGTGACCGCATTTACACTATGATGGGTTCTGGACTATTCCGTGCTAGCGATTTCGCAAAGGGAGATGTCAATATTGATGACTTCCACGCATGGGGTAAGCGAAGGTTTGATAACAAGGGCGGTTTTGTGGTAGTATCAAATGAGGGGCTTTCAGATGTAACCCCCAATACGGTTCAGGGCAAGATTGACCAACATAAGCCTGACCTGGTAATCTGTGACTATCATCAGCTCTTCCAGTGCAACAGTCGGTCAAACAGTCCAACCGAGCGTGGTATGGCTGTGTCTCGTGAGTTCAAGATGCTTGCAGTGACCAATAATATCCCGCTTATTGATATTACGGCTGCTACTCAGTCTGACCTTTCTGACCGTGACCAGCCTCCGATGATGAGTCAGGTTGCATGGTCCAAGGCTATCGAGTATGATGCCGACATGGCCTTTGCGGTTCACCGCAATGAAGACTCCAATCTCATTGAGGTTGTCTGCCGCAAGAATCGTCATGGAAGCATGTTCGATTTCTATCTCGACTGGGATATCGACCGTGGTATCGTGGAAGAGAAGTTCACAATTTGAGACATGCACAAGACGATTAAGAGGTTCGGGTTTGAGGGGAAAGTCAACGATGATGCTGACTTTCCCCGCATCCGAGCACAATACGAGTCCCTGATTTTGAGAGAAATGAGGGAATTGGGCTATGTCCCAGTACTTGACCTTGGACCATACTGGTCAACAGAATACGTCAAGCCGGAAGATGCATATGAGTTTGTGCTCTCAGTGTATGGCGTTTATCTAGGAAGGAGGCGTTCATGGGAAGTAGAGGGGATTTCGAATGGGAGGGAAATAAAGAGACCTACACCCCCAACCAAGTCGAAGCAACCCTCCGAGCCTGCGGAGTAGAAATTGAGGGCGAAACCACAAATGACTTCCTGTGCTTCTGCCCTTTCCACGGAAACCGATTCAGTCCATCTTTCAGTGTTTCGAGAACAAGCGGAGCGTTTATCTGCTTCAACCATTCTTGTGGTATCACTGGAACATTGGTAGACTTGGTTAAGCGGATTCCAATGCGTGATGGAACTTTTCGAAACGAGTTTGCAGCCCGTCGCCTGATTCTTAAGAAGAAGAGCGAGACGCAACAGGCTTTTGAGGATGAGCTGAATAAGCTCTTTGAACCCAAGGTTGACTTTGTCGAGTTTCCGCAAGTAACTCTTGACAGGATGTATGAAGACTTCTGGCAGAATCCAGAAGCCATTCGATATATGGTGGAAGAGCGCGGGTTCGAAGAAGAAACTCTAGAGTTCTTCAGAATCGGATACTCAGCAAAGAAGGATATCATTGCCGTCCCTATGCATAATGCTAAGGGATTGCCAGTGGGTGTAATTGGCAGACCTGCCGACACGGAAAACAAGTTCTTCAAGAATTCCCGTGGTTTGCCAACAAGTAAGACGCTCTGGAATATGCACCGAGCCAAGCGACATGGTGCTACAGTGATTATCTGTGAAGCATCATTCGATGCAATGAGAATCCATCAAGCAGGTTACCCGAATGTGGTAGCGTGTCTAGGAGGAAACTTCAGCCCTTATCACTTTGACCAATTGAATAAGCATTTCTCTACAATCGTCATCATGACTGACTTTGATAAGAAAGAGAAGCACATCTACAAGGGCTGTAGAAAGTGTAAGAAGCGTGGATTGAATCTCTGTGTGGGACACAATCCAGGACGAGACCTTGGCGGAACAATCGCGGCGGGTCTGAACACGAAGACCATTCTATGGGCTTCATATGGTGATGAAACAATTTATCCCCACGATGCGAAAGATGCTGGTGATATGACAGACGATGAAATTCGCCAGTGCCTCAGAAATGCGGTTCCTGATTACACATATGCTGAATGGGGAATCTACTGAGGGCGGGGGAGCTTGCTCCCCAAGCTTGTACCGCACTACAGGACATGGTACAATGGTAGAAGCAGCCTCAGAGAAGGCTCAACTAATACTAGGAGATATATAAACAATGGCACGAATTAAGGGACTCGCTTCCATTCAGGCAAACCAGAAGGCGCAGCAGGAGCGCGCTGAGGCAGGCAACCGACCTAAGGCGGACTGGTTTAAGTTCCCTAAGGGTCAGACCGCAATCGTTGTTCGATTCCTTCAGGAACTCGACCCCGAGATGCGTAATTACCGTGAGGACCGTGGAGTTGGCTTCATTGAGACGGAGCACAATGCACCTGGTCCGGATGGCTGGAAGCGTCGCGGAATTTGCACCATCGCTGAAGAGGATGGTGGAGAGTGCTACGCCTGTGAGCGTCACAAGCAGAATTACAAGGAGGGTTGGAGGCAGAAGCAGAACCTCTACATCAACGTCCTTGCTGACCTTGGTGATGGCCCTAAGGTTTACATTCTGACCCGAAATGCAAATTCTGTGTTCTCACAGAACCTCATTCAGGAAGCCCTTGATGAGGGAAGCATCACTGATGCGAATTATCGAATCACCAAGACTGGTGAGGGTACGACTACTCAGTGGTCGTTGAAGCGTCTGAAGGATGAGCCTTTCGATGACAGCAAGGTTGAGGTCTTTGACCTTGAGGCTGCTGCGGTTCGTAAGGTAGAGTATGACAAGCAGGCCGAGTACTACGGTGCAGTTTACCAGGAGGACACCACTCCTGCCGCATCTAACGGCTCTTCTCAGGCTCCACGTGCTTCCGCTTCTAGCGCTGACGACGAGTGGTAAAATGACTTGGTAGAACGGCCCCGGATTGAAAAGTCCGGGGCCTTCTGCTATAGTGAAGCTTATGACGTTTGAATTCAGTACAGAGTATAAGACGTACATCAAAAGCCCTAAATGGAAGAGAATTTGTTCCAGATATTGGGCGGTTTATGGACGCAAATGCCAAGCTTGTGGCAAGAGAAGAGAACTTCACGTCCATCATCACACATACGCAAGGTTCGGTAGAGAACTCTTGACAGACCTGACTGGCCTGTGCCATGATTGTCATAGACGTGTTCACCAGAGGCACAGAGCAAACCGGCGGGTTTCGCTTGAATTGGTGACTAAGCAATACGTACAAGCAATGAAGAATAAAAAGCTCTGATTCATAAGCCTTTAAGAATCAGATGAGATTAAGGAGAAAAGGCTTTGGCATATACAGAACTACACCTTCATGATTACTACAGTACGCTGGATGGTCTGAATTCCCCGGCGGAATACATGGAGCGAGCAAAGGAATTGGGAATGACCCACCTTGCTCAGACTAACCACGGAAGTCTTATCGGACACCGTGAATTTCAGAAGGCTGCATCTGCGGCGGGTATCGTTCCAATCCTTGGCGTTGAGGCTTACATTTCGCCTACCGACCGTTTCGACCGTCGTGCAAAGAACAAGCGTTCTGATGGAACGAACGTTTACAATCACCTCATCATCCTTGCCCAGGGTGAGACTGGTCTTAAGACTCTGAATACTCTGAATGAGATTGCATGGACTGAGGGTTTCTACAATAAGCCCCGTATTGATATGGAGGTCCTTGAAGAGCACAATGAAGGTCTGATTGTCCTTTCGGGATGTCTGAATTCAATGCTGTGCAAGGCTCTCGATGCAGGCAACTACGATGAGGCCGAACGTATCGCCCTTGAATTTAAGCGGATTCTTGGTGACCGATTCTACATTGAGGTCCAGGGTCACAATCCTCTGGAAATCAATCAGGGTCTCTTTAAGATTGCTGACGACAATGGCATTCCGCCTGTCGTCACTTCCGACTGCCATTATGCACGTAAGGAAGACCTCTGGATTGAAGAGGCTATGCTGATTATCTCTTCCAAGCCTAAGTTTGGTAAGGAATTCGACTTCAGCAAGTCTCAGAAGATGGACCTTCTTGAGCGATACAATTATTTGTACCCTGACCGAATGATGTCCTTTGAAGAGATTGAGATTTATCTTCACTCTGCTGAAGAGCATCGGGCAGCATTTAAGAAGCAGGGATTCGACCGAGAAGACATCGTAAAGAACACTGAGGTCATCTCTCAGCGTATTGGTGACTATCCTTTCTATCAGGGACTCGACCTTCTTCCACGTCCTAAGAACGGAAATCCGGATGACCTTCTGGAAAAGAAGGCACGTTCTGGACTTCGTAATCGTGGTCTGGACAAGAATCCGGAATACGTAGCCCGACTTGAAGAAGAGCTGGATATCATCAAGTCTAAGGATTTCTCTACCTACTTCCTCATTGTTGCTAACATGATTAAGTGGGCAAAGGACCAGGGTATTTTTGTTGGTCCTGGTCGTGGTTCCGGGGCGGGTTCTCTGGTAAACTACTCGCTTGGCATTACGGAAGTAGACCCTATCAAGTATGGTCTGCTGTTCTTCCGATTCATTAACCCTGAGCGTAATGACTTTCCTGACATCGATACAGACTTTGAAGACCGTAGGCGTAACGAAATCAAGGACTACCTGACCCGAAAGTTCCACCACGTTGCATCTATTGCAACTGTTGGTTACTTCAAGAATAAGGGTGTCATTCGACGCGTCGCTGGTCTTTTCCGTATTGACCAGAAGGAAACCGACAAGGCTCTTGAGACGATTGAGACCTTTGAGGAATATCAAACCTCTAGTGCCACTGAGGAATATCGTAAGAAGTACCCTGAGGTTGAGAAGGTCGCTCTGGAATTGCGTGGTCGCATCAGTAATACTGGTATGCACGCGGCGGGTATCGTTATTTCCAAGGAGCCTATCGCAAAGTATGCTGCCATGGAGACGGCTGCTGACCCGAAGGACAAGACAGCTCCCCGTAGGTCTCTTGTCGCCATGGACATGGAAGAGGCTGCTGACCTTGGTCTCATCAAGGTTGACGCACTTGGCCTTAAGACGCTCTCTGTAATTGGAGATGCACTTAAGGTTATTAAGGAAAGGCACAATCGAGACATCATCCTGACCGATATTCCTCTTGAGGATAAGAAGGTCTATGAGATGATTTCTAAGGGTTACACAAAGGGTGTGTTTCAGTGTGAAGCAACTCCATATACTGGTCTTATCCTGAACATGGGCGGTATTCACTCATTTGCTGAGCTTGCAGCGTCCAACGCTCTTGTTCGTCCGGGTGCTATGAATACCATTGGTGCTGAGTACATCGCTCGTAAGAATGGTGAAACTCCAGTAACCTATGTTCATGAATTGATGAAGCCATTCACTGAAGACACGTATGGTGAGGTTCTTTATCAGGAGCAGGTCATGCTTGCGATGACTGAATTGGCCGGGATGTCTATGGCTACCGCTGATAAGGTCCGTAAGATTATTGGTAAGAAGAAGGATGCCAGTGAATTCGATGCTTACAAGGCTGAATTCATCAACGGTGCTTCACAACACATTTCAAAGGCTGTGGCTGAAAAGCTATGGCATGACTTTGAGGCGCACGCGGGTTATTCCTTCAACAAGTCTCACGCTGTTGCATACTCTATGCTCTCCTACTGGACTGCATGGTTGAAGTACTACTATCCTGTCGAGTTCGTTTATGCTATGCTGAAGAACGAGAACGATAAGGACGCTCGAACCACTTATCTGATTGAGGCTAAGCGAATGGGTGTGAAGGTTAAGCTCCCTCACATCAATCATTCACAGCTTGACTTCAGTATTGAGGACGATGCGATTCGATTTGGTCTGGCAAACATCAAGTTCATTTCCGATAACCTTGGAAAGAAGTTGATTGATGCTCGTCCGTTCGAGAACTACGCCGCTCTTGAAGAAGAAGTCAAGAAGCCGAAGAATGGATTGAGTGTCAGAGTCCTACAGTCGCTTAATGCGATTGGTGGTGCTACATTCCCGGACAATCCGAAGCGTGGAGATGAGCGACACTATTTTTACGAGTACCTTCAGATTCCAGCGTTTGAGATTCCCGATATGCCTGCTGGTGTGCGTGCACAGTTTACCGACCTAGCAGACTTCCACGAATCTGGCAATCACGTTGTTATGGGAATGGTCAAGGAGGTCAAGCGAGGAAAGGGTTGGTCTCGAATTGAAATTGTTGACGAGACTGGCGAGGCTTCGTTCTTTCACAAGGAAGACACGCTAATTCAGCCTGGTAACATGTACGTTATGCTCATCGCTAACAAGCGATTGGCTAGGTATGTAGAGGCTGTAGATTTTGTGCGGGAATCCAGCAACACCTTTGTGCGCTATATGTACACAAAGAGGTTTGCAGCACTTACAGAAGGCTTCTACTATGTAGTTTCCAATCAGAGTCGTAAGACAAAGGCTGGAAAGAACATGGCAGACCTGGTACTTGCGGATGAGGAGAAGAACCTGTATTCTGTACTAGTGTTCCCTCAGATGTTCCACAAGGCTTATGGCTTCTGCAAGGAGGGTTCCATTATTGAGGCGACTCTGAAGCAGACACAGGATGGTGACACCCTGTTCTTGGACGAGGTTATCCCTCGCTAATATGCCTGCCCCTTCGGGGGCGGCAAGCTTATCCTTAAGGAGGAAACATTGGCTGAAGAGCCTACACAGATTGACCTTGGTCCTTTTCTCGCGGCAATCGTTGAATTGTCTGGTGGAGAAGTGAAAATTCCTTATGATGTATTCAGGAATCAGGCAGGAACTAAGGCATTGGCAATTGATATTGAGGACGATGGTGCCACTCTCGTTCTCCGAGTAGTAGATGGGATTCCAGAGTGATTGTTGAATTCAAGAAGTTGGATGAAAATGCAGCGGCTCCAGTTTTCATGAGGCCAGGAGATGCGGGTGCAGATATTTGTACCACGCAGGAATTTACTCTAGCCTCTGGTGAGCGCAAGATGGTTCACACGGGGGTGGCGATTGCTGTTCCTGACGGATATGCCGCACTTGTTCATCCTCGCTCTAGTCTTGCAGCAATGCATGGAATTTCCATTGTAAATGCTCCAGGAACAATTGATGCGGGATATCGTGGTGAGGTTTGTGTACTGCTTATCAACCACGGAGATGAGCCTGTAGAATTTGTTTCAGGTCAGAGGATTGCTCAGCTAGTCTTTCAGCGTGTAGAGCAGCCACAGTTCGTTTATGTTCGAGAGTTTACCGATGGTAAGACAGAACGAGGAACTGGCGGGTTTGGCTCGACTGGCAAGAGCTAACTGTAGTATAATGGTGATATGAGTACAAGCGGCTACTTCCTCCGGGGAATTTCTGAAGATAACATTCTCGTGTTTCGAAGCGAGGACCCGGAGGAATTGTTGCGCATCATTCAGCGGCTTTGTGCCAGCCGCGATAAGCAAATTAGAGCACTAGCAAAGCAACTAGAACTTGACTGGTACAGTCGAAATAACAATAAGGATAATTAAAAGTAGTGGCATTTGAAGACTTCATGTCTAGGCTAGACCCTAAGACAGCTAAGAGACTTAAGACTGCTCAAGAAATTGAGCTGGTAAAGTTTCCTCTGGCTAGCTCTGGACTCACACATGCACTTGGTGGCGGAGTTGGAGCGGGGCGAATTACCCTCTGCTATGGAAATACAAGTTCCGGAAAGTCCGTTCTCATGATGCAGACGATTGGTCTGCTTCAGAAGATGGGCCTTGTGTGTGCTTGGGTAGATGTTGAGGGTACATATGAAAAGAGTTTCGGTGCCAAACTAGGCATCAACAACGATGAACTTATTCTGATTCAGAAGAAGTCATTCGGTGGCATCACAGATGAAATCATGCCGCTAATTCGGGCGGGTATTGATTTCTTGGTCATTGACTCAATCAGTGATGCTCTCCCAGAGGTCTTTGTAGACAAGGACGGGGAAGCAGTAGAGTTTGATAAGATGAAGCAGCTTGGTGCACACGCCAAGTCTTGTACAATGATGGTTAACGCTATTCATTATGAGAATGAAAAGACTGCTGTTGTTCTTATCTCTCAGACTACAACAAAGATTGAGCAGACCTATGTAAAGCAGGTTCCTCACGGAGGCCAGAAGGTCCCGTTTGCGTCATCCCAGATTATCAAGTTGACCAGTTCAAATACAGAAGGTCAGCAAATCATGGGTAACTCCTACGTGGGAGACCTTATCATTGAGGCTCCAATTGGCCGTAAGGTTGAGTATTACGTAGAGAAGAACAAGTTGGGTCCACAGTCCCGAAAGGGCAAGTACGACTTGTATTACGATGGAGATTTCGTAGGCATTGACGCAATTGGTGAGGTTGTCGATACAGCAGAAGCGTTTGGCATTGTCACCAAGAAGGGCGCATGGTACACTGTTGAGGAGAAGCAGATTCAGGGCAGGCCCAAGGTGGTTGCCACTCTTCGTGAGGATGATGTGCTTCTGAAGACTCTCAAGGAGAAGGTGAATACCGTCCTAACGGGCGAACTACCTGATGACGAAGTTTAGTGATTTCGTCGCAAAGACTCAGGAGGCTGAGACACCCAAGGGTCTAGAAATTTCTGGTGCCTTTGGGTGTCAAGTCTGCCACGAGCAGTGTGACGATGCCGAGTATTTTCCAGTGGAAAAGATTTTGAAGTGGAAGTGTTCGGAGGGACACATTTCCTATGTTGAGGAATTTGTTCTCTGAGATTACAGAGAACGTAAGTCTATTTCTCGGCGGTATGCTTTTGGGGGTAGCTTTGGGAATCATTGCTACCCTCATTGGCGTTTCTGCCTATATGAATAAGGAGGATAATGAGCGAGGCGGATGAAATCAAGCGTGATGGTGCTACGCCCGTAAAGAATTCCGGTAGGTCCAAGGGAACGAATAAGGGTGATGCCATCCTTGAGCCGTTTCTGGTAGACTACAAGGAGTACAACAAGACGTTTGGTGTCAGTAAGGAATTCTGGGCTAAGATTTCCACTGACGCGATTAACAATGGTCGTCGTCAGCCTGCTCTTAAGCTGGTAATTCGAGACAGTGATGACCCTGAATCAAGAACTCCCAAGACTCGCCTTTGGGTTATTGGAGATGCCATGTTTCACGAAATGCTTGAGGCTTGGAAGGAAAAGTATGAGTAGATTCTTTGTACTTCCTGAGGATGGTATTGGGCCGGGTGGTCAGATTTATTTCCGCAAGCATAAGGGAAATGACCGATGGTACAATCTCTTTTTGGATGACAAGAAGGTTGGCATGATTATGAAGGACCCTGTCTGGAATAACTGGAATGCCATTTCATATTGTGATGACAGCAGGTGGTTTGCAGTTCGAACCATGGATGGATTTTCACGTCGGATGGCAGCAGCAGAATTCATTATCAAGCACTGGGGCTATTGGCTCAGTGATGAACGAGAGAACATCAAGAGCGAAATCCGGGCGGAAAAGTTCATCACCAAGTTCCGAATGAATAAGACTCTCGAAATTATGAAGGGGCATAGAAAGATTTGAAGTATAAGAGTAGACAGGTAGACATTGATGCAATTCAGTTTACTGGCGAAAACTGGAATGAAGTGGAACAGTTCGCTGGTACTCATTGGATTGACATCGATGTTTATATGACAAACTTCCTTCCCGCAGAAGAGATGTGGGTGGATATTCCTGAAGGTGTCGTAGCAATTGTTTGGGTGACCGAAGATAAGCTATGGGCACCAGTGCGAGTGGGTGACTACATCGTCAAGCGCTCTGAAGACAATGTGTATCCTTCACGGCAGTCCTACTTTGAAGAAAAGTACGAGCCTGCCGAAATGAAGGTGGAGGTAAATCTTCAGGGTGGTGTTGTAACTGCTGAGCAAATTAACAGGGCGGTTGGACACAGGATTCAGCAGAGTAGGAGGTTCAGGGGTTGAACGATGAGAACCCTCTAGAGACAGTCTCTACAATTACTGAATTCAATGACCTCACTGAATTCATGCAGGACCCTCAGCTAGACAGGGCATTGGATTTGGCAATTAAGTGTATTGCCAATCCAGAGATTGCAGCGACCAAGGCTCCGAAGTTGATTGTGGAGCTTCAGGCTATCTCATTCAAATTTGCAGTAAAGGCTGTAGAGTATGCGACCATTAAGAAAGACCGGGCGGGTACTGAAAACAATCATCGAAAGAATGTTTACTACAGCACAAAGGAAGCACTAGACCGTTTGGTAGACGCTCTAAAGTACGCAGCTAGAGCATAAACTAGTCAACCAAGAATCTATGTGTTACAATTAATGTACAATAAACGAAACTAAGGATGAGATGGCAAGAGATATTATTCAGGGCCTGAAGTTTCGTGTCCAGCCCAAGGGTTTCGATGCTAATAAGCTCTCCGAAATCCTTGAGGCTGCGTACATGAAGCAGCGACGACCTGACAAGCACACACAAAAGAAGACCTTTTCCCCTAGCACTATTGGCTATGGTCATGGAACGTGTCCGCGATATTGGTTCCTCGCATTTACCGGCGGACCTTATGTCGATGTAGTAGACGCTCTAGGTATTGCCAATATGTCTAATGGAACACAGGCTCATGAGCGCATCGAGAAGTTGTTCGATGACTCTGGTATCCGTCTTGGAAACGAGATTGAGATTACAATGACAGACCCGCCCGTGCGCGGGTTTGCTGATGTTGAGATTACGTGGGAAGGAGAAGAGGTCATTGGTGAAATCAAGACTACTCGACAGGAAGCCTTCCTTGTACGTCAGTCTACAATGAAGCCGAGTGCCAATCACCTTTTCCAGATTCTCATTTATATGCGTGCAAGAAAGCGCAGGATTGGCTTCTTGCTATACGAAAATAAGAATTCTCAGGAATTCCTTATCATTCCTATTGAGATGAATGATACCAACTCAGCCATTCTGGACAAGGCTCTGGATTGGATGAGAGAGGTTTACAAGTCATACGAAGAGGGTCAGGTTCCTGAGCGTCCCCTGACACGACGTAGTAAGATTTGCAAGAGTTGTCCATTCTATGAATGGTGCTGGAGTGATGACTCTCCAGAGGGAATGATTGAAATTCCTGTAATGGAGGTTCCAAAGATTTGAAAACATGTGCATACGCTGAGTGTGGCCAACAGTTTGAAGCAAAGACGCATAATCAGCGATATTGCTCAGATGACTGCTGCCGTAAGGCAACCAACGCTCGGTTGATGGAGCAGTACTACGAAAAGAAGGCCAGAAGGCAGGGCCACATTCGTGTATGCAACACTCCCGAATGCAATACTCGTCTCAACAGATACAATGACAGTAATGTATGTGGGAAGTGTGAAGCAGAACAGAAGGCGAAAGCCAGAACTGAACTGCTGTTGACCTTTTCAGGAATTTAATCGCAAATGGCACTAGTAGATTTGAAGAGGACGAAGGCAAGCCGGGTTATGGGCATTGACTGCTCAACCCACTCACTTGCCTTTACCATCTTTTACAATAGAAGACCCATTCAGTGGGGAAAGATTACCTTTGAAGGTAACGACGTTTTTGAACGTCTAGAGGATGCTGCGAATAAATTGCGGGCAGTCAAGGACGAATTTAATGTTGACTACATCGCATTTGAAGCAGCTATTCTTGCCAAGACGAAGAATGCTGACGTAACAATTAAACTAGCCATGGTGTACGGAGCCTGCATTGCAGAGCTTATGCGTAAGGGCGTGAAGGTTGTTACTGTCAAGCCGCTGTCTTGGCAGTCTTACATTGGCAATCCAAACTTCAAGGTAGCTGAAAAGAATGCCTTGAAGGTCGAATATCCCGGAAAGTCTGCATCATGGTACTCGTCTAAGATTCGAGAAATCAGGAAGCAGAGAACGATGGACTATTTCAATAAGAAGTGGCCCAAAATGGAACTTGAAGACAACGATGTTGGAGATTCCGCAGGGATTGCATATTTCGCATATTACCAACTTACTACTCGCGGTTCAATTGAGTAGTATGCTATAATGTTTACATGAGACAAAGTGTAAATATTGATGAACGGTACGGAAAGTGGACGGTGGTTGGATTCAACCCTGGCCACAGGAACCGTATTCTGGTACGATGCGACTGTGGCACTGAGCAGGCCACCACCACTAATAATCTAGTGGCTGGTAAAACCACTCAGTGCCGAAGCTGTGGAAGTACAGGCAAGCCTAGTAATGCCAAGAGAAGAATCACGGGTACCCACCTTGCGGCTATGGATAAGTTCTATGACTACAGGAAAAGTGCCAAGAAGCGTGGACATGAATGGGCATTGACTTTTGAAGAGTTCAAAGAGGTTACCCAATTTGAATGCTTCTATTGCGGATGCCCTCCGTGGAATATTAATTCACTTCCTGAAAAGGAATGGGCAGAGGACTTTATCTATAATGGACTGGATAGGGTTGATAATTCTGATGGATACAGGAGGGGAAATGTAGTTGCCTGTTGTAAGATTTGCAATTACATGAAGAGAGACTTGCCACTAGAAGAATTTGTAATCCATATCTTCTCTATTGCCAAAAAGCTTAGAGAAACAGGAGGTATAAATTAATGGTTTGGGTTGGAATTACCGGCCATCGACCGGAACGACTTGAAGACCACGAGGATGCTGTAAAGGAGCTTATCTCTGAAGCGCTACAGCATTATGGAGCGACGAGACTTTTTCAGGGCATGGCTGCTGGAGTTGACCTGTGGTCTGCCAAGGAGGCTTGGAAGCTCAAGATTCCTTACACGGCTTGCAAGCCCTGGGCTGGTCATTTACCACGAGTTGGTGATATGATTGAGTACACGAAGGTAATTAAGCACGCAGACCAGATTGTTGACGTGTCTCCTCATTTTGAATATCCGGGACCATGGGTTTATGGAAAGAGAAATGAGTTCATCGTGGATAGTGCAAGAGCCATGATTGCAGTTTGGGATGGGCAACCTTATGGTGGAACTTATCACTGCATTTCCTATGCTTGGAGTAAGTCTATCCCAGTCTTGAGAATTGACCCAGAGGAGCGAGAAATTGGGTATGTCTCGGAAGAAGTACCATTCTAAGAAATGGCTTCATAAAAGGTATATTCTAGAAGATAAAACAGTAGAACAAATTGCAGCAGAATGCGATGTTTCTAAAATGACAATCTCTAGATATCTAGAAGTATTTAAGATTACCAAGAGAAGGTAAATGAAATATACAATCTTTAATGTAACTAGCGAAAGGCAACATTATATTGATATGATGTTGCCCAAGCTATCGACATGGGAACGAGCACAGACCTATGTCGTAGATGCCAGAATTCCAGAAGAATTCGAAAAGGCTAGAAAGAGGTTCCCTTATCAAATCAAGTTCGACGCAAAAATTGGACACATGGGAATCTGGTACTCTGTGCTCACAGCGCTTGAAAACGCACCCATCGTAACCTTTGAGGATGACGCTTTGCTACACGATAAATTCATCAGAGAATTTGATGCGAGAGTAGCCGAACTTCCTGAAGACTTTGACTTCTTTTCGCTATTCGTTCCAAGGGATAGCGACCATATGTATGCCAGTGAAAAATCGGCGGGTTGGTACATTACGCGTACCTACCAAAGATATGGTGGAGTATCAATGTACTATTCAAAGCAGGGTGCGGAGAAGATTAAGGCTTTGCTAGAACGAGATGACATTACCGGACAGTACGATGACACTCTGTATGAATACTCAAAGACTGGCGAATTGAACGGATACTGCTCAAAGCCATCGATGCAAGACCTTGTGTTCATCACTGGTAGTGAGAACAGTTCAGTACAGGATACAGATTATCTATGAGAATGCTAATTATTGTGCCTACAAGAGGTAGGCCAGACAATGCCGCAAGATTGTGGAAGGCTTTTATTGACACAGACACACAGGCTGATGTAGTCTTCTGTGCAGACAATGATGACCCATCCCTAGAAGACTATGACGCACTCGACATCCCACTTTGGGTTGGCCCCAGAAAGCGTCTTGTCGGAACTTTGAACGATGTATCGTCTCACTTTGTCAATGACTTTGATATTATCGGCTTCCTTGGTGACGATACATTGCCCAAAGAAAAGAACTGGGACCAACAAATCATTGACAGTTACCAGAAGAACATGGTAGCCTATGGAAACGATGGCCATCAGGGCGAGGGTTTGCCAACCGGAGTATTTTTGGACAGCCGCATCGTGAAAAACTTGGGCTATATGGTGCCCCCGACATTTATCCACCTGTTCGCAGACAATTACTGGAAGGCACTTGGTGAGGCTCTAGGTACTTTGACGTACCTCCCCGACCTTGACATTGAGCATCTACACCCGTATGCTGGCAAGGCTACTCATGACAGAACGTATGAGGAAGCAAATTCCGGGGCGGTTTGGGTAAATGATGAACTTGCCTTTCATAATTATGTGGATAACCAACTAGCCGTTGATGTGGAGAAGTTGAATGCCTAACGTATATACTGGAGGAACATTTGACCTTTTCCATGAAGGGCATGTAGAGCTGCTGAGGTCTTGCAAGCGCCTAGCTGGTGATGGTAAGGTGGTGGTTGCGCTCAATACAGATGAGTTCATCGGACGATTCAAGAACAACCTTCCCGTGCAGACTTTTCGTGAGCGTAAGACTGTGCTAGAATCATGTCGATACGTAGACCTAGTCATTCCTAATGTTGGTGAAGAGGATTCTAAAGTGACCATCATTGAGGCTTGCAGTGTCCTTCATAAAATGGGGGAAAGCCTCATTGAGGTAATCGCTATTGGTTCAGATTGGGCCGGTAGAGATTACTATGGCCAAATGGGGTTCACCAAAGAATGGCTTGATGAAAATGATTTGATTCTGGTGTACATTGACAGAAGGACTGGAATGTCCACCACAAAGATTAAGGATAAGTTGAAGAATGGTTCCTGAAGACGGTAAATATCGTGGAATTGATATTCCCGGAATGGTAAAACTCCACTGGGAATCCAAGCCGGGACGTTGGTGGAGAAAGGGCGTGGATAGCGTTCTTGATGGTGATATGTACAATGAACTTGCTGAGACAGCTTGGATGTACAAGGAGTTGGAGAAATGAAGAAGTTTGTATTTGTTGACACTGAGACTACGGGCCTTGATTCTACGAAGGATAAGTTGGTAGAGGTCACGTATGCTGTAGAAAACGATGAGCCTCTAACGCTTTTCTTTGGTGTCAAGAAGGTCCCTGCCTTTATCGATGACCTGACTAAGTTTTCTGCCCGGCGGGTATATGATGAGCCTGCGGCAACAGAAGAGCAGCTAGATGAATTTAGGGAAACCCTTCGTAATCAGACTATGGTTGCAGCCAACCCCAAGTTTGATGTGGGCTTCCTTGAAGCGAATGGTCTGTATACCGCTCACTACAGGACGCTTGATGTTCAGTCTTATGCCATGGCTAAGCTGAATCTCAGTTTCCTTCCAAGCATGAACGAAATTCACTTTGCTCTTCGGGCTCGTGGATTTTCATTCACTGAGCCTGACCACTCGTCACGCAATGATGTACTGTTCATGCGTGAGGCATTCAATGTATTGAGGTATCAAATTTAATGATTATCGGCTTGGCAGGATATGCTAGGTCAGGTAAGGATTCGGCAGCCGATGCTCTTCAGAGTGTCGGCTTTCGCCGTATTGCCTTCGCTGACAAGTTGAGAGAATTTGTGTATGCTCTCAATCCAGAGGTTGACGGTGGTCCGATGGGGGTGTATCCTCTCAAGGAAATCATCGACCAGTATGGATGGGGAGAATACAAGAACACGTATTGGGGAGATAGTATTCGAGAACAGCTACAGTTCATTGGAACTGATTGTGTTCGAAACATTCTAGGTCCAGATACATGGGTGAACGCCACTTTTAATGCAATTGACTTCACACAGGATTACGTCATCACAGATGTACGCTTTCCCAATGAGGCTGAAGGCATTCGAGAAAAGGGCGGGCTGGTTTACAGGGTTCTCCGTGAAGGAGTGGGTCCAGCTAACGGACACTATTCAGAAGTAGCCCTTGATGATTTCCCATTTGATGATGTCATTTTGAACTATGGCACTCTTACTGAGTTCCATGAGAACGTAAGGAGTCGTTTCGTTGAGGGTAGGAATTGACCTTGATGGTGTCTGCTATAACTTTGCAGACTCTTTCATTCATTACATTACCGGAATTGACCATAAGTACAACATCCCTAAGTATGATGGTGAGGTTGACAAGTGGCACTTTTACCGAGACTGGGGAATGACTGACGAAGAGTTTGTTAAGCACTGTCACAATGGTGCAGACGACATGATTATCTTTCGTCAGGGAGGTCAGCGGGATAATGCTGCGGAGGCTATCGATTTTATGAGGGCGTTCGGCAACACTATTCACATCGTGACTGACCGTTCTTTCGGCACAACCCCTGAGTCATCTGAGGACAATACTCGTTGGTGGCTTTTCAGCCATGGAATCCACTATGATACACTTACGTTCTCAGCGGATAAGACTTCCGTAGAAACCGATGTATTCATTGAGGACAAGTTGGAGAACTACGATGCACTTGTTGCGGCGGGTGTGGACTGCTATCTTGTAGACAGGCCATGGAATCAGGATGACACAAAGTATCGTAAGCGAGTTCGCAGTATTCAGCAATTCGCTACTCTAGTCGGCTGTATGTCCATTTGACTTTTTCAGTCAACCAGAATACAATTGACCTAGAAAGGAAATTATGCCAATTTATACATACTGGTGTCAGTGCTGTGACAACGACCAAGAAAGATTGATTCCTATCGCACAACGTGATGAGCAGAAGTGCGATGAATGCGGTAATCGACTTATCCGAGCAATTGATAGGCCCGGAGCAGTCTGGGCACCGACTAGCACAGGTGGAGGTATGAAGGTATAATGGCACCTAGAGGCAAAGCGGCTGCCAATCCAGATGCATGGTGGCAGCAGGCATACCAGAATCACCCCGATATTGAGGCTTCTTTTGAGTATGACCTCAACGGGGATACAATGGTTCCTGGTACGAAGTTCAAGGTAAAATATCATAGAGGTGAATTTAAGTTTCGCTGTATGGCAACCAACGTCCGAACCGGTAAGGTTTGGATTGACTGCATCGAAGTTGGTTCTGCATTCAGGTCTTTCTACCCCGAATCACTGAAGGGTGTTGTAAAGCCTAAGCGTCGCCGTAGGCGAACTATTAAGAAGACGTGAGACGTTTTAACCTAGTAAGAAACGAAGATGAGTCCGGTGTCTCTGGCACCGGAAACGTCGCACAGGGAGTCCAGTTTGATGATGGAACCTGTACGATGAGATGGCTTACCGAGACTGCATCAACGGCGGTTTACGATAGCATCGGTGACCTTGAGAAGATTCATGGTCACGGCGGTAAGACTGTGATTGACTGGATTGACACTGTAAATGGCTAAAGAAATCGAACTACTCGACAGATACGAGCAAATTAATGCCGTAGCCCAGATGTATATCAAGGGCACCACGAACCCAACTACTATTGCTAAGGAGTTGGGTATTAAGCGTGCAGAAGCACTTGACCTCATTGAAGAGTGGCGTGATATCGCCAAGAGTAATGATGACATTCGTGAGCAGGCTTCGGAGGCTTTGCAGGCGGGTATTCAACACTATTCAATGATTGTAGAACGTTTCTGGGAAACTGTTGAGCAGGCCGATACTGCTGCCGATTACAAGACAAAGAATTCTGTTCTGAAGAACATCGCTGATGTTGAGGCCAAGAAGATTGATATGCTTCAAAAGGCCGGGTTGTATGATGATGCGTCCCTTGGTGATGAACTAGCAGAAATGGAAGAAAAGCAGGCTATCCTTGTAGGTATCCTGAAGGAAGTCACAAGCAATTGTGACCACTGTAAGTTTGAAGTCGCTCGTCGCCTTGCAAAGGTAACGGGCAAGACTGAGCCAGTAACTATTGCTGGGGAGGTAAGCGAATAAAACCCTGCCGCGAAAGCGGTGGGGCTATTCGTGTTTCTCATGAATCTAGACTTTAACGACCTACTGAATATGCTCGATGGAGAGGACTTTGAAGAGCGTCCTGTCTCCATCGAAGAATTCGTACAGTCGGAAGACTATTTGAACCTTCCTACACTGTCCGAGAATCAGTACAAGCTTATCAAGGCAAGCAGCCAGATTTACAAGAAGACAACACTAGTTGCTCTTTATGGTGAGCTGGAGGCAGAAAAGCGCTTTGCAGAAACAATGAACGAGGTTATCTTCCAGCTTGGAAAGGGTTCTGGTAAGGGATACACATCCTCTATTGCCTGTGCCTACATCGTTTATCTGCTCATGTGTCTAAAGGACCCGGCCAAATATTATGGCAAGCCACCTGGTGACCACATCGCTATTCTGAACATTGCTATTAACGCCGCACAGGCTCAGAACGTCTTCTTCAAGTACTTCAAGCAGCGCATTACCTCAAGCCCATGGTTTGCAGGTAAGTACACCGAGAAGGCTGGAGAATTCCAGTTCGACAAGAATGTATTTGTTTACTCAGGTCACTCAGAGCGTGAGGCTTGGGAGGGTTACAATGTAATCTTCGTTATCCTTGACGAGATTTCCGGTTTCGCTCTGGATTCAACTTCAGGTAATGAGCAGGCAAAGACAGCTTCGGCAGTTTACAAGATGTACAAGCAGTCTGTCACTTCTCGATTCCCTGAATTCGGTAAGGTAGTTCTCCTGTCGTTCCCACGATTCAAGAACGACTTTATCCAGCAGCGCTATGCAGATGTTATTGCTGAGAAGGAAACAATTACACGCACATACCGTTTCAAGGTAAACCCGGACCTTCCTGAGAATACGGAAGGAAATGAATTCGATATCGAGTGGGAAGAAGACCACATCATTTCCTATCGGATTCCTAAGGTGTTTGCTCTCAAGCGGCCAACATGGGAAATCAATCCTCTCATCAAGCTTGACGACCTGATGGCAGCGTTCTACGATGACCCCATCGACTCGCTGTCTCGTTTCGCCTGTATGCCACCTGACGCCATTGACGCGTTCTTCAAGGACCGTGCCAAGATTGAGTCAGCCTTTTCCTCACAGTCCTCTCTAAAGGAGGACAACAGCTTCCGCCCGGACTTTATTCCGAACCCTGAGAAAAGGTACTACGTCCACGTGGACCTTGCCCGAGTGCACGACCATGCGGCGGTTGCTCTGGCTCACGTGGAAAAGTGGGAGCAGAGAAATATCGGCGGTAACTTGACAGAGCCAGCACCCGTAGTTATCGTGGACCAGGTTCGTTATTGGACCCCTAGCAAGACAAAGAACGTAGACTTTACAGAGATTCGTGAATATATCCTGAGCCTCAAGAGGCGCGGGTTCAATATTCGTCTCGTCACGTTTGACCGCTGGGAGTCTGCTGACACCATGCAGTACCTCAACGACCGTGGACTCAGGGCAGAGCGTCTGTCTGTGGCAAAGAAGCACTATGAAGACTTTGCCATGGTTATTGCCGAGCAGAGAGTTGTAGGTCCAAAGATTGAGCTATTGATTGAAGAGCTTTTGCAGCTTCGTATCATGAATAACGACAAGGTAGACCACCCTAGAAAGGGAAGTAAGGACTTGTCCGATGCGGTTTGTGGGGCTATCTTCAACGCAATTGCACATACTCCACGAAACCTTGATGAAACAATTGAAGTCAAGACATTGGAGTCAGTCCATAGAGAAGTAAGGCAGAACAAGCTAGATAAATATGAGCAGATGAAGGCAGATGGTGTCATTCGTGCACCTAAGCGACAGATGCCACAGGAGCTTGAAGATTTTCTTGCCAGAATCTCTACCATCTGAGGCTTGACACGGGACATAGGTCCCGTTAGACTAGAAAAAGATTAAAACAATTAGTAGCAAAGAGATGAAGATTACTCTAGTAGATTCTAATGAAGTATGTAAGTGTGTAGGGAAGCACATCCCGAAGCCAACCAAACTCTATCGAATTGATTATTCGGGCGGGTTTGTCTTCGTGTGCCCCACAGCCTACTTGAATCTGGTATCCTTGGAAGAAGAGTATGTGAAGCATGATGGTCTTCCGCCTGGTTCAGTAAGGAAACACTTCTCAGAGTTTACTCATGAACTGTACAGACTAATGACTCGTTCAGCTTGACAGTTGCACAGCCTGCCGGGTTATGGTAGACTGAAATCACAGGTTGAACACAAGTGGGTATGGGAAAGTTTGGTAATCCGTCTGCTTTGGGAGCAGAAGAACGTCGGTTCAAATCCGGCTGCCCGCACGTGAGGTTTTAGGTTTGCCCTCTCTGGAGCAAGGACACAACATCCATTCAGTTGGACCAGAGGAAAACCTAGCTATCGGGATGTAGCTCAGCTTGGTCAGAGCGCGCGGTTTGGGACCGTGAAGTCGTAGGTTCGAATCCTATCATCCCGACTTCCTGAATAAAATGCCATGCAAAGGAAAGTCTAATGAATGACATAATGACGCGTGAGGAAATCATCCTTGCGCTTGAGGCTAGAGATGGTTTAAACTGTTTCTTGTGTAAGGAACCATTCTCAAAGGATGTAAACAGTCCTTTGTTTGAGGTGACTATTGACCACTGGTATCCACAGTCTATTGCTTTTGCAGAGGGTTGGACGTATGATGAGGTCAATGCAATCTCAAACTTGAGAAAGGCGCACAGACCTTGTAACGCAAATAAGGGTGACCTAGTTCCGAATCCTGATGGTACTCTTCCACAGAGGCCAGTCAAGGAAAGAACGATTAGGCTTCCGCGTCCAGTGTCATGCGACACCTGCATGAATGGTAGAATTCTTCTACTTGGAGAAATTTGCCCGGATTGTAGTTCTGGACCACAACCCAGAGCATTCCCTAAGACTCTTCAGAAGACTCCAAAGGAATGTGACCACAGTAGTTATCACTGTTGGATGTGCGTCATCGGCCACATTCCACGAAAGTCTGCACTTCAGACGATAATTACTGGCTGAGCTTGACACCCCAGTCGTCAAGTAGTAACATGGTAGTACGCCCAAGGGGACCGGCGAATTTATCCCCCGCAGTTACATCTCTGCGATAGCAAAAGATGGCAATGCTCCGTCGTATAACGGCAATACATTCGGCTCTGGACCGAAGAATTGAGGTTCGAATCCTTGCGGGGCAGCAAAGTCAAGTGCGACGGTACTTGACGGGAGTGGCGGAACGCCTTACTATGGAGGTAACGCACATCGGGGCCTAACCAGCCGGTTGATAACCAAACTGATGGTCTAGACTAACGGAGTACATAGAGGTCTAGTGCCGGAAAACTTAATCCGGTCTCCCACATATTCCAGAGCGTAGGTTGTGCCAGTCGGTCTCCAAAACCGTACTGCGAGAGTTCGAATCTCTCCTGGTTTGCCAATACACCCTAGGAGGTGCTAGAGTGTTGATGAAGTTGAAGATGTTGCTTCACAAGTTCCGCCCGGTAGTTGATAAGCTACTGAGCAGATGGTACACTAGAAAAACAAAGTAAAAAACTTTTCGGGTCGGATGTAAACGGTTATCTTTCAATTTGGTGAATACAATATCCCGTTTACAACAACACATCCGAATCATTGGGGTATAGCTCGGTCTGGTTAGAGCAATCGTCTGATAAGCGATAGGTCGTGGGTTCAAATCCCACTGCCCCAACTGTGTGGGTCGAATGTTATCGGTTATCTTCCAAACAGCGGGTTATAGGTTCGAATCCTATCCTGGGCTTTCATGTCCAGGTAGCTCAATGGGTAGAGCAGCAGTCCTTTAAACACGATAGCAACAAACATATCCACCAAGCTTGCGGGTCGGAGACATTCGGTTATCTTTGATTCCAATACTATCAGAATTCCGGTTCGACTCCGGATTGTGGACGAATGGGAGTGGGTCCCAGCTAGTGTGATAGCTAGTTAGTCTACACCTTCCGATGTCATGTATATCCGCATATAATGGAGGTTCAAGCCGATTGGCGACGGCACTTGTCTTGAAAACAAACGAGGTGTGAAAGCCCTTGGGGGTTCGACTCCCCCAGCCTCCGCTTCCTAGTACTAAGGAGTAAAATGACTGAGACAGAAAATGTCGGTCCTTCTTCCTATCAGCTAGCAATCATCCTTGCGCTTCAAAGCAAGCATGTGTATGCTAACACTGTAAGTTACGAAGAGATTGCACGACGACGTAAGGCAAGCAAGCGGGCGCGACTTCAGCGCAGAACAAACAGAAGGCTTGACACGACACGTCGCTCGTGATAAGGTTTTAACAGAACAACAGATGGTCGGCAAGCAGGTAAGTGAGGAACACAGGAGCTTGAGCCACAACCCCTCCGCCATCACATGCGTCGTTAGTTCAGCGGTCAGAGCACTGCCCTGTCAAGGCAGAAGTCGCGGGTTCGAATCCCGTACGGCGCGCATATATAATGTAACTGTTGCCTAGTGATTGGAATAAAATGGCACGTGTTAAGAAGTTTGACCTTGTTGCCCTTGACAAGGACGGCTGGTTCTCTGCTAAGGTTAGTGGAAAGTTCCGGGGTCTGGTTGAAAAGACAGGTCGAAGCAACTATACTCTCCACCTTGGCAAGGGTGACGTGACCAACTTCAATACGAAGAAGGCACTTGAGACTTGGCTCACGAACAAGTGGGCAACTAACTAAATACTTATAGCGTTCGGGTCGGAGGCTTTCGTTTATCATCGGAGAATAAGACGATTGTCAACCACATATCCGCTCTCTAACTTCTAGGCCCTAACAATTTCGGGTCGGATGTTCCTCGGTTATCTAAATTATACTGTGAATATAAAGGTGTCGGTTCGAATCCGGCCGGAAGCGCAATGGTAGACTGTACAATCTGCCAAGTCACTGTAGTTTAAGTGTGGGAATAAAACATCCGTCCTAGGATAAGGATATGCACACGCGACCCGTGCCAGTGACGCTTGCCCCTGTAGTTCAATGGATAGAGCGACTGCCTTCTAAGCAGTAAGTTGCAGGTTCGAATCCTGTCGGGGGTACTTTATGAAAGACAAAATGCTTCGTAAAAGGTCTTCTTGGAGAACTTGGACCAGAACATATGGTTCTGAGCAGAAGAGGAATAACCGCGCATTTGAAAAGAAGCAATGGAGAAAAGAGTGGCTGAGCGAAAGCTGACAGTATACTTTGAATCAAGCGATGACATTGATGAAGACGAGTTCTTTGAATATGTTCATCGCTTTTTCTGTAAGAATCCCAACGACCCTGATGTAGATAATTGCAGGCTTTACGCGATGACTGCTCAAAGTGTAGTTGAGGAAGAAGAGTAAGCGTGCTATGATTGGGCTAACAAAGCCAAAGTAGGAGGCAAGTTGCCTAAGAGGAAATTCTTCTACGATACCGAATTCCATGAAGACGGAAAGACGATTGACCTTATTTCAATCGGCATTGTCCGTGGTGATGGAAAAGAATATTATGCGGTATCTTCAGAAGCAGATTATCGCCGGATTTATGAGAATAGTTGGCTCATGAATCATGTTATGAATACTATTCCGCATGTAGTTGTGGAGGTTCCCAATGATGGTGGATTCACCATTGTTCCAACAGGGCCGGATGTAAAGACTCGTGCTCAAATTAGAGAAGACATCATCAACTTTGTTGGAGAGAGTCAAGACGTTTTCAATGACCCTCATGGTGAGGCAAAGGCTGAGCTTTGGGCTTGGTATGCTGATTACGACCATGTAGCATTGTGTCAGCTCTTTGGTAAGATGATTGATTTGCCTGAGGGATTCCCTATGTTTACAAGGGACCTGAGACAGCATTGGGAGTATTGTGGCTATCCTGAACTTCCACGTCAGGATGATGGCGAACACAACGCGCTTGACGATGCCAGACATAATCTGGTAATGTGGAAGTACATGGAGGAGCACTGCAAGCAATATGGAAACACACGTTTTCTCGGTAATGCTTCAAGTTGAGGTAGAAGCACCATCTGAGGATGATGCTCGTGAAGCCATCAGAGATTGCTTCGGAGAGGGTAGCAACTGTGGTGCGAACGTGGTAGAGTATGAGGTGCTTGACCATGCTAGACTTGACTGACATCGAAAATCGCGGGGTTACGTTCAAAAAGTTCTGTGGACTTGATGCCGAAGATGGTGTAGGATGTACAGAAGAAGCGGTAGGAGACATCACTGCTGAACTAGAAGATGGAGTTAAGATTCCAGTTCCAGTGTGTGAAGGTCATCTACAAGAACTCATCGCTGCTTACAATGTTGAGCAAGTGAGTTGACAGCGGTATGAACTCTTGCTATGATAGAAGAGTTCCTGGGGGTGTAGCTCCAATGGTAGAGCAACAGCTTTGCAAGCTGAAGGCTGTCGGTTCGAATCCGACCATCTCCACTGACCATATTTGGTCTACAAAGGGGGTGTACACATGTTGTACACACTACTAGTAATCTTGGTAATCATCGTTATCTTGATGCTTATCTTCTAAGGAGGTAAGATGAGAGGCAGCGATGTAGTATGGACGATTGCAGGAGTACTCTTTGCGATTGCTCTAATCGTCTGGCTTGCGGATAACGTAAGCCTTTGATAGAGTAAAGCTCACGAACCTAGGTCGCCTCTGATACAAGCCGCCTATCAAGTTGTAGTGCACTACGCTTGACGCTCCAGTCCTGAGTCGGGTAAAATGGACAACATGCTCCGGTAGCTCAGTTGGTAGAGCAGTTGACTCTTAATCATCAGGTCCTCGGTTCAAGTCCGAGTCGGAGTACGTATAGTATAATAACCCATAAAACACCCCAGTTGGTTTCCGGCTGGGGTTTTATCTTTAAAGGAGAAAACATGTTCGGTCGTCGTAAGGCTGCTTTCGTTCCCGACAACACCAAGCGAGTTCTGAAGACTGTCAAGGTTGTTAAGCGAGACCCTTCTACCGCTGCGGCCCCCGTTGACCTTATCAAGAAGGTTGGGGTTTCTTTTGAAAAGAAGGTCGAGTCTGCGGTCAATCTGAACAAGAACGTCAGTGGCCCTTCTCGTGGAGTCGTCTGGAATGTCATCGGTCTGCTTGACGAGTCTTACTCTATGGACCCCTTCTTCTATGATGGTACGGTTCAGGAGATTGTTGACCGTGTGCTTGCATGGTCTGCGTCGGTTGATGCTGATGGCCTGGTGCCTTTCGGCGGGTTTGCTAACAGCCACGTTTGGCACGGTGACGTTGACCTGACGAACGTTAATAACGTCGTTGCTACAAATGGATGGTCCCCCTGGGGTGGAACCAACCTTGCTGACTCTCTCAAGGCTATCCTTGACATGGTTAAGGATATGGGAGATGCTTGGCAGGAAAACCCCATCCTTCTGTTCATCGTGACGGATGGTATGCCTCAGAATCAGGCTCTTGTTAAGCAGTACATTCAGGAGCTTTCTCAGTACCCTGTCTTTATCAAGATTCTGCGGGTGGGTAGTGACCCTGGTGCCAAGGCTTTTGTTGAAGACCTTGACAACATGGTCGGTGGTCGCCTGGTGGATAATGTTGAGGCTCCGGATGATGGTCTCCGCAAGGGGATGTCTGACGATAAGTTCAACGCTGCTATGATTAACGACATGGACAAGTACATCAACGACGCAACTGCGGCGGGTCTCCTTCAGTGAACGAACGACTTGACGACATGGTTGAAGCATGGCATACTTCAGGTGAAGAGGAAACACGCTCTCTACAAGAGTACCTTGACATGAATGATGCGGAGTTTCAGATTTGGGTAGTAACTGCGAAGTTGACAGACTCCTACCTTGACAGACATCCTGAGATGATGTAAGATATAAGAACAAGGTCGCAGGGATACAACGCGAGATTCGCTCCGGGTATGTATCTTAAAAGTAAGCTGCGATTATGGCTCGGTGGTGAAATTGGTTATCACGCCTCCCTCATAAGGAAGTATTTCGGGTTCGAGTCCCGGCTGAGCTACTGCGCGGTAGTGGAGTTAGGTTCCACGTGGGGCTCATAACCCTAAGACGCCGGTTCGAATCCGGCCTGCGCCACTATTTACAATAGGAGAGTATTTGTCTTACATTGGAGCAGCCCAGCAGACTTCTGGAGAACAGCCATATTTTCTCGCTCCAGGATTTCTGTTTGGTGATATCATTGACGTAGACTTTGACAACAAGGTCTTCAAGGTGAGATTTAGAATTCTATCCTCTCAGAATGAGGATGGGAATTCAGATGGTATTACTACATATGAGGTAAATGAGACACATATGGTTGGTGAGGTTTCATTCCATAATCTTACAAATGCCGGTGTCTTTCTTCAGTCTCGTCTAGGAGTAGACGAAACAGTTAGTGTTCCAGAATTTACGTGGACACCACCAGTTTCCTGATTGGATGAAATGATTAGAGACGGTTAAATCCTTCTACTGTCAAAAGTAGAAGGAGGTGTTGAAAAATGCCAGGACCAATGTCCCGTCCAGATGGACATCGAGAGTCTTCCGAAGAGCGTAAGGCTCGTGGTAAGATGCTCATGAATGGAAAGACCCCGAAGACTGGAAAGTCTTCAAGGTGAGCGAAAGCTCATCCTGTCCCTTTAGCTTAGTTGGAAAAGCGTTCGGTTGAAGCCCGAAAGTCTGCGGTTCGATTCCGCGAGGGGACACTTTATCGTCTATCAAAGGATAATGCAATGGGTTGGTTTAAGAGTGAACCCAAGGAAACACCTAGAGAGACAACCGATGAAGAAGAGGCAGAGGCTAGCTTGAAGTTTCATACCGCCTCTGGTAGATTTGGTCCGGTAGGAAGGCGAGATGCTACATGGACGACATCAGAACAGTAAGTGATGAAGACCTGAACCGTCCTGGTCCTTACTCTTTGACAGATTATCGAGCTGCTGAGGAGCTTGGGATTACGGTTCAGAGAATGGTCGAAATCAATGATGTTTGGTCAAAGCACGCTGGTGAAAATGCGCGGGAACGAATGAGGCGTCGCAAGGAACGACTTGCAAACCAGCAACGCACTGTGGTAAAGTAGTAGAAAGACCGCCCGAAAGGGCAATGTACGGGTTGAGCAGGTGGTGTGCTCCGCTGACTGTAAATCAGCCGCTTCGGCATTGGGGGTTCGATTCCCTTCCCGTGCACTCTGTAGTATCATGCATGTAAGCCAGGGATAAGCTAGGCGGGCCTGTAAAGCCCTACCTCGTTGGTTCGAATCCAACTACATGCACTGTGACGGTAGCTTAATGGTAGAGCGTTGCGTTGTGGTCGCAATGGTTGCGGGTTCGAGTCCCGTTCGTCACCCCGGTCCTTTGTTGCGAGTGGTTAGCAATTGGTCTGCAAAACCAAATACGTGGGTTCGAATCCCACAAGGGCCTCTATACATTCCCCACCTGAATGTAGAAGGTGAGTCTGGACCTTTCCAGCTAAATGAATTAGATTCAGCCTGTGTAAGTGGTACGGGTCTCCTCTAGCAGGGAGATTTTTCCAAGAGATATAGCCCGTAAATGCTCTTGGCATCACAGACTAACATGTGCTAGCATGGTGATGGTTCCGAGAAAGAACCTAGTCAGTTCCAATCGGGTTTATTATACAGAGCGGACAACCTTCCTAAAGAGGCCCGACTGCAATAGGTATCCCACCTAAATTTAAAATGGGAGGTGTTTCGCCAGTCGTCACTTGAAATCCAGGCTGGTAAGCGGGTAATGTAAGTTAGGGGCAGAGGCCCAAACCTTACAGAATGGCCAAGGTTAGTCACCTTCCCGTGAGATAACTCGTGGTACCCCATCACACGTTAATCTGGGGCACTTTCCCTCGTAGCATAACGGCAGTGCAGCAGATTGTTAATCTGTACAGTCCTGGTTCGAATCCAGGCGGGGGAGCCACACGCACAGAATTGCGACAAGAACGGATTTGGAACTCACATAATAACCATGGTAAAAGTGGGGAAAGATGAAGGGGAGATAGTGAAGAGCGGCGGGGCTGCATTAGCAGCTAGGCCACCCGCGTGGGACCAAGCTTTGATGTGGTAGCCCAATTAGAGGCGGTGCGGATATGCAAGATTCCTTCCTGTAGTCCGGTAAAAGGTGGAAGGTAGTGCGGGTATTGAATCCCGCCCACATCAATTTAATGCCCTTATAGTGTATCGGAATTAACACGACGGTCTTCGGAACCGTAGAGCCGGGTTCGACTCCTGGTAGGGGTACGTAGCCGATAATTCCAAATGAATTATCGGCTTTCTTTATACGCTCTTGAAGTTCAATGGATGAACAACTCCCTCCTAAGGAGCAGGTTGCTGGTTCGAATCCAGTCAGGAGCACGCAAGACGCAAGACGCAAGGGGTAGCTCAGGTTTCGACTTTGCTAATCAGGGATATAGACGCAGCCGTTCTTTGGTAAGAGAACTGAAACAGACCAAAACCATAAATGCAAACTCTAAGAATGCATCTGCCTACGCCCTAGCGGCGTGATGGCCGGGTTAGTGGGGGACCTAGGAACAGAATGCCCCACCTAAAATAGAGCTTCGGCTCAACTTGTGAAGATAGTGTGCAACACCAGTTAGTGTGATTGACATGGCTGTACATCGGATATATGCTAGATAGTGAAGGACGCGGGTTCGATTCCCGCCTACTCCACAAGATAGGAAGAATATGAAAGTATCAAATCTCTACATCTACGGTTCCAGTGAGTTCCTTCGTAGACTAGAAGAAGAGTATGTTTTCCTGGGAAGGTCTGTTAGACTTGAAGAGGACCGACTTATCGTCTTTGCACTTCCACGAAGGAAGAAGAACAACAAGAAGTCTCCGAAGGGCAAGTCACGCAGGCGTTGACAAGGCCGGACGGGGTTTGATAGACTGTAGTTGTTGGTCAGTACGAGTTAGCTGAATGGTAACTCACGTAGGCGCTCTATTAGGCTGACCAAGCTTGTACCCAAACGAACCATACGCTGTAAGTCCCCCTAGTCGTCACGGACGAAGGGGCAGGGCAAAATTTCCTGGCCAAGGGTGGTTGTAGGGTATTGACAGTTCGCACGTGACTCTGATACTGTCAAGTTGTAGCACACGGACAAGGCTTAGGCGGATGGAACAAGCCGGTGGGATGCGAGTGGTGATGCTACAATAACACGGGAAGTAAGCCATCTATACCTAAGACACTGCTTCCTAAGTTGCTATCCATAAGGTAATAAACCGTGAGGGAAACCACAGCGGATAATCTTTCCCAGCTAGGTATAGACGTGGGTACCTGAGGATGGCAAGCTTCTACAGCAGGCAGGTCGAACGCCTTAGACAAGTATTCAGGGCAATGAATAAAGATAGTAGCACCCATTCGACAGGGTATAAAGCTACCGCCTGATTGAATACACGCTGTAGGCTGTGATAGCGACCGGAAAAGCTATCACAAGCTTCTAAATTCAAAGCTAGAGGAGTTATCATGGCTACCGGCAAGGAGCGCGGCTTCAAGGATTGGCACGGAAGTAAGGAATTCCGGCGCAGCGCTCGCAATTACACTGAATCCGATACCATCAATCGTGGTCGCAAGAAGAAGAACACGAAGAAGTGGTGCAAGGGTGTTGTTGGTCGTAAGCACACTCTTGCGCTCTTTAACAAGTACTCCTTCTCTCGCAATTACAAGTGCATTAAGTGTGGTAAGGAAATTTGGCACATCAGTAATCGAGAAGACTACAATTACGAAGAGAAGAGTCCGATGGAATGGGCTGATTACCAGTAATCCCGGTCAACTAGTTGGACACACAATCTCTCTGACCGTATAATGGATAGTGAATCCATCAAGTTGGGAGGAAATTATGAGCGATACATTCCTAGAACAAATGGGATTTAAGTTCATTGCCGACCTTTTGACGGAAATCCGAAATGGCCAGATGAGATTGGAGGAAACCATGGCAGACCTACAGACAGAAGTTGCAGAACTTCGTGATGCTGTAACTGGTGTTTCACAGCGTGTTGATGCACTCGTTGGACCACTTACGGATGCCGTACGAGAGGCGCAGGACGCACTTGCAGCAGAGCGTGAGGCAGCAGCTAATCTAGCAGCAGCAGAAGATGCTGAGGACGTAGAGCAGAACCGTCAGCTAGAGGAGGCTCGTGCAGCTACAGATGCAGCACTAGCAAATGCTCAGCAGGCAGCAGATGAAATCAGCGCTGAGACTGACCGACTAAATGCAGTCGCACAGCCTGAAAACCCTGAGACTCCTCAGGCGTAATTAACGAGACAACTTAATAACCAGGACCCCGCCTTTTTGGCGGGGTTTCTGTGTTAGGAGGGCTAATGAAGAGCCGTAGAAAGTTCCTCTGCCTTGACTGTGGAGTCGATACAGGTAAGATAGGCGAACACTACATGTTGGTTGATGATGTCTGGTCCTTGACAGGACTTGGGCCGATTGGTATGCTCTGTGTTGAACACGTTGAAGAGCGCATTGGTCGAGAGCTTGTGGTGACAGACTTCAACGACTCGTATCTCAACAATGCCCGAACGGGCATTATCAGTCAGAGACTTGCACAGCGCATGGGTCTTCTGGTAAGATAGTTCTATCGCCCTTCGGGGTAATGCACATGTGGCGGAATGGTATACGCGCTACGTTGAGGTCGTAGTCTCTGAAATACGGGATGCAGGTTCGACTCCTGTCATGTGCACATGTCTCTTAGAGTAGGTCAGCAAATTGTTGTTGCTCAATTCGTCAGGAAGGGAATTGAATACTCTGGAAGAAAGGGCTTTGTAGAGATTGTTCAGAGCCGTGGCAGAATTACGGTACTTCTGTACAAGACAGATACAATGCCAGAATGTACAATTGATATGCATGAACGAAACGTAAGGACTGTATAGTGAGTTACATCGTTTATCGTGACGTTTTTGGCATGGACCAGAACAACCCCTTGCTTGACAAGGTTGATAAGCTCGATGATAAGGTTATTGAGAAGTATCAACAGGGTTGGGTTGATGATGAATTCGGGCCAGGTATGAATCTGCAAGAGGCAGAAGAATACATTAAGTCTCAAGGGTACAATTGTTGGCCTCCCCCAGAGCCTCACAGTTACGATACACTCCTCATCCTTGTACAGATGATTAAGAACGGGGAAATCGATATCAATGAGTATCTTTAACCGAGACGGATTCAGGAACGGTCAAAAGGTATACATTCCAAAGATGGGGCAGTATGGCGTTGTGAAAATGAAGCGCGGTGGTCTCATTAAGGTAAAGCCATACAAGAGTGACAATGAAATTTGGGTTCATCCTTACGAAATTGAGGATGGTCGATAAGAAAGCCCTTCGGGGCATGGAGAGGCAAGCCAATTGGTGATGGCACCTGACTGCTAATCAGACGAGTCCTTATAGGGCCTTGCGGGTTCGACCCCCGTTCTCTCCGCTGCTACCCTATGTAGAACCGTGTAGGGGCTATGCAATGTATCAGGGGGTTGATATCCCTAACGGTTCAAGCTACCATGGAAGTCCAAGAGTTAATACAAGGAGATGAAATGACTCACGTTTCAGCAATCTTTTCCGTGGACGACCTGAACAAGGCAATTGAGGACGGTTGGGTCAGGGTCCAGACGAATGAGGACAACACCCTTTCTATTTACAATTACAGCGAAAGTGCCCAATACAAGCGTTACTGGAATGATGTAACTCTGAATTGTCGGGGCTTGATTCTCGACAATGACATGAACATTATTGCTCGTCCGTGGAAGAAGTTCTTCAATTATGGAGAGCGTCCACTGAACATTTCCACAGATGACCCGGTTGAGGTGACGGACAAGAAGGACGGCTCTTTGGGTATCCTTTACCGTCACCCGATGACTGGTGATTGGAAGGTTGCGACTCGTGGGTCTTTCCTTTCTGAGCAGGCTCTTCACGCAACTGCATTGTTCAATGACCGATACAGCCACATTGCAATTCCTACTGAGGGTCTTACCTGTCTCTTTGAGATTGTTTACCCTGAGAACCGCATTGTTCTGGACTATGGCGAGATGGATGACCTCATTCTTCTTGGTTCGGTACAGAACAAGTATGGCTGGTACTATGGTCCAAACGAGACAGCAGCAATGGTGAACTGGACTGGTCCTGTCACTGAGGTGTTCGAGTACCGCACGATGAACGAGGCGTTTGCGGACTACCGTCCAAATGCTGAGGGTCTGGTAATTCGGGCGGGTAGTGAGATGCTGAAGTTGAAGCAGGCAGACTACGTAGCTTTGCACAAGTTGGTTACGGGTCTGAACGAGCGTGCAGTATGGGAGCGCTTGCGGGATGGCGAGACGCGTGATAGTATCTGTGCATCACTTCCTGACGAGTTCCACGGGTTTGTTGACAAGACGGCTGATGCTCTTGAGAAGGAGTTCCAGTCAATCTACTTGACGGCACACCAGAACTATTGTACTGTTCTGAACAAGATGGGAGCGGGCTACAGCCGCAAGGACTTTGCTCTTGAGGCAATCAAGTACCCCAACCCTTCTCTACTGTTCAACTTCCTTGACAACAAGTCGAATCGTCAGTCAGTATGGGACATGATTCGACCGAAGGGTGAGTAATGGACTGGCAAACTAAGGCTTTTCTTATCTGTATCGCAGTGAGTGTCGTTTGCAAGATTGGAACGCTTCTGCTACGCTCTACAGAGCCGGAAGAGCCTGAGACTGTGGTTCCAATGAATCGAGCGCAGAGGCGACATCCCAAGGGAAGAGTTCCTGCGCAAAGGTTCGGAAGGCAGAACCAGGCTATTAAGATGAAGCCGGGCAAGGGTGGCTCTCATCGCAAGTTCGTAAGGTAGTATGTGCTGGGAGGAAACTCCCAGCAAGCTTGTCTAACTAAGGAATGAAATGAATTACGAAGAGATTATCGACGGTTACAATGAGCTTCGTGAGCGCTGCCTTGAATTGGCAAAGGCTAACAATGGTGCCCTGATGGATAATGGCGCTTGGTTCATGACTGCTATTATGGAATCAGATATCACGCTCGATTATTCAGAGGGTGGAATTCATGGTTGGGGCAATGCTTATACTACTCAAACCCTGACCACCGAATACTTCAGCTTTGTTATCCCGTTTGAACTGCTTGAGGAGAAGTAAATGCTAGAGCTGGTTATTAATCGCGGAATTCCCGGAAGTGGCAAGTCTACTTTCGCTGAGGCATGGGTGAATTCCGCAAATGGCCGAGTGCGCAGTAACCGAGATGACATTCGTCTTTCTGGATACGGCGTTGAGTTCGGTCCGCCTATCGATGAGAAGGTTGTTACGGAGATTCAGCACGCTGGAATCCGGGCCGCACTTTCCGCCGGGGTTTCGGTTATTGTTGATGACTGCAACATTGAGCAGAAGTACATCAATACTCTTGCCCGAATTGGATACGAGTACGGAGCAGAGGTTTCCATCAATCTGATTGATGTTCCTGTTGCTGTCGCTCTTGAGCGTAACCGTATCCGAAAGGACCATGGAGGACGCTTTGTTCCTGAGAATGTGATTGTATCTATGCATTCTCGACTTCAGGGTCTTAAGAATGTCAGCCTTCCGGAGCGAATCGTATTCAATAAGTACACTGGATACAGCAAGAATCCTGAGGCTGTCATGGTTGACATTGATGGTACGCTTGCTAAGATGACTCGTAGGGGTCCATTCGACTGGCTTCGTGTTGGTGAGGATGAGCCTATCGAGAGGGTTATTGAGATTGTCAACCTGTACTGGAGTGCTGGCAAGAAGATTGTGGTAATGTCTGGTCGTGACAGCGTTTGCCGTGAGCAGACGATTGAGTGGCTTGACAAGAACCTTGTCCCATGGGATGCTCTTTTCATGCGTCCCGAGAAGGACATGCGAAAGGACAGTATCGTCAAGCACGAACTGTTCTGGGCACATGTCGCTCCGTTCTACAATGTTCAGACTGTTCTTGATGACCGTAAGCAGGTTGTAGACATGTGGCGAGAGATTGGCCTTACGTGCTTCCAGGTTGCGCCGGGTGATTTCTGATGGAACTATTTGGAGCATCCTGTCTGACAGTTATCGCAGCAATTGCCATTATGTGGTGCATCGGAATGCCTTGGCTTGCGCTAGGGTTTGGTGGTCCATCAATTGGTAATTGGGCTTGGATGATTGGCGGACTTGTGGTAGCGTCTGCTATCGCTGTAGGATGGTGGAACTTCGTGGGCACAAACATTCATTTCAGCTTCGGTTGAAATGCGGCGGGTTGTTGTTTAGACCCGCCAAGCTGAAAGGAGATAAAATGCAAACAGTAGACATCACACTTGATGTAAATCAAGCACGACTGGTAAAGCGTATCCTTGAGAATCACGTGTCTTCGGATGTAAAAGAGCTTCGTCGGATTGGTGACGCTATCCATGCAATCGAGTATAGTGTAGATAGATTGTGGGACGAAAAGCATGACCAGGACGCTGAATGCACTTGTGGGCATGTTTACCACAGGCATTTTGATTCCTATGAAGACATGTACCCTATCGGCTGTAAGTATTGTGAGTGTGATACATTTGAGCAACGCGTTTGAGTTCTTTGAGGCCCAGTGGCAAGAGCCTGTTTGGGATGCACTGAGTGAGACTGAGAAGCTACTCCTTGTTCACGAGGCGTATGCTGAGAAGCAGTTCCGCGAATGTGATGGACATGCTTGGACTCTGGTGGTAGACTGTGGTCAGGCAAGTATCCAGTGTGTCAATTGCGAGGGCAGCTTTGAATATATCGCTGGACCAGACTACCAAGACATGATTAACTGTGAGGTAGACATTTACTACCCACGCATCGAGATTGAGATTTCTGGCTCATACGACAACCCCGAGCGGGAACCTGTGCTAGAATTCTACACAGAGCATCCGGAAGATTTGTCGGGTTGCGCTTACTTCCAAGGTAAGGGAACATGTTCCTATGGCTGTTGGGAAGAGCCTAGATGTCAGACAGACGAACCTTCTGAAGGTTGGCCATCGGAGCGATTTAAGGACACGCCTTGAAGCAATATCCAAGTCCAGATAACTTCATGGACATTGTAGTCACTCAGCATGAAGAAGACTTCACAAAATGGCGGGTTGTTGGTGTTACTGTAGACTGGGATGCAGTCAAGCAGCTAGACATCGAAACAGACTTTTCCAACAAGGCGCTTGCAGAAGCCTTCATCAGAGGGTATACTGATAAGTACGTAAGAAGGAACTTCTTCGAGTGAACGATTGGGGCTTCGGCCCCAAGCTTGACAGACCACTACAAAGTCTGTTATGATTGATAACATCGAGCGGGTGTGGCGGAACTAGGCAGACGCGATAGGTTTAGGTCCTATTGTCCTTGTGGCGTGCAGGTTCGATTCCTGTCACCCGTACTTTATCGTTAATTACAAGAGGGGAATGTAATGAGCAACTTCAACTATGGTGACGATGTTGTTGATGTCAGTGGCGCTGAGGGTAGGGTCGTTGACGAGACTGTCGGAGGTGGAAAGGTCACTGTCCGAATCACCAAGGAAGGTCCCAATTCGTCTTTTCGAAAGGGACAGCGAGTAAACATTCTTGAGCGACAGCTTAGGAAGAAGTAACAAAACGGCGGGGTTCGCTCCGCCAAGCTTGGGAGGTCATAATGGCTAAGAGAGCAAGAATGAATTCTCCTGTAAAGATTTCAAAACCAAATAATGCTATCAACAGGAGATACAAGGATGAGCTAGGAATCATCTTTGACATCAAGACAGAAGAGCGCAGAACCTATTACATGGTTCGACTAAACGGAGGTCATACAATCTCTGTTGATAGAGATGAAATCACAGTGCTATGAAGCTACCACATTACATTAGTAGAAAGTCGTGGCATCAAGGTGACCGTGTGATTGTCGCTGTTGGACAGCACAAGGGCAAGCATGGTACAGTGAAGTTGTTCGCCACCAAGCACAACTATCTAGTACTTCTCGATGGAGAAGAAAGACCAAGACAGTTCCATAAGGGTGCATTGGACCCTGAATAGGAGAAAGTAAATGGCTAACGATAGTGGTATCCCGAAGCCTGCAAAGTATGCGGTTAAGTGCGACAAGTCCAGCTCTGGAAAGCACACTCCGACTACACGCGAGACCAAGGTTGACGGACAGCACATCAAGTACAAGATTTGCACTAGCTGCAATGGTACGCTAAAGTAAGACCAAGGCCCTTCGGGGTCATGCGGGGTTAGCTCAGTGGGAGAGCGTCTGCCTTACAAGCAGAGGGCCGGGGGTTCGAATCCCTCACTCCGTACAATGGGAGAAATACCGAAAGGCTGGCACCTTTCGGCGGGCTTAGCAATGCTGTGCCAGCAGTAAGTTGTTAGTACCGGGGATAGTCTAGAAAACTATCCCGTAATCCCGTAAGCTAAATCCTCGGTGTAGATACGTAAAAAGTTGGATTGAAAGAAGTCTACACAATGCCCGCGTAGGCGAATGGTATAGCCGCTGGTCTCAAACACCAGGCCGAAAGGCGTGTCGGTTCGACTCCGACCGTGGGTACATGTCTCTTGGAAGACCTCCGGGTGAAGTACCGAATCCAAGTGGTGGCACTAAGCCACGACAGCCTAAACCGCCAACCGGTCCAGGCCGATAAAAGGAGAAACATGATGCAGTTTACTAAGGTTGATGAAGACGCTTACACGGTTCTGATGAACCTTGATACCATTCAGCGCATTGCCAAGGCTTTTGGTGACCAGGAGAATGAGGGTATGGGAGATGAGCGAGACGCAGTTCTCGGTACATCATTTGAGAATGCCCATGAGCGTCTGAGCAAGCCTGAGACTTCTGAGTCCGAGTGACTTACAGCCCCGGAAACGGGGCTAAGCTTTTGAGAGAGGGTGGTAAAATGGCGAAGACCAAGTGGGTGCCAGTAGGAAATAGGATGATGGACAGAGCTTATCTGAGAGATGGCGATGTCGTTCATACTGGTGAGGCTCTGCTACTTGCGCTTCTGTTTCACGCTAAGGGTAAGACCAAGCGTAGTCAGGATGAGCTAAAGCAAGTCTCTAAGATGCTGGATGACCCTAATCTCAACAAGAGGACTCCCCGCAGAAAGAAGTGATTCTTTCTTGGCGGGGTTTTCCCGTTTTAGGAGTAATATGGCTAGACTAATTATCAACAGGACAGACTCTCGTTGCGAGAAATGCAATAAGTCTGCGAGCCCCCATGAGATGGGGCATTTCACTGTCTATGGTTATGTAGATAACGGCTATCCCGGTTGCGGAGAGCTTTGGGACAGTGTAGACTCTGACTACATCAACTTGCCAAAGCAGATGATTGAATGGCATTTCAACATGCCTCATTTGATTGGTCTGCCTGTATATAGCGCAAGTTCTGAGCCGATTGGACTATTTGGTGGCCAGACAAGAGAGAATGCGACGTTGCCCCCAGTGTCAGAGGAAGACGATGACACCATTTATGAAGCAGAAGATTTGCGGTAACTGTTCCGCAGAGGAAATTATTAGGAGTATTCGTGGCGGGTCTGCCGAAGAAGTTGTACTATGTCCTAGTGAAGCCAGGAGGGAAGCCTCTGGGATACCGTCAGAAGGGCGGAGGGACATACACGAACGAGAAGAATGCTAATGCTCAGTACGAGCATTTGAAGAAGTATGGTTCCAATGTGGAATTGTATTCCACAGACATCAATTGGTGGCTTGAGAAGACCTCTCAGGAGAATCCAATGGAGGGAATGCCTGGTCTATGGTAAACGTGCTGTTTGTAACTGGCGCGGGTATTTCAGCCAATGCAGGCATCGCCACCTACCGTGATGGTGGTTCAACATGGGTGGACGGAGACCTTGAGAAAAAGTCTCACTCGTCTCGTTATGGCAACCACCTAGATGAGCTGTGGGATAAACACTGGGGTCCCCTGTCAAAGGCTATGGCCGATGCTGAGCCTACCTACACACATCGTGCCATAGCTGAATTTCAGAAGAGCAACCCCAGTATCATTGCAACGCAGAACATCGATGACTTGCATGAGCGTGCCGAGTCTGATAACGTAGCACATCTACATGGCAGCATGGTCATCAAGTGCATCCGGTGCAAGAGAAGCCATCTTGAAACGAGGTGGACTAAGGGTGCTCCGCAGTGTCCACACTGTGGTAAGATGAAGACTCGTCCAGACGTTGTACTCTTTGGTGAGAAGCTGGACCTGAAAATGTTCGGTGCGCTAGAGGCTTTCGCAAAGTACGAGTCTGATGTTATCGTTGCTATTGGAACGTCGCTCAATGTGTTTCCTGCGGCGGGTTTGGTAATGGACAACATTGCTAAGTCAATCATTATCAATAAGGAACCAACCAAGTTCGACAGATTTGCATACAAGGTCTACAATGAAGACTGCGATTCAGTCATTGATGAAGTGCTAGGGAGCCTATAATGGTAACGTATGTCAAGGGTGATGCGACCAAGCCTCAGGGTGATGGTCCTAAGATTATTGCCCATGTGTGCAATGATAAGGGTGGCTGGGGTGCTGGATTCGTCCTTGCTCTGAATAAGCTTTCTCCGAAGCCAGAGCAAGAGTACCGTTCTTGGTACAAGAGTCACGCCTTTCCCTTTCTGCCTCTAGGTAAGACTCAGTCTGTTCGCGTAAGCGAAGACCTTTGGGTTTACAATATGATTGCTCAGCATGGTACAGTGAGTAAGTTGAATCCCCAACCACTTTCTTACGAAGCACTTGAGATTGCTCTTGAAAGACTTGCTGCGGAGGCTGAATATATGAATGCGACAGTTCATATGCCCCGCATTGGTTGCGGTCTTGCAGGTGGTAAGTGGGATGTGGTAGAGTCAATCATCAACCGAACGCTTACACTTCGTGATATTGACGTAACAGTCTACGACCTGTAGGCTGCTGGGGAGGAAACTCCCCAAGCTTCATTGGTACAACAAGAGGAGAAATAACCAATGCGACCTAACACTGCAATTGCCGAGCGTCAGGGTGACCTTGGTGGTGAAAAGGTCCAGATGACCTTTGACCAGAACAGTCTTGCTCACCTGATGTCTGTTCTGACCGACCTGTATTCTGACCCTGAGCTTGCGGTAATTCGTGAGTACAGCACCAATGCCTATGATGCACAGCTTCGTGCAGGAGTTGTTCGGCCCATTGAGGTTGTTACTCCCAATCAGCTTTCGCCATTCTTCAAGGTGAAGGATTATGGCATTGGAATGAATGCAACCGATATCCGGGAAATTTATTCTCAGTACGGTGCGTCTACTAAGCGTGACAGCGATGACCAGGTTGGTATGCTTGGTCTCGGATGTAAGTCTGCTCTGACTTACACCAATAGCTTCACTGTTTCCGCAGTTAAGGATGGTGTAAAGACTCTGGTTGTTGTTTCTCGTTCTGAGGATGGCTCTGGAGTTATGGAGATTCTTTCTGAGGCTGAAACGACTGACCCGAATGGTGTCGAGATTATCGTTCCGGTCAAGAGTTACAATCAGTTTGAACAGAAGGCTAAGAACTTCTTCCGATTTTGGGATGAAGATACTGTCCTTCTGAATGGAAAGCCTGTTCAGCGTATTTCTGGCCGGGTTATCTCTGACAATATGCTCATCGCTAATGGTCTCAATCAGGACTATGTTGTTATGGGTAATGTTCCCTACCAGATTAGCTCTGGCTTCAGTATTTCAAATCGTGGCTATGGATACCAGAATGGCGTTGTGGCTCGTGTGGAAATTGGAGACGTGAGCTTTACACCTTCTCGTGAGGCGTTGCATTACACCATTCGTACCAAGGAGACTATTAAGAGGCTCCAGGACGAATATGCGGCGGGTATCAAGGATGCTCTCCAGCGTGACGTTGATGCAGCAGAGAATAGCAAGGATGCTGTTATGGCATACTTTGAGTGGTCAAAGATTCTCTATGGTAGTGTCCAGCGTGCTCCGAAGATTCAGTACAAGGGCAAGGAGATTCCGACTCATGTTCGGTCTCGCAACTTCCTTTACAAGATGACGAGTTCGCGGTATGCTGTACAAGAGGGAACGGGCCTCTATCTTGACAACATGATGGACGTTCCGGTAATTCACGGATTCAAGTTCAACAAGGTTGCTTCCCATCACCGTGAGAAGATTCGTCTGTGGTCTTCCAAGACGGGTATTACCTCTCACAGCGTCATTCTGGTAGATGAGGTTCCCGAGGATTACAAGAATTGGGTTGGTGAGGACCAGCTTTATTCTTGGGAAGATGAAGTCAAGATTGTAAAGAAGGACCGGCCGAAGGTTGTACGTAGGGAAAAGGTCGAGTACACTGTATATCGTGAGGGCACTGCCCGACGAGAAGACATCACCCTTGACGAATTTCCTGACGTTGAGATGGTCCTTGTTTCAGCTCCAGAGTTGAAGAGTGTGGATTATCACTGGTTCAATACTTTCAAGGAGCTTTTCCCTGACACGATGATTGTTCGGATTCCGACAACTCGTTGGGCAAAGTTCGAGCGGGATTTCGGAAAGACTCAGTCTCTCCGTGACTTTCTTGAGGAGAAGAGCCAGGATGCGGCAGACCTTCTTACTGAAGATGACAAGACGTACATGCACCTTGATTGGCACGCGCGTAGGGCTCTGCCCCGACTTGATGACAAGAAGATTGATGACCCGCAGCTTGCTCGGTTCATTCGAGTAACCCGCCGGGATGGTGAGTCTAATGAAATCAAGAACTACAAGCGTATCAATTCTCTTTGCTCTGGTATTCATGCCAAGCAGATTGATGTAGAGTATAAGGCATACAGTCCATTCATTGACTACCCTCTTTTGAGTGGACTTGGTGACAACAAGAATGATGTTTATTCTCATGCGGTCATCTATGTAAATGCTGTATACAATTCCTAGGAATTGTGCCCCTTCGGGGGCAAGCTTCCCGAAAAGATATCTAAGGAGATAAACAATGAGTTTCCCTTTCAGCATCTTCCGTTTCTCCGAGTCCGATGAGGTTAACCTTACCGCCTTCGTGGATGGACAGATGTATTCCGCTACGGATTCTCACCCGAATTACGAGCGAATTAAGGAGATGTGTGAGGCAGGCAATGAGGACGTTGTCTCTCTGTTTGACCTTTCCATCACTGCACAGCGACGATTCGAGCGTCTTTCTGAGCGAGTCAGCATTACTTCCGGCCGGATTTACTTTGATGGCGAAGAGGTAGACAATGCTCTTACTCAGCAGGTTGTTCGATTCATCAATGAGGGTGTAGAGGACTTCAAGCCTCTCGTTCTGTTCTTTGAGAAGGTGCAGACGAACCCAAATTCCCATTCTCAGGAGCAGCTTTACCGCTGGCTTAAGGACCGTTCCTTCACTATTAACCAGGATGGCAACATTGTTGCTTACAAGGGTGTGAAGAAGGTTACGGCAGAGCACGAGTACGAGAGTATTTCTCACGGAACTGCCATGGTTAATGGTGTTGAGCACACGGGTGGAATTCCTAACCCGCTTGGCGCTGTTGTGGAGATGCCTCGTTCTGAGGTTCAGCACAACCCTAGCGTTGGCTGTCACACTGGTCTGCACGCTGGTACGTGGAATTACGCGTCCGGATTTGCTCAGGGTGCGGTTCTGACTGTTGAAATTAATCCACGCGATGTGGTTTCTGTTCCGACCGATTGCCAGGACCAGAAGATGCGCGTTTGTCGCTACACTGTGACTGGTGTCACTGAGCAGGAGCTTGGCAGTTACATCACTGACGAGTATGATGAGGACGAAGAGGTTGAGGGTGTTGACCTTCCGAAGGAGACTCCGGAGCCTGTGAAGTATCAGCAGGTTGACTGGCTGACTTCTGTGCCGTATCCTTATGACGACGATGATGAAGAGGACGACGTTTTCTGATTCATCTGCCCCTTCGGGGGCAAGCTTATTACTACATAGGAGGAACAGTGACGGTTGCAGAATTGATTGCAAAGTTGCAGACGTATCACAACCAGGATGCTAAGGTTAAGGTCCGAGTTGACGATGGATGCGGTTGTTGTTCAAGCGGCGGGACGTATGAAGATATTGAGGTTGATGTTGTAGACGGAGAAATCCGAATTTCTGACTGATATACTCGCCTCTTCGGAGGCAAGCTTGAAGGGAGGGTGCATGATTGACCCTGAAGACTGGTTCCCCGAAGAGGTTTTGGATGAGCTTGAAGAAGTTGATGCAAGCTTGTATGATATCCTTCCTGAGGAACTGATTCAGTATCTAGAGGATGCTGAAGATGACCGGAATCATTGGGACCGTTATGACGAGATGCCTTGGAATGGATAAGCAATGAAGATTATGGTTCTTGGTGACACTCATGGTGAGACGCAATGGACTAAGGACATTGTAAAGCGGGCTCATCGCATGAAGGTCGAAAAGATTATTCAAGTAGGTGACTTTGGCATCTGGACTCATGAGGCTGAGGGTCACCGCTTTCTGGATACTGTCAATGAAGAACTCCGCCGGGTTGGCATTAAGATGTACTTCGTTGGCGGCAATCACGAGAATTGGGACCATCTTAACTGGTTCCAAAAGAACAACGCCAAGAGTGGTGACGGACACACGTACATTCGTTCACACATTCTGTATACTGGACGTGTTCACCGCTGGACTTGGGGCGAGAAGGGTTCCGAGAAGATTTTTCAGGCTGTTGGTGGAGCTGTCTCCGTTGACAAGAACTGGCGAACCGTAGGAAAGACCCTGTGGCTCGATGAGGAAATTCCTGAGCCTGTCGTTTATGGTCTGGAGAAGGCTGGTCGCCAATGCGATTACCTTTTTACTCACGATGCGCCTAGCTGCGTTCCGATGAGTAATCTGAAGCCTGACATGGATTCGGCTCGTCACCGTGGTTACATGGACCGAATTGGGCGGGCTGTCCGACCCAATCTTTGGTTCCATGGTCACTACCACAAGTGGATGGAGTACAGCTTTATGCATCAGCAGGGCTATGCTTTCGTCTACGGTCTTGACCGAGACTTCCAGTTCTACAGCTATGTTATTCTTGACACTGATAGTGACAACGTAACTACTGCAACTGGCAAGGTTGTGGAGCACGGAAACTAAGCATTTGCCATTTGAAAACATTTCCAATACAATGAAATGTATGGAGGTTAACGCCTCCGATAGATTTTGAGGAGGTGTACAATTCAAATGGCAAATGAAGAGAAGAACGAGTCACGTATTCTTTCTGACGATGAGCGCGCTGCTGCTCTAAAGGAGTCTGACGCTCGTGCTGCGAAGAAGGATTACAAGCCTGTTACTGCTCAGTCTGCTGTTGCGGTTCACGGACCACACGGCGTTGAGGAGGCTGCTGCAAAGCGTGCAAAGGATGCTGGTGTCATCGACCCTGCGTTCGTAAACTATGCAGAGGCTCTAGAGAATTACCAGGCTCGTCCAGACGTTGAGCCACTAGATGAGCGTCGCGCTCGTGAGGGTGGACGTGACTTCCAGGCTGCTGCATTCCGTCGTGAAATTGGTGGAACAGACAACTCTGGAGTAACCACTTCTGAGGACGTTGCTACTGGAGCGGCTGAGGACAACAAGGACAACAACAAGACTGTTGCTGCCCGTAAGCCTTCCGCAAAGTAAGCGTTGTTATTCGTAAAAAGACCGGGGTTGACAAAGCCCCGGTCTTTTGCGTATACTATAGAAACACAAACGAAATCCCTTAGCTCAGTTGGCAGAGCGCTGGACTTTTAATCCAAGTGTCGTCGGTTCGAGTCCGACAGGGATTACTCTTGACACGCCTGTGTCAAAAATGTTAAGATGCATGTATGATGCAATTTGAACGAAAGGTAAGGACTTATGCCTAATCTCGATTACAAGGCTGCCCACAAGTTTGTCAAGGAGCAGCGCCGGATTGGTAATGCTGTTCGCTGGGATGGCTGGGACATGGTATTCTGGAAGCCGACTCGACATGGCTTCACGAATGTCAACGGAGCCTTTGATAGGGACAAGGGTCGCTGGGGCGTAGAGTCCCGAGTTTCCGTCAATACAGACGGTGTTTGGATGGTCCCTAAGAAGAATGTCAAGTCTGCTTGAGGAATTCGGGCTAGACCCGGAGGATTTCGAATGGCAAGACTTGGCTCTATGCTCTAGTATGCCGACAGCTTTCTTCTATGATTCTTATGAGTCAGACCAGGAAACGGCAAAGTCTATTGACCAAGTCTGCCTTCGATGTCCTGTCATTAAAGAGTGTTTCTTTGCAGGTGCTAGAGGGGAACACGGAGTTTGGGGCGGGTTTTATTGGAATGGCTCTGGTAGCCCAGACAAGAATAAAAACTCCCACAAAACTGATGAGGTAAAAGCGGAGATTCTAAGGAGGGTAGAATGAGTCAATACTCTCCTGAAGTACAGCGAATCTTCAAGACGATGAAGTCTCCCTATCAAGGCTTCATCGTGGATATGGTAGAATATCCTGACTACCTTGCACTACGGGTCTATAAGCCTAACATTGAAGAATTCAGCGAGATGCAAAAAGTAGCTCTCGCTGAATATCTGTTTCAGCTAAGAGATACAATTAGGTCAGAAGAAGTCAAGTGCCACATTGAGGGAGTCACTGATGCACCACCTTCTGGAAAACGATAAGCGTTACCCTCGCATTCTTATGATTGAGGAGAACGTCATCGGACATCTTGTCCAGCGCAATGCGTATTTTTCGCGGGTTAAGTACAGCATTCTTGGACATGAATACAACATTGAGGTAGACAACGATGAATATCTGGAGCTGCCTCAGATTGGATATGAGAGCGATTGAGCGAGTCGGTTGTTTGTGCTTGCTGCGGAAGGCAGCACAATGAGCTACGTGCCCAGAACTCCAGACTGATTGCCGGAAATAAGTTCTTCGCATGTCCGTCATGCAAGGCAGACAAGAAAGAGCCTCGCGCTTACGTTATTCTTGTCGGCAGGGCTTCCGGTCCTGATTCAGTGACAGACTACATTTTGAACCGTCGATACTGCGGGGATGAAATTCTGGCCAAGGAACTGGTTACAAGGCGTTAAAACTTAATAGGCGGGTTTTCCCGCCATACCCCCGGTTAGCTTAACTGGTAAAAGCAGCGTACTTATACTACGTATTTATGAGTTCGAATCTCATACTGGGGACCTAGAAAGTATGATTGGACTTTTAAGCGTCAAAACGTTATACTTTAATCATGTCCAGACTAGTGAGTTTCTTTAAGGCTGTGGCTGAACGTCCCACTGAAGCAATCGAAGGAATCATCGCTACGGCGGTATTTCTTGTTGGCTTGTGGTTCATCAGTCCCTTTTATGAGCCTACTACATCTGTGCAATCCCAAATTTGGGAAAGTGCAAATATCCCACAGTTTACTGGTGTCTTTCAGGCATTGGTTGCAGGAATTCTCCTATTTGCTCTGGTCAGAAAGGGTTGGGCAAGAAGGCAAATGGTTCGTCGGCAGGCGACATTTGCCATTTTCATTCTCTACCTGTTTTACGGACTCTCTTCCACCATGATTCTAGGAATGGGGAGGGTTTCATGGGTGGCTACATTCGCTCTTGCTCTTATCTCGGGTGTGGCACATCTAAGGCTAAAGTGGGAGGAGGGTGAAGCCAATGCCAGAGATTAGTCAGGCGTGGCTAGCCCTGCTGGGTGCTTTGCTTGGTGGTTCTGGACTCAAGATTATTGAGTATTGGCTAAATCGCTCGAAGGTGAGGGAAGATGCTGCTGCGCAGATGCGTACTGAGCTGAGAGATGAAATCAAAGTTCTCCGTGAAGAATTGCGTACAGTTGAAGACGAACTTGACAAGTGGCGCGGCAAGTACTATGAATTGATGGATGAGTTCATGAAGGCCAAGAGTGACCTAGCTGAGGCTCTAAGCCGTGCACGCAACCAAGCTAACGAGTCTTGACGAGACGCGAGAAGCTGTGTATAGTAGTAGATGCGAGTGGGAGAGAGACCCACAAACTTTTCCGGCGGGGTGAGGATGAAAGTCTGTAGAAACACCGGATGCGAGCGGAGCGCACAATCTCCGCATTAAGCTTTTAAACGATTATGTAGTAGAATGGTTACGGAAGGGAGGTGCCTAATTTGGCATTTTACGCCGTTAACTCATTCTACTACAATGAGGAGACTGGAAACATGTTCCTCTATCTGACTAAGCCTACAGAGGTTTCTTACGAACACTCATCAGAGTATCTTCCTGAGGACATCTTTGAGGCTCAGATTTTCCTTGATGGAGGAATCGCTTTGATTGGAAAGAACCGACCACCTTCCCAGGATGGTACAATTCCTGGTGGAATGTATGGTAGAACAGCAAGTCCTAGCGATGACACAGTTAACCCTCTAGAAGACGCTCCCGAGTGACTTGACAGAGCTTAAGACGCTCTGCTAGAGTATAGATACAAGGTAAGGCAACCGCCCAAGAGTTGCCAACATGCTCCCGTAGAGTAAAGGTTATCTCGCTTCCCTCTCAAGGAAGAGACTGCCGGTTCGAATCCGGTCGGGAGTGCAAATCGTTTCTGGTTGACATATTAAAAGGTTGCAACCACTCCAGAAATGGTCTAGGCTGAGTAGGAAACATTACGAACCCTCAATAGCCGATTCACGTAGTATACAGATGAATACTAACCGTGAATTTTGTGAAAACTGCCGACACCCTCTCGTTCCTTCAGAAGGAAAGTGGGACAATGTGGATTATCCGGATTGGGCGTGTGATGGAGTTCTGACTTTCGAGCCGGACCCGTTTGCACAAGAAATTCATGATGACCACAGTAACTACTGGAATTGTGATGGAGGGAGATACGAGTCGGCAATGGACATTTGAATATCGGGCCTTCGGGCCACATGCCCCGGTAGATTCTGCTGGTAGAATCGTAAGACTTTCAATCTTGAGTTCGCGGGTTCGATTCCCGTCCGGGGTACAATGAATAGCTAATGTTTCTGATTTCGAATAGGGAATTGCAGCTATGCAGGAGGCCCAAGATACTAGTTAGGGTAACAGATGTTGCATGACGGCTTCGGACATCTTTAAACAATCAGGAAACCGTCACCATCCGGCGTAGTAAAATGGTATTACATCTGCTTGCCAAGCAGAAAGCGCGAGTTCGATTCTCGTCGCCGGGACTTCTGGGGCTTACATAAAGTAAGTCCCTTTTTCATTGGAGTGATATGAACTTCGTTACTCTTTGGAAGGATAAAGACGAATCAACTGGCATCACCCTGCACTATGCAGGAGATGCTACAGTTCTGGAAAGCTCTATTCTTCCAATTAAGGCTCACTATTTTGAAACTAATAGTGAAGCAAAGGAATTTATTATCAAGCAGGCTTACGCCTTGCTTTCTCTTGGATATGAGGTCCATTCAGAATGATTCAGCTCAATTCTCGTGTGAAGATTAACGAGACCTATTCCGGCGGGATTCCTGATGTCATCGGCAAGGTTGGCAAGGTTCAGCATGTTGCCGGAAACGTCTTCCAGCTCACTGTGACTGGAAAGGTGGAGAGTCAATATTACCGTGGTCACTTCTATGACTATAACGTTCTCGCCACCCTCTCAGAAATTGATGAGGTCCCGTACAACTTCAAGGACATGGAAGGCAACCTGGTTGAACTTGGTGATACTGTCGTGTATGGTAGCAACAAGGGTGACATGACCAAGGGCAAGGTTGTTGACATCAAGGACTTGACTCATGTACGATGGGGAGTCGATAAGAAGGAGACCAAGTTCCAGCTTGAGTACGAGGTTGATGAAAACCTGTATGATGGTGTTGAGCGTAGAGTTGCCAAGATTATCACCCGCCGAAAGTGGCTGAGTGAGGGTCATCGCACGCTTATTGTTCAGAAGGGACTCTCCAGTTATTTCCCTGGGGAGCTGATTATTCAAGATGCCTGACAGACAGAAGAAGCCAAAGCCGATGGGTAATGGAAACTACACAATTTGCAGGAAGTGCCACGGCTTTGGTACAATCGTAGAAACGAAGCACTACCGAGGCAAGGTTCTTGCCAACAAGAACAACGAAGTTGACCTCTTCATCAGATGTCCAAAGTGTCTTGGTGGAGGCTGGACAGTCGCCAAGTAGTGTGCTATGATGGATACATCGGGTCGGAGATAAACGGTTATCATGGATGAAATTGACTAACGCTCGATTGGGTTTCGATACCCGCTCCGTTTGTCACACCACATCCGATGTATCTAATGCGAGTGTGGTTTAATGGTAGAACAACAGACTTCCACTCTGTTAGTCGGGGTTCGATTCCCCGTACTCGCTCGAAACGAATGTCCCCGCTGGTAAAAACTAGCGGGGCTTCGTTGTTTCTATGGTAAGATGGAGTCATGGAAGAGATTGTTTCGTACAGCTTTGCTGTAGATATTTACAAGACGGAGTCTGGGACGTATGCTTACGGAGTGTTCCAAGAGCTAGAGTCTGAGACTGAAGATGACCTACAGTTGCTAGAAACTGGCGAGGCTGATACACTAGCTGAAGCTGCTGACATGGCAAGCAAGAGTATCAGAACGTTGTTTTCTGTGTGACTTCTGACCCTTTCGTAAAGGGTCTTTCCCCTGTGGTCTAATTGGCAGTGACGCCGGGTTTTGGTCCCGGAAGTTCGAGTTCGAGTCTCGCCGGGGGAGCGCTCATATTGATGGTTACTATCTTGGAGTTTCAATGCCTGAATGGATGATTGGACCGATTGTTGTTTACATCATCGGCGCACTTCTCATGATGTTCTGGTGCATCCAAGAACTGAGTTATACTATTGGTGATAACTTTATCATCGAAAAGTATGGCTCATATCGTGGAAGTACGATTATCACACTGATGGTTGCAGGTATGATGATTTTCTGGCTGCCCTTCATTATCGTAAGATATGCTTGGGGAATGATTAAGGGCCAGTAACCATCTGGGGCATACGCCCCAAGCTTTGTCTAAAAAGGAGAATAAAATGTTTGACTGGATTCCGTTCGATTCTGTCCTGTTCTGGATTTGGCTTGCGGGATTCATCCTGCTTTCGCCAATTGTCTTCTTCGCTTGGATGCTCAATTCAGCATTCCTCGGAGATTCCACGGACAGTTGGTATCGGACCTACATGTTTGTCTGGTTTACTTTCCTGGGATTTGTGATGACTTGGCTCTGGCCTATCGGTCTTCCTCTGTTCCTGGTATTTGAGGCAAACAGTAAGCGTAAGTCTCGTAAGTGGGACAGGATTTACAAGTACAAGAAGGCTACCGTCCCGCATTACTGGGAAGAGGCTTACATCAGGAATTCCAAGGTGCTTGATGGTGCCAAGGTTCGGATTCTTGACTGGGAAATTGAGCCCGGAATGACCCGTGTTTCTTCTTGGGATGGTAAGTTGATTACAAGGACTCACTTTCTTAAGCATGTGAAGCAGGCGGTTCTTCTTTGGCCTACTAAGGACCTTGAGCTTATTCCTGAAAAGGTTAAGAAGGTTTAGTAGAGTGGCCCTTCGGGGCCAAGCTTTCAACTACATAGAGGAGATAGAATGAAGGTCCTGATTGTACTTGCTCTTCTTGCGGCCTTCCTGTATCTTAGGGAGCGTAACCGTGGCATTAGGGCAGCACGAAAGTCTCGTGAGCGCCTTGAAGCCCTGAAGAAGGGTGAGAATTACGGCCGGTGGTTTACCATCGCTAGCTCACTTGACGAAGAACGTACCTACTATGGTAAGGTAATCAGGTGGGATGTTCCAGAAGACCCCCGAAATGTTGCTGAGCTTTATTGTGTAGAGGGTTCTAATCCTGATGGATGGACACCATCCTTCCTGTGGTATAAGGATGACCTAATTCTTCAGTAGCATTTCTGCCCGGATTACGGGCAAGCTAGCATTAACAACTGCCAATAGTTAGGTTAAGATAATGATTGCATTGCTTATGACCATCTACCTCATTGGTGCCATTGTAATGGGAGCGTATGTTCTCTTTGCAGCTATGATGGGTGCGATGTTTGGTACGCTTCCTGTTTCAGACCTTTTGAAGGTGCTCTTTGTCGCTGCCATTTGGCCCGTTGCGGTTATTTGGGGAGTTGGCAATGTGCTCTATCAGAAGGTAAGGAACTAAATGGATTTCAAAGAACTACATGAGGCTATTCCTTATGCAACTGGAGAAAAGCTCCATGTAATGGAAATGAAGCCTTATGCCAACATTACCCTATCAATGCCGGGTCGTCATCAAAATGACACTGACCCAAAGGGCGGGGATTTTGTTGTAATGGTTGACAGCTCTTCTCTTGGATGGGTTAAGCATCAGTTCACTCATGGTGACCTATGGGATGACCTTGAAAAGAAGAAGGTCGCTGATAATGCCAGAGCGGAACTTCTCATGAAGGAGTATGCTAAGGTAGTCAGAGGAGCTGAGCCTAATTGGCAGCCGCTTCCCTCTGGACAGTCAGACCCTTGGGCTGCTACACTAGACCCAACAACGTTCCTTCATGCAGTACAGTGTTTGGCAGTAGCCGAACATCGCCGGTACTGGCCTCATGAGTGTCAGGGTGGTGGAAGGTACTTGCCAGCACGGTTCTCAATGGGTATCATTGAATGGTACTGGACAGCAGAAGACGCCAAGGCTTATCAGTATCGTGGTCGTCAAGGACTTGAGAATCTAATCAAGGAAAAGGGACGACCGACTCCGCTCAAGAAGTATGCCGAGAGCTAAAAACTCTGGGCATTTGGACCCTTTCGTAAAGGGGTCCAAGCTATGGACAATCTAGATGAAATCGCAGAGGAACTTGAAAGACATTTCTTGGTCCACAATTATGAATGGAAGTTCGAATACGGACTTTCCAACCCCGATGCTGACGACTTGAAGAAAGCCATTCAGAAGGCTGTAATTATTCTTGAAGCTCAGGAAGGTGACACCAATCTAGAGGTTGGTCATCTGCTCTTTACCAAGAGAGCAAATGTAATTGACATCTTCGTCCATACCGGAACAATTGGAGAAAATAGTGAAGACAGCAGTGTATGAGTACACGCACCGGACCAACGTTGACAGCTCTCTTGCTGATGTGGTCTATTACAACGCCACGAATTACACGATGGCTATCCAGTTCAAGAACAACGGTTACAGCACCCCGAGCGTTTTCTACGGCAGCGTTCCTGAGGTTTTCTATGACCGACTGGTAAAGGCTGACAGTCTCGGCAAGACCTACAACATGTTCGTCAAGGACAAGTTGCCGAACCTTTCTGGTGGTACGGTTTACGATGTCACCTACACTCTTGCGGGTGAGGCAGACAGTGAGCCTATCGTTGACCAGAAGGTTGCAACTCCTGAGACAATGCGGTATCGTGTAAAGGGTTATGTCCGACACGTGGGAACGTTTGAGGCCGATAGTCTTGAGGAGGCACGGGAGTTCTTCCTTGACAGTCTGGTTGAAGACGGTTACGATGCTTCGGACCTAGCCGTTACGGAGGTATACATCGTTGAGTGAAGTTCGTAAGGCTCAGTCTTTGGCTGAGCTTACCGAAATCATCAATAGCAATGATTCGGTTGTTGTTGATTTCAGCAAGTCTGAGGGTTGTGTTTATTGCAAGAGGCTTGCCCCGCACTTTGAGAAGGCTGCGGCAAAGTCAGATGTACCATTTGTTGAAGTTGACTTGCTAAATGTCACTGAGGCAATTGAAGCATTCGGAATTCAGTCAGTGCCAACAGTGCTACACTTCAAGACTGGGGAGCCTACTGCTACCCTTTCTGGCCGAACATCTGTTAAACTTCTTCAGGAGATTAGCGGCTGATTTCGGGCGGGTTCGTAAAGGACCCGCAAGCTTTCTACAGATTGGAAATCTCATGGTTGAGAGCTACGACCTTGCCCTGGTAAAGGGTAAGTCCTTCTACGGTGACAGCTACGCTGAAGTTCTTCAGTCGGTCGCAGACTTTGCGAAGGAAATGGAAGCCTATACAATTGTGTCCGTCAATATGGGATACAGCGATGGTCATGTCCTTGCTGACGTGACTTACGAAGGCTGATACAATGGGGCTAGGGAGAAATCCCTAGCCCTTTTTGTATTGGAGGAAGCTTGATTGATTGAAGAATGGGAAAACGAAGGAGGCTTTGTGTACACCACAAAGTACTATCTGAACGAAACTGATGACGACGACAACTGGGTTGAAGTAACCAAGGAGGAATTCGTCAGGGCAGAACGGGCGGCGGGTTTTCATAATACAATGGGCCGACCGGATGAGCCTGCCACTGGAGGATTTAGTTCTAGCAGTTACCGCAAGCGTGGCAGGGTTCGCTACATCACGAAGGATGATGAGTAAATGCATGTGATTCCGAAATTTGATGGGGAGTGGTTCTTCCTCAGCAACTTTTACGAGGCCCCCACAGAATTTCTGATGGATGGTGAGAAGGTCATCATGCCTACAGGAGAGCACGCATTTCAGGCAGCAAAGTGTCACGCACTGGTTGACATGACTCAGAAGAAGGAGTATGTTCGACGTGTTGCAGACGCTCCAACCCCAAGTAAGGCCAAGTATGAAGGTCGTTCTTGTCGCATCGCTATTGACAAGTGGGACCACATCAAGGTTGACTGCATGAGAGAGGTTGTCTTCCAGAAATTTCTACAACACACAGATATCCGTGGAGAGCTTCTGGCTACTGGTGATGCGATGCTGGTAGAGGGAAATACCTGGGGCGATAAATTCTGGGGTAGAGTGGACGGCAAGGGCTATAATAAGCTCGGTGTCATTTTGATGGAGACACGTGGCTGGTGGCTTTGGCAGACCCGCCGCAATCAATCGGAGATGGGTTCGTGAAGACTTATCGTAAGGCTCAGGCTATTATCAAGGCGGGTCCTTGTGGTCATTAAAGTATATAAGGAGATAAATGAGTGACCGACAGCCCAACTTTGCAGTTGGTGACAGAGTAATGAATGCCGGTTATGTTGGAGTAGTAAAGCGAGTTATCAAAACCGGCCCAAGCAAGTATAAGTATCGTGTTGAATTTCCTCACGATACCCTGACTCTCAGTGAAGGAAGTCTCAGGAGAGCATGAAGTACAGAGTAATTGTACAAACGGGACCGAGCAGCTTTGATACCTATACTGTTGTCCGTCACAGGTTGACAGAAGGCTGTCTCGTACTTACTATGGGTAGGCTTAAGTGTGGAGCCTGGGATGAGAAGGTAATTCCCATCCGGACCTTTATTCACGCATGGTCTGAAGACCTTGACTAAGTCGTTACCTAGGGAGGGGTTGACAACCTCTCCCAAGCTCGTTAAACTAGTAATTAAATACACTAATTATCGGCAAAGGGAAGAATAGAAAGAATAGATAATAATTATGACTCTGTCGTTAACAATTATCATGTCAATCATCGTTGTCCTTCTCATCGGCAAGTTTGACCTTAAGTGGTTCCATGCGCTACTCTGTGTTCTGTGTGGGCTTACTTTGGGTGGAACAGAAGTCGGACAGTTCCTTCTTGAAGGACTCGAAACGGTTGCCACAGCTCTTGCACAGGTGAAGTTCTAAAACCTGTGCATTATTGAGACCTTTCGTAAAGGGTCTCAAGCTTCGTCTATATAAGGAGAGATAATGCGCGAGTATCCGAAGATTGATAATCTGTTCAAGCGCAATCCCGAGAAGAAGTCCGAATTGCTGATTGGTCAATATACCCGTCCGGAATTCGCACTTATCAATGAGTGGGATGTTACCGAGAAGATTGATGGAACTAATGTTCAGTTGAAGTTCCATCGAGTTTTCAATGGTAGCTTTGACTACAATGGACGTACAGAGCGAGCACAGTTTACCATTGGCCAAGAGAACTTCCTTGAAGACCTTGGCCAGGAGACTCGTGGTTATGCAGTCGCAATCATGAATTCTTTTGACCTTGACAGTCTCACGGTGTATGGTGAGCTGTATGGCCCGAAGATTCAGGCGGGCGGCAACTATTCCGAAACCCTTGGCTTCCGAGCGTTTGACATGCTGGTGAATGACAGGGTATGGTTGGCACCGGAGGATGTTCGAAAGAACGCAGCGTACATGAATCTTGAGATGGCTCCCCATCTTGGTTTGTATACTGTGAATGACCTCTTTGCACTGGTTGCTAATGGATTCAAGTCAACGTTTTCTCTCAATGAGGATTACGATGCTGAGGGTGTAATTGCAAAGCCTCTGTTCAATCTGTATGACCAGAGGGGTTCACGAGTAATGTTTAAGCTCAAGACTTGTGACCTCAAGCACGTTCATAATTGAATGTGTGGCCCTTAGGGGCCAAGCTTCCACTTAATCAAACAAGGAGAAACTATGATTACCGAGCGCACGGCTGCAATTATCTCTGCTTACACCGGAATTACCTTTGGTGACTTCGGAAACACTCGGGATTACATTGAGGAATTGATGGAGAAGGACCCCGATGTTAATCCTTTTGCAGGTGATGACTCTGTGGCTAACGCTTCTAAGAGTGATTTCATTGCTATCAAGGTTGACGATAACGACCCTACAGCAATGACTGAGCGAGAGGCTGCAATCGTTACGGCGTTCACGGGTATCGCGCTTGGCAATTTTGGTGCGGCCCATCTTTACATGGAAGAGGTCATGGGTCATCCGATTTGGACTCATGAGCTTGCTTCCCCTCTCATGTGGAAGGCCATTAAGGAAAAGTCTAAGGCTGACTTTATTGCCCTGAGTGAGAGTGTTGGCAAGGAGCCTGCCAAGCCGGTGAATTACGTTCAGACCGTTCTGAACAAGGTTGGTGAGAATCTGCCGGGTCTGCCTGATGAGCTTCTTGACCTTTACACCCTGCTTGCCATGGTGAAGGGTGAGGATGTTACTCTGAAGGATGTTCATGACGCTTGGGCTGTCTGGAAGAATCGTATTCGTGCTGACCACAAGTCGCTCGTTCCCTTTGAGGCTCTTGATTTCCATGTGCAGGAGCTTGACCGCAAGTACGCTGAGGGAATTGCTAAGGCTGCAAAGTAAAAACACTGCCGGGTAAAACCGGCAAGCTGCGAGATATCCGACCCTTTCGTAAAGGACTATTTATGACCTTCTATCAGGAACTAAAGCGCGCTCTCACTTCTTTTATGCAGAAGAATACCAGCGCTGGTGATGTAGATATGGTTCTCAATACAATTGAGAAGACTTTCGTTCACCACTTCGTATTCGATATCAATCTTTATCTGCATCCAAAGAAGAAGAATCGCAAGAGTAAGAAGTATTCGGCGGGTTATCGTGACGCTCTTGCAGACATGACAAAGTACTATGAGGAGAATTATGTCCAGCGTAGGCATTCATCAATGGACCATTAAGGGAAGAATCCCCGGACATTTCATTTACCTGTGTAGTAAGTGTAAGTGTGAAACACTGAGTGGGACTCCACTGCCAACCCCATATGATAAGGTGTGTAAGTGAAGATTCTAGTAGGCTCAAGGGCACTCAAGTGGTGGTTCGTAGACGCACGTGAACCGAAGGACACAGACTATTTCTCAGACACTCCAATTGATGGAGCTGAGACTTTCTGGCATCCGAATTTGGCGGGCTACCAGTGGCTTGATGAGCGGGTTGCTACCCCTATTGAGCTGTACACAATTAAGGTCTCTCATGCATTCTGGGACCTGCATGGTAGTTGGTCAAAGCACATGTACGATGTAAGCTTCTTGCAGCAAAAGAAGCACAATTACCTTGTTCCCGAACTTTATGACAGGCTCTATCCTATATGGGAAGAGCGTTACGGAAAGAAGAAGGTAAACCTCAACGCTTCTCCTGAAGACTTCTTTAACAAGAACGTCGTCCGCATCTTTGACCATGATAGTATCCATAGGTCAATCGCCTATCACGACAGGCCACTATATGAGAGTATTCTTAAGGATGGTCATGATGTAATGGTAGACAAGGCTAAATTTGATGCGCTATCCTATGAAGACAAGTTGAGGCTGGTTCGGGAAGAGGTTTACGCTACCGCGCTGGAACGTCAGATTATTCCGAGCGGGTATGTTAATAGTCCCCGTGGTGCATACGCATGGGCACTAAAGAAGACCATCACTTCATTTTCCAAGGGATGGTTTCCCCTCTTCATTGTAGAGAATTACAATGAACTAAAGTCTCCTGATGTAGATTACGTCAAGCGACACAAGGACAACGAAGATAGGTTGATTAGGCTATGAACGAAGAGTTTGACATCCGAGAGTTCGAACGATATCTTTCTGATGGATGGTCTCTCACTCTGAACTACTACACTCTCCATGGTGAGCGCGGTTTTTGGGGTTACCTCTGGGATGAGACAGATAGCATTCAGACCAAGTACGGCTTGGTTGAGCGTGTAAATGCTGACACTGATTATGACGAAGGTCGTGAAGAGCGAACTATGGTCGTCAAGATTGGTGACCGGTACTTCCAGAAGACGGGTTACTATGACTCGTGGGACAGTACCTATTGGGATGGACGCTTTGTTGAGGTGAAGCCGGTCCAGAAGACGATTACCGATTACGTAATCATCTGACCCAATGCCCCGAAAGGGGCAAGCTTTCGAAAGGAGGCAGTAATGTTTACTGCGGCTGAGGTTAAGCACGCTATCGAGTCCGAATTCGATGGCTATGAGAATGACTTCTATGAGGAGATTGGCTCTAGTGGTATTGAGCTTCCTCTTCTTCGCAAGACTGCTACGCTTGAGGACCGTGAAGGTGGTCACGAGGGTGGCGGAGACTATATGCACGTGGTCTTCCGAATTGGTGACCAGCTCTTCCGCAAGACTGGTTATTACAACTCCTGGGATGCAAACGACTGGGATGGGGAGATTGAAGAGGTTGAACCTTACGAGGTGACTGTGGTACGCTATCGTGAGGTCAAGCGCTGAAAAACTGGCGGGGTTCGTAAGAGCCTCGCAAGCTTGACAATCCATTAGAAGGGTTGGTATTCTCTGACTATGAGATACGAAGTTAAGGAAGAGACCACAGATGGCCTTAAGCAATGGGTCATCTGGGATAATCTCTATAGTGAAGTCTTTGCCCGTTTCGGAACGGAGAAAGAAGCCACTGACATCATTGATAAGTGGAAGGCTGCACAACTAGCCGCTGAAGCATCTGGAGAGTAATATGATTACAGTGCAAACTGAAGTGCAGGCGCTAGGACATATGGTTCCTGTTGAAATTTGCTTTACTCCAGATGACCCCGCATGTATTACATTTACCTTCTTCAATCAGGCAGATGATTCCACCCCTGAGTGGCTTGTCGGTCGTGACCTTTTGAAGGATGTACTTGAAAAGGGCTATTCTGGCCTTGGTGACGTAAGGTTTCTCGCCATTGAAAACGAGATTAAGATGGGCCTAAGCTCCCCTGAGGGACAAGGCTATGTCCTCTTTGATAGGGATATCATTGAGGAATTCGTAGAGATGATTTACGAAGAAGTTCCTGAGGGCGAAGATGTTTACGAGATTCCGGACGGGGTTCCAGAAGACTGGGAAGACACGTTTGACGAATCTTGAGGTATAATAGTCTCAGGAGGCGACATGGTTGATGGAGAGCTGATTACTGACATCACGGTATGGTTTGGTATTAGAGAACCAGAGTGGTGGCCAGAAGACGAAGATGATTTTGAGGACAGAGCAATTCTTTCCAGAAATATTCCGGAAAGAAAAAGAAAGCCAATCAGAATTCGTCTTTAGAAAAGTCAAAAATCTGCCAGTATTTTGACCCTTTCGTAAAGGGCCATTTTCGCCCCGGTCAGCACGACGGGGCAAGCTTCCGCGCATTCTAAGGAACGCGCGCACGCGTGATACCACACTTCGGTTGAGGAATCAAGAGGTTGACATCAGTCCCTCACTCCCGTAGTGTCTGACCCATCGAAACAACACCTCAGAAAATTGGGGGGTTGACAGAGAGAAGCAAGACAGCTAGAGTTCTACTAACGGCAAACGAACAAGGAGAAGAAGTCATGAAGGTTTCCGCTCGTATCGTCAAGGGTAAGAACAACAAGCGCGGTATCTCCATCAAGAAGCTGGGCAAGCGTCCCGAGTCGCACATGGCGGGTACGGTGGTCATGTCCGGAGTCAAGTTCGGTCGCACGATGCTTGGTACGGTCGTGGAAGAGCTTGAGAAGGTCTACATGCCTCGTGCAAAGTCTGGGGTTGACTTCACGGCTGACGGAGACATTCGTATCGTCTCTGCTGTCTCTGACTGGGACCAGGCTCGTTACATCGGCAACCTTGGTGGATACTACAACCCCAAGACTGGTGAGCGTGTCACGGAAGCGTCTTTCGTGTACATGGCTGGTGACCGTATCTACTACACCAAGTGACTTGACATCCGACCCTTCAACCCATAGTATCTAGTTACCCAAACAGGAGGAGTAAGAAGATGGCTACTGAGCGTGAGTACCTGATGTCTCTTGGTCTTGCCAAGGAGGGTCGGGGGCGATACTCTAAGGACGCTCGTGCGGCTCTGGACAAGGCAAAGGCTGATGGCATGACCTTTGACCTGACTGCCGCTGAGAAGGCAAAGCTTGAGCGTCAGAACAAGCCCAAGCGTGAGCGTAAGGTTGTGTCGAGTGCTCCGAAGGAGGTTCGCCCTTCTCAGGACACGTATGACGCTAAGGCGGTACGTGCATGGGGTGAGCAGACTGGTGCGATTGAGAAGGGTAGGCGTGGTAAGCTGCCTACGGCTCTCATCAACGCCTATCTTGCTTCCAACAAGACTCAAAAGGCTGTCACTGTTCGTCGCATTCCCACTGCAAAGCGTTCGGTTGTGCGAGAGGAGAGCGTAGGGTACACTTACGCCAAGCGTGGACCGAAGGACCCGGTATTTATCTCTGAGCCTCTTGTGGCAGTCTCCACCTGTGGCGGATGCTCTCGGGGTGTGGCATACTGTGGTTGCAAGAGCGGTCCTACCGCTCCAAAGTACCTTGGCGGAGAGGTTCTGATGTTGACCCGCCCGTCCAAGTAAGGTAGAGTAGGCCGTGTGGGGGAGGAAAAGCCTCCCCCACCTAAGAAGGAGAAATATGGATAACGGAATGTTTACCTATGGTAATGGCGACTCTGGCCTGAACACTGGTGTCCGCCTTTCCAATGCCGCTCACCTTTCTGACCGGATGTACCGGACTCAGATGAATAAGCTTTCGGAGGCTCTTTATCGCCGGGATTTCGATGTCAATATCTTTGCCCGTAACATGATGGCTCACGCAAACCCTCTGCTTCGTGACCGTATGATGCAGCTTGCGCTTGCTTTCATTGACGCTGGTTCGGAAATGTACGATGCGTGCATGATTGAGGATGGTACAGTACAGGCTAAGCGACTCAAGGAAACTGCTGACCTTTTCCAGATGCCTCGGGGTTGACGGACACTATCGCACCTGCTAGTCTTTAGACATCAAGCCAGACGAAACTAGGAGTAAACAAAGATGGACGCTGTTGAGAAGTACAAGGACATGGCTGCTTTCGCTTCTCTTCGTCGGAATGCGTGGTGGGACCTTGAGGGTGCTCACACTTTCGACAAGCCTGTGACTACCTCTGAGATGCTTGACCTTGCTCACCTTTCCGGCTGGAATCTCCGCATGGAGACTCTTGACACTGGCGAGTATTGCGACAAGGTTGAGTACAAGGTTCTTCGTGACAATCCTTTCATGGGTCGTGTTGAGCGACTGGGAATTGTCGGAACTCGATACAAGATGTTCTCGAATGAGGAACTGTTTGCCTTTGGTGATAACCTCACCAATCAGAGGCGTCGGTGGGAAACTGCCGGAAGCCTTTTCGGCGGGCGGACGGTTTTCGCTACTCTTGCGGATACTGAGGACATTATCCTTGACCCTAAGGGTTCGGGTGACCGTATCAAGAAGTATCTCATGCTCACGACTTCTCACGATGGTTCGGGTAAGATTGTCGCCAAGAAGGTGAATACCCGAGTCGAATGCGCCAATACGCTTAACATGGCGATGAAGGAGAATGGGGCGGAATTCAGCATTCGTCACACTCAGAAGTTGGAAGGTCGTCTTGCGGAGGCTAAGCTTGCGCTTGGCTTTGCGGATGACTATGACGCTGAGTTTGAGGCTGCAATGCAGACTCTCTACGCAAAGGACATGACTCTTTCTCAGTTCGAGCGAATTGTTCTGGCTGAATTCCCTGAGCCGGATGCCGAAAAGAAGGGTGCCGTTACTCGGTGGGAAAACAAGATTGACACCATCAAGAGTGTTTGGCGGGGTTCTTCTCGCTCGATGGACAATCTTCCTAACAACGCTTACAAGGGTCTTCAGGTTCTCACTGAGCACAATCAGTGGTTCCGTGGAATTCGCAAGGATTCCGAGACTGAGACTCCGAACGTTGAGAACTTCCTTGCGGCGGGTATGGGTATGGAGAAGCCTACCAATGACTTCCGTACCCGAGTGTTCGGCCGGATGATGGAGTTTGCCACTGCTGCATAAGCAGTAAGAGGGGGGAGTCGAAAGACCCCCCCCTCAAGCTTTTCCTAAGGAGGAAATTGATGAAGGAGTTTTGGTGGTCGGTCGTCGGCTCTGCTATGGTTGGCGGACTGGTTACAGTGGTCGCTAATAGCAATCAGTTCAATCAACACTGGAATTTCCTCATTGTGTGGGGAGTACTCTTCGTGGTATATTGGATTCTGAGAGCGACAAAGGGCGACGCAGACTTTGACTTTGATTGGTGAAAGTCTGGGGGGTTCGCCCCCAAGCTTGTAAGGAGGAAAACAATTGGATATGCCAAACCTATCTCAGGCAATTGATGTTCAGGCATTCGATGGTAAGCTATACTTTGACCTAGACAAGACGCTTGAAATCATGTTTGAGGTAGCTTCAACTTCTCAAGTGGTTGCAACAGAGAGCCATGACGCTGCTCTAGGGGTCATGACTATGGGTATGGTGAGCATGTGTAGGGCTCTGGAAGCCGTTCTAGAGGCTCACAAGCCGCTGCTTGAAGAGAGACACCCACAGAGGATTTGCAGCTTCTCTAAGGGGCATCCAGAGCATGTGTGGATGCAAGCACGTAGACCTTTCCAGTGCCCAGGGGTTGCCTGAGGCTGGCAAACATGCTACACTAGATACATTCGTTGAGGTTATACACCTTTCTCTCATTGGACCCCGGTACTCCTATCAGTCATATCAGGCAAGGAGTTAAATAACAGTCGGCAGTTATGCCGGGGTCCCCTCACAATCGAATAGCTATGATACTATGACACTACGTGAAGGAGAAAGACATGCCTGAGGTTTACGACTACGATGACGAGACTGGCGACTTCGAGATTCTGGACGATGTTCCGGAACAGCGTACTTTCCCGGACTACGTCTTTGAACTTGAACTCCCTACCCGATAGGATGTAACATGCGTACCGGACTTGAGCATACTACGCCACAAGCACTGGAATCGTTGGTGAATAACCTCAAGTCCGGTACTTTCTTGGCTGTAGAAAAGATGGATTCTGCCGCATTCGAACTCGATATGACTCTGCTTCAAATCTTTGAGGCTGAATTTCTGCGGCGGGATATGGATTTCGATGGATTTATCGGAGATAAGCTCCGAACCATCATAGACAACTGGCTTGAAGCAAGAGAATAGGAAATAACCTTGATTGTTCGTATTAGTACCACTCAGAAGCGCGCTTCTCTCGTTGATGTTCAGGCTTGCCTTTATGGTGTTGAGTCTGAGATTCTGGAAGCGGTTGACCCTGCCGATATCAAGATTGAATTGATGGGTGACCCTGAGAAGATTGCTTATGTAGTTGGTCGCACAGGTTCGCGCATCGTGTCTGTTCTTGATAAGGTGAAGCGTACTGACACTGCCACGGTTTAGGGCAGGCTGCTAGGTTGACAAACCTAGCAAGCTTCGTGTAAGGTGTTCTTACACAACGACAAGGAGTTGAAGATGGGTACTGGTCTTGTAGCTTACGACACTGTTTATCCTTACCAGGTTGAGGCTGAGGATTACGTGCGATTCACCATTGATGGTGAAGTCCATGAGGGAACTGTCCTGAATGTAGATGACACGGTTGATGGTATTCACATTACCCTTTCCGATGACACTGAGGGCGATGCTGACATTTTCACCCTCAGTGATGATGACATGGTTGACCTTCTCACTCGGGAAACTGTGGAAATCTGAGAAACTTTGCGGCCCCGGTTGACAAACCGGGGCCAAGCTTGTTAGTCTTCTTTTAACGACCTTAAACGAAGGGAGTATTAGACAGGAGAAGACTATGAAGAAGGAATTTGTTTGGGGCACAATCGTAGCTGCCCTATTTGGTGCTGCTCTACTGGTTGTCATGCTATTGGCTTCCAACAAGGAACAGCCAACTACATTTGAGCAATACAAGGAGTATGCCCAGCAAGTAAACGTTGTTGATTGGACAATCAGCGAGGATACTGCTGAAAGTTTCGCTGACGCCAATTGCAATAAGCTTGAGCAGGGAGAAATGCCTGCCATTGCTTTCCAAAATGGTGAGCACGTAAAGTCCAGTGGTGCTGTTATTGCGGCATACTGCCCGGAATCTTTTGATAACTTCTTGGCGGGTATTGCAATGAAGTATCCAGAATACATTGAGACAGCAAAGTATCTGAACTACAGGATTAAGGTTTATTGATGATTGTTGTAAGGGCTCTGATTCTGTTCGTCGTGGGAATTCTCGGCGGGATTCTGGGACTTTACCTTGGATTTCTAATGGCTATCAACGGATGGTTGGGATGAGCAGGGACCGCTTTAAGATGGACCCTCTAGAAGAGCTGGTCTACGGATGCCTTGGATACATTCTGCTTGTTGGGATTGTATTCGGTGCTCTTCTTGTCGGGGCAATCTGGGGACTGATAGAGTTCTTTCAATGGGTATTCTAGATAAGGATAACAACATGGAAAAGCACGAGACAATTCGAGTATTCCTCGTTGGTTCGTTCATCACCATCGTCCTACTTGGCATCATCGGTGGCATGGTGTATGCTGGTCACCAGAACAACGTCAAGGACCAGAAGATGACCACTGAGTGTCTAAGGAACGGCGGAGAGACAAAGGTAAGCAGCAACAACGTTCTGGTCTGTGACAAGTAGGCCAGAAGGGGGTTGACACCCCCAAGCTAACAAGGTAGATTGGTTCTCACAGGGAAGGGAGAACGGACATGAAGTCCACCGAAGGTTACACTATTCGACTCACTGTTCACGCGCATCAGCAGATGCTTGCTAAGGAGATTTCGCCAGTCAAGATTCAGGAAGCATTCGATAACCCTGAGAAGCTTTATCCCAACAAGAAGTACGCTGGACAATTCCGGGTAGTCGGTAATGGCATTTGCCTTGTCGGTAAGCCTGAGGGTGATACCTTTACGGTATTCACCATCTATGAGGATGGTATTCTTACTCCTCCGCGCCCGGACCAGCTTGAGACTCCTGAGGGTCAGGAGTATGCTCGACGTTATGAAAGGGCTGTCACAACTGGTAATGTCCGGCGAGACAATGAATACTGGGGACGTGTTCATGCACGTAACCGAAGTGATTCACGTCACAACTATATCCGGTAATTGAATTCATGGTACTCTAGTGAAATCCGCTACCCCATTCGGGGTAGCGCGTAATAAACTGAGGAGTTATTGTTTTATGTATAAGAAGACTGCGGTAATCGGAACGCTTCTTTCAGCTATGGGAGTAACCGTTCTGGTTCCTGCATCTGCTGAAGCTGCGACTTCAACTCAACAGAAGGCATACAATTTTGCCTATGCCCAGTATAAGCAGGGGGATAAGTATTCCTATGGTGCAACTGGATTTAGGTACTATGACTGCTCTGGTCTTATCTGGCGCTCTTTTGAGCAGTCAGGTAAGAAGTGGAAGCGCTACAATGCACATGACATGAGGCGATATCAGACCAATGATATCACCGTAAACCAGCGTAAGGTTGGTGACCTTATCTTCTTCAAGAGGAAGGGTTCTTCTACCTATACACACGTTGGAATTTACGCTGGCAGTGGATACATGGTTAATGCTGTAAATGGGAATACCTATAAGGGTGTTCGCAAGGGAAAGGTAGTTGACGGGTACTGGAATAAGTACTATAACGCTGACTACCGCCGCGTAAAGTAAGTTAGTACATATGAAATACGCGGGGTGTTTCCCTTGGCACCCCGCAAGCTTCGCACTACAAAGGAGAACCTTGATTCGCATCGTCACAGGTATTGTGCTGGTAGTTCTTGGTGTGGTAGTGTCCTGCCTGTCTGAGCAACAGGACATGGCAGTCATGATGGGAGTTGTAGGCGTAGGCTCTTTGTTCTGGGGTATGCTTGACAAGCCCGAACCGACAGAGTAAGTTAGTCATCACAAGGCGGGGACACTCGCCAAGCTGAAAGGACAGAGATGACAGAGCTTCTGTACCACACGGAAATCGGTCTTCCTGAGGGCTTCCAGAAGCCCACTGAGCGTGTTAGGATTCGGTACGGGTCGCACGCCAGGATGGAAGCCATGAAGGACCGTTACGGACTCATCAGGCTTCCGAACTTTCTCACGCTGCGTCGGATGAGGGTCATTGAGGTTGGAATGACCAACGGTAAGGTCTCTAAGATTCTTTTCCGGGGTCGTCTGGATGACACGCGTGACCTGTGCATCGTACTGATTCCGGGGGTTGACAACAAGCCCTGGTTCTGCAAGACTGTATGGGTAAACAAGAACGACGACAAGCACGAGACGCTTGACACCACTCGATATGAGAAGGTAGCATAGTGGACGACAACGATATGCATCCTGGTTCCTGTCTCCTCTGGATTCTGGCAATCATCGGAGTCGTTTGGGTAATCGTAGACCTGATTATCCATTGACAAACCGCCCCGCAAGGGGCAAGCTTGCAACACATCAACCAAGGAGAAAACATGAACGGCTCGATTCGCTTCGGTACCTTCTTCACCTTCTTCGGTGGAACCATTGTCGCCAATGGCTTTGTCCAGATGGACAAGAACATGACGCTGGGAATTGTCCTGGTGGTTCTTGGAATCGCTCTGGACATTATGGGTATCAACTCGGTTGAGAAGGGTGTAAAGGAAACTCTTCGAGTCCGTGACCTTGAGCGTAAGGCTGGTGTTCGGAAGAACGTTTAAGCAATACCGGCCCGAAAGGGCCAAGCTTCCAATCGAATAGACAGGAATATAAAATGTCCCGGTTCTTCACGTCAGACACTCACTTTGGACACGCAAGGATTATCGAACTCTGCAATCGACCTTTCTCATCTGTTGAAGAGATGAATGAGGTAATGATTGAGCGCTGGAATTCAGTAGTCAAGTCTACTGACACTGTAATTCACTTTGGTGATGTGGCTCTGGGAAAGATTGCCGAATCCCTTCCGCTGATTGAGAGGCTGAATGGAATTAAGTCTCTGATTCCTGGCAATCATGACCGAATCTTCTCTGGTGAAAAGGAGAAGCAGCGGGTTCGATTCATGGAGCAGTACGAGTGGGTTTTCAATGGTGGAATTATGCCTGAAACCTCTCGCTTCAAGATTGATGGAAAGCTGGTAATCGGAAGTCACTTCCCTTACAGTGGTGATTCACACGGTGAGGACAGGCACGCCGATAAGCGTCCTAGCGACATGGGATTCCCTCTAATTCACGGACACGTTCACGATAAGTGGAAGTTCAATGGTCGGATGTTCAATGTTGGTGTGGATGTAAACAACTTCACCCCGGTTTCTGAGGACGAAGTGGTTGCGTGGCTGCGTAGTCTGTAGTAAAGTGGGGGTTGTTAAGTTGATTTGACTTAACAACCCCCACAAGCTATAATGTGTCTATGCATAAGATGATTTCAAAAGACACAGAAAGCGAAACTGGAGTATGTCAGGAATGTGGTCCAGTTGAGACAAAGAACGGGCGTTGTAAGGTAGCGTATCTCAAGCACGCGAACAGAAATCGTGGATATAGATATGTCTCTTACAAGAATGCCGATGGAAAAAGATTCAGCATTAAGGTTGAAGAACGTGATAGACTCTTCAATGAATTTGGAAACGCGTGCGGAATCTGTAAGACAACAGAGAACTTGAAGCTAGACCATTGTCACGAAACAAGTAAGTTTCGCGGGTTGCTGTGCAATGACTGTAACCTAGCGTTGGGATTGTTCAAGGATTCGACAGAGCGCCTAGAGCGTGCTATCGTCTACCTTAGTTGAGCAACCCCCAAGCTTCTGTAACTAATAAGGAGAATGTTATGCGACCTTCTACCGCTTTCTTCATTGCCGCTTTCCTTTCGGCTTGCATGGTTGTGATGAATGCAGTCAGTGATTTCGCTGGTACTGCCGGTGGATTTGTTCTTGCAGCCATCTTTGGTGCTGCAATGGGCTGGACTTTTGCTTCCGGGCTTATTGCTCGTAGGCGGGGAATGTAACTTCCCGGTGGGGCTTAGGCCCCAAGCTTCCCAACAATAGGAGTAACAAATGCTTGACTTCCTTCTTACCTCTCGTGCTTCGTTTGCCATTGCGGCTCTTTGGGTTCTTGCTGCAATTGCTAACCTTGTCACTGGTGAATACTGGGTCGCATGGCTTGAGCTTCTTCTTGCTCTGCACAATGTGACTGATGGAATGCAGACTATGATGTTTGAAAAGGGTTTCTACCTTAAGTCTGCTGACCTTCTTAAGTAAAGAAGGTGGGACTTCGGTCCCAAGCTTGCTACAACAGTCAGTACAAAGATTGGCTGTGTGGCGTTCTAAGGAGGAAACGTGAGGGTCTGGCTAGATGACCTCAGGGAGGCTCCAAGCGGCTGGCTATGGCTCACCAACAGCCGTATGGCTATCAACTGGCTTGAGTGGGCAAAGATGTTGAACGCTCCGCCGGAAGTCTGGTCGTTTGACCATGACCTAGGTGGTGACGACACGTCCCGTCCCGTGGTACTGTGGATGTGTGAGAACGAGTTCTGGCCTACGCAGTGTTTCGTACACAGTGCGAATCCGGTCGGAATCGAATGGCTGTCTGGTATGATTGACCGATACGGACCGGGAGTTTCAAAGTGAAGCACTACAAGCACGTATGCAAGTGTGGTAAGCTCATCGCACAGTGTCGATGCCCCGGAGATAAGGAAGTGCAAGTGTCCACTACATGTGAGCACAAGGATTGGACCCAAGCTCTTGAGGATGAGCTGAGTGAAGAGTACAATGTTCCTGCCAACTCTGTTGGTCAGATTGTAAAGTACGTGGAAGTTGAGATTCCTGCCACTCGTCACTCGCTTGACATTCGTAATCACAGCCTGTATGGTTTCATTATCACCCTGTACATTGCAGACGAAACCGGCGGGGTGATGGTTGAGAAGGAACTGTACATCGGAGTCAAGGAATCAGACCTTGCCGACACAGTTCACAGCCTGTACACCAGTTATGAATGAGGGGTAATATGCCTGGTGCAAATTGGAATGACCTAACTCCCCAGGAAAAGGCGGATTGGTTCGACAATTCAATTCGCAAGTGGGAGAATCTGTCTGCCGAAGAGAAGCAGAAGGCAGCGGATAAGATTCGTAAGGCGCGCTCTGATTCTCGTAAGGGACAGAAGCGTCACAAGAAGAAGCATTGGTGGAATCACTGATGTTTAGGCGGGTTTGAAATACAACCCGCCAAGCTTCCCTATAACAAGGAGTCGTAATGACTAAGGGTATGAATGCCTTTCTTGCCAGTCTCGGATATTTCCTTGCCTTTCTCTGGTTCATGATTGCCAGTTCAAAGGTATCGTCTGGCGACATTGACTGGACAGTGTACCTGAACTATGGTACATCTGTTATCTGGGCAATCACGGGTACCATTTGGATGTGCAATACTCGGAACTTCCGGTAGTTGACACATCGAGTCTGGTTCGCTAGACTCAAGCTTGTAAGACCAACCAAGGAGGAATCGTGCACGTCAACACGTCTCAGCTTCGCAAGAACGATGTTGTCCACTGCCATGGTATGCAGTTGCTCATTGACCAGGAAATCAAGGAGTACACTGGTCATGGTCCTAATCGACCGACTGTTTACCACACTTCCGCCAAGGTGATTAACCTTGACGAATGTAAGCTCAACGGTACAATTGCTTGGCGAGAGGATGAGGAAACTTTCCACGATGGCCTTATTCCCCTTTCCTGGCTTTACCCCGATGTTTTTCGTGGGGGTTGGACCAAGGATTGGGATGCAGACCCGCGTTGGGTAATTCAGGGAAATGAACTTGCCATGTGGCGAGTTTCCCGAAAGGATGAAGCTAATGAGGATGCTGGGTAAGGCATTCAGGATGTGTCCGTGGGGAAAGCGTTGTTCCTGCAATCCCCCCGCAATGCGAGCGGCTGCGAAGAAGACGCAGAAGCGACGTGAAAAGCAGGAATGGAAGCGAGAGGCTCGCTTCTAAGAAAGTCGGTCGGGGGTGTTGACAAGAGTCGTACCCCCGACTAAGCTACCATCAGGAGGAAACAAAATGGCACGCATGATGGCAAAGAGCCGCTGGAAGCGAGAGGGTTGGCGCTTCTGCTGCAAGGGTCACGACCCCAACTGGTACGTCAAGGGTGGTCAGAGGGCTAAGGAGAAGCGTCAGTGGCGTAAGGAAAGCTGAAGTCCGGTCGGGGTTGACAGACTGGTTGACCCCGGCTAAGCTTGCACTACCAACAACGACGAAGGGCACAAAATGAACTTCCGCATCGACGTTCTTGCTGAGAATGGTGTTCCGTTCCGGGCGGTTTTCTTCCCGTTCGGTGAGAGTGAGAACTACCCTTCCGTTAACACGGGTGAGCCGATGGTTGAGTTCTACGACAAGCGTTACGTCAATCACACTCCCGATGGTCAGTTCACGGGTGCTCGGTACAACCTGTCCGACCTCTTTGAGGACCGTAAGCCTTTCTCTGGACTTATCCTTGACGGTGGTGTAGAGTCGTGGCGTATCGATGGTGACACGTTCGAGCTGGTTGTGCGCTGGCTCAAGAGCTTTGAGGTTCTTCCTGGTTGACAGGGAAGGCAGTCAGGTGTAACATGGGGTTAATCCGGAAGGGGAAGGGAGCGGAAAGCTCCTCCCAACCCTTCCGGTCCCCAAAGCTTCTCAACTTAAGGATGGATATGGACATCGCAAGTATTCGAAAGCTTGGCTATGCTCTGCTTCTTTCCTCTGCCGCTTTGGTGTACGCTGGCAATGAGGCTCTGGAAATGAATGCAGTTGTCCTGGCCAATTTCGAATTCTTCGTGAGCATGATTTGCTTCACGAATGGTGGACTTGCTATCTACATGACGAATGGAATTAAGTAGAGATGGAACACTGCGAATATGAAGCTGGGTTCTTTTTCACCCCCGTTGAATCGACCGGATTGCTTGACCAGTACGACTGCTATGTGGTACATTCGAGTCTGAAGTATCCAAGAGGTCTCGGATATCCGGGAAGGCTGAATCACTTCACATATCTTGGTGAAGCACATGTAATCGTACACGCAAGAAACCGGCGGGTTGCTGAAAAGAAGGTTCGTCGCCTTCTCCGTAAGCATTACAGAAAGAACCGATAGACTGCCGATGACCCCGAAAGGGCGAGGACAGCCCCAATAGCATAAGTAGGTCAATGCGCTAGCAAAGAGAGATTCCGGGTTCGAATCCCGGTGGGGTTGCTATGTAGGTAGAATTGCCTCCGTAATGAGTCCGTGGGTACAATACCTTGCGAGGGATAAAGATGGCAATGGTGACTGCGGCTAACCTACATTTCTGTATCACTCTCTAGGAGAAACCAACATGATGATTCCTGCTCCCCGTGTTGATGTCGAGTCGTTCCCTTGTGCTGAGAAGGGCTGTGATGGCTTCTACGTCCCTTACAGCGATGGCCTGATGGTCTGCTACGATGGTCACGTTTCCAGCCTCTCTGTGGACGATGTAGAGCTTCCGGTCGGTGCACTTGTGCCAGTGCTGGAAGAGTGCTAAGTTAGTCCTAACGGCGGGGGCAACCCCGCCAAGCTTCCCAACTACATAGGAGATAAAGTGTTCACCGTTACTCAACGCATTGACGGGCCGTACATGGAGTCTATTCCCGACTTCCAGTTTGTTGCCAATATTGAGGGGAACAATGAGACTCCCCGAAAGGATGACACTCTGGTAATTGGTGGTAATACTTACACTGTCTACAATGTGGAAAGGAATTACGACACTCAATCAGTCTTTGTATATGTGACCAAGGTTGTGAATGACGACCTGTTCTAGAAATACCGGCCGGTTTCCGGCCAAGCTTCCCATCCGAATTCATTAGGAGAAAAGCAATGGCTATCGAGACGGTTCTCAAGGACACTTCCGACGCTCCCTGGTCTCTCGCTGGTTGGACTGTTCGTTACAAGCAGGTTGGGGAATTCAAGTTTCACTACCTTCTGATTTCCCCCAAGGGTGAGGAGTTCGGTCACAACCGATGGAATGACCGACACTTTCGTTATGAAGGTGTGGGTACAATTGAGGAGCTGATTGAGATTCTTCCGGGCCTGTATGACACCAAGTCTTGCATTGAGCAGTATCTTGCCAAGCATGGTGAGGTTAAGGAATACAGCCTCTAGCAATACCGGGCGAGAAATCGCCCAAGCTTCCCAATAAAATAGAGTAAAGGAAATGCCATGCTGATTATGCAGGCTAAGGAACTCAATGAAGGTGACAAGGTTCGGGACATTGTCCACAATGAGGATGTCTCCTTCCTTGCAGGGCCTTTCCAAAATCTAAATGAGGCTGTCTGGCATATCGTAGGGCGAGACGAACAGGGTGTAGTAAAGCTCTACCACCTGTCAAATATTTCCAGCGTCGTAATGCCTGAGGCTGGTGAAACATGGAAGGATTCATTTGATGCCTTCGCACATGTTGACGCAGTAGCCAACGGTTATGTAGTCTTCAGGCACAGGAGGTCGGACACCAAGGAAATGGCAACGGTGATGACTCTGAGAAAGTTCGTCTCTACCTTCTATAAGGCATAAATCCCGGCGGGTTAGAAATAACCCGCAAGCTTCCCAACTAGGATTGGATAAGAAATGTCTCGGAAGACTGAAGCTTTCAAGCGGGAAATGCTGATGGGTACCATTACCCCTCACATTCCCACTCAGGTTGCCGACTGGGAACCTTATACGCTTGCTGAAAAGAAGGTTCCTTGCCCTAGGTGTGGTAAGTCGGTTAAGCTCGATGGAAAGGCTGTAGAGCTTCATTATGCAGCAACTTCAAATTACATCTGCCACTAGAATTGGCAATAGAGAAGACGCACAGACTGTAGCTGAATGGGATTGGGACAGTAACGGATTTCCCGAAGGATGGTACTACGAAGGTGAGGGAGCACAAAGACTTGTGCTGCTGAGTCCGGATGGTGTAATCTACAAGAAGGAAAAGCCTGGTGAACATCAGGTAAATGTAGATGAATATCTGAACTATCTAAGAACTCGTAAGGTGCCAGTCAAAAACTGGCGGGTTCCAAGAACAAGCCTCTACACCATAGGCTATGAATCAGTCATCGCAATGGAATACGTTGAAGGCAAGTTTGATATAGAGTGCCAGAGATATGGCAAGGGTTACAATCAAGAATGTTCATGTAACCAAACTCCTTGCACTGCATGGGAATGGGAGAAGCCAACGACACTGTGGGATATCATAGACTTGTCAGAGACAAACATTCTGATTGAAGACGATGGAACGCGAGTCTTGATTGATATTGTGGCCTAATGGTCAGCGGACGAAAGTCCGCAAGCTTCGCACTATAGAAGGAGAAACACATGGCTAAGTCGGTTCGTCGCATTCAGTCTCAGAAGGTCCAGACTCCCCGGAGCAAGAAGACGCGAGACTATCGCAACGGAAATGACTTCTCCAACTTCAAGGGTCCTCGCTATTCTCGTAAGGCTAAGTATAATACGGAGTGGTAATGACTGATTACAACAAGTATGACGTTCCCAGTCCCGATGATTGGCACGCCCCATACATTAATTGTCGCGCATGTGACGATACGGTTGTTATGGGGGAGATGACAATTGCAGAGATGCTAAAGGAAGTTGATAAGCACGATAAGGAATGCGTTCCTAAGCCATGGACTTACTATCGTGGATACCGAATTGATGGAAATGAAAGTTGGTATCGTGAGGGTCCTGTAACAGATTCAGTCAAGGCAGAATTGACCGAAGAGTCTAAGAATCTCAATGAGGGCTGTTTGGTTAAGTTCGAACCACGAGAGTGGTAAAACCAGGCGGGTTAGCAATAACCCGCGAGCTTCCATCACTAATATATTAAGGAATAACAATGGAGCGATTTCTTCAGGCTCTCATCACTGGTATCATCGGCTTCTTCATTGAGGGATGGATGCTGATGCTCTTTCTTGGTGGAGTCCATCACGAAGTTCTTTCTTCAGTTAGTCCGATTGGTTACTGGACTGCCTGTCTCCTCTCGGTTCCGCTTGACATCATGATTGTTTCGTACTTCTCTCTCACGTCTAACCGTGTTGACGAGATTCACAAGGCTGTTGTGGTGAAGTAACAAAACTCTGGGCAATTACGAGACCATCGTAATTGCCCAAGCTTGTCTATAAAGGAGAATGGTACAATGAAGCAGGGAAGCGACAAGAAGACTGTTGCGGGCATCGTTGCCTTTGGCGGTTGCTGGCTCGTGGGAGCCCTTCTGAGCCTCGCAACTACGGTCCTGGTCATCTGGGGACTCTGGGAGGGTATCCAGTGGCTACAGCGCCACTGAAAGCTTTTCCGGCGGGTGTGCTGGTGACCCGCCAAGCTGTGTTACAGTAAGGAGGTAAGACCATGAAGCAGGTTTGTCCGTTCTGTCACCGTATGAGATGCATCTGTCGTCGCATATTCTCTTAGGGGTAGAAATGAAGCGCTCTAAGCTCCAACTGTTCGCCTTGACATCGTTAGGTGGACTGGTTATACTGGCACTCATGTTCGGACTGATGTTGGGTGCGATTGCTCTTGATGACAGTCCGAACAAGTGCGCATCCAAGGTAGCATCTAAGGTCTATGACCCGAAGTGCTTCTAGGGTTGACAGCCACACGAGAGTGTGGCAAGCTTGCAGCAACAGAACGAACCAGAGAGGTTGAAATGAAGCTCTTCGGTAAGAAGCTTGACAAGGTTCCTGACCAGCGTAAGATTGAAGAGATGGAGATTGAGCTTGGTCTCACTCCCATCGTAACGGAAGAGAATTTCGAGCGGGAGTTTGACAGGGCTCTCATCAATGATTATCGTGAGAGGTTCGAGAAGTCTTGGATTGAAGCTGAAGCTTATATCAGTCGTTACTACGCTCGTCACAAGTATTACCGTGATGACAATGAGGAGCGTGCAAGGAAGCGGTGGAATGAGAAGGTAAGCGAAACCGCTCGTAAGGCTTTTGAAGAGACTTTGGCTCTTCTGATTCAGGAGTCAAGTCAGGAAGAGTTCCAAAAGGAATTTGACCCGAATCACAAGGATAATTACCGTTCGTACCACTCTTACTACTAAAATTGAATAGGGGCTATGGCCCCAAGCTGACGGGTCCTCCGGAAACATGGAGCTGAAGTGAAGATTCGGATTCGTAATTCTGCTATCGTAAACCCGCGCAAGCCTGATTACGATGCAATCAGCAAGATGGAGAAGGAATTTCTTGGTGAGTTCCCTTCATTTGAAATCAAGTACAACGAAATGCTGATTAAGGATTTCGAGAATCGTAAGAAGAATGGCAACTGGCCTGCACGACAGGTTATGCTTGAGCTTGGCTATCTAAGCGAAGAGCTTTGCGATACTTCACAGCGATTCGATATCCTTCGTAAGTATTCCATGTGGCGTAAGGCTTACTACGAAAGCAGGATGAACGACCCTGAGAATCGTAAGCGGTATGACGCTCTGCGCTCTCGTATGATGCGTGGAAGGCAGTGGCGTTAAAATCGCGGGGGTTGAAAAACCCCAAGCTTGTAATACCCCATCGTAAATAACATAAGGAATGTATTATGAAGCGCATTGCTGCTCTCACTGCCTCTGTCGTTGCTGGTTCGGTCCTTCTGACCGGCTGTGGTGACCTTGGTGGTAAGCCTGTAAACCCGCCTGCAAAGGGTATGGTTTATGAGCGTGAGGAGTCGCTTGATTCCACTGGTCACAAGGTCTATGAGCTTAGCCTCACCACTGACCGAAAGGCTATCCGTCGTAAGGCTTCCCGTTCTGGCAATTCTTCCAAGAAGAAGGACATTACGGTGAGCGAGAAGGTCTACAAGAATTGTGGGCTGACGGAAATGTACCCTGCTTGTAAGTAAGGGTATGGGGCGAAAGCCCCAAGCTTCAAAAACTCTGGGCTAAAAAGGAGCCATCGTAATGGCAGTTCTCACGTACACTGTTGGTCGTCTGCGTCGCAAGGAATTCCGAGCGACCCTTTCCGAATTCAGTATGAGGGAAAAGATTGACCAGTACGAAGAGGTCAAGGGATTTTTCGATTCACGATTTGTAGTTGATGCCAGCATTGACAATCACGTCGAAATCATCAAGTCTCTTGGCGTAAATCTTACAGAGTAAAAAACTCTGGGCATATTTTCGACCATCGTAAATGCAAAAATTCTGGGTGTTTTTGAGACCATCGTAAAGGGGTACCCCGGCCCATTGTAGCAACCACTGTACCACGGTACAAACCGTGGTACAAAGCTGAGGTTGGTTGAAGGTTCAACAGTTCAATCCTAAAAGGTTGAATCCCGAACTATCCAGCCGTCTGAATGTTGAACGTTGAACTACCTGCGCCGACTGGGATTGTACCAACCAATGTAGCAATACAAATGTTGATACAATCCGGGATTGTTGAAAGCTCAACAATCAAAGGCTAAGAGGTTGAACGTTCAACAACTTTTTGTGTTATCAATTGTAGCAATACAAAGACTGGTACAAAGCCGGTCGGCCAGACTTGTTGAACATTCAACGGTCAAGCCTTGCAATCGTTCAATTTTGTACATCCACAGCATGTGGATAAACCTGTGGATAACTCAGCTACTTAGCGCAATGTTACTTCACAGTATGTGAGAAAAGCTCTGTACGCCTCTCTACGGGCCTAGCGTGACTGCCCATAGGCAACCACCCCAGGACACCCACGAAAGGCCGTTAGACGCGAATTTCACGCTGTGTAGTATCTGACGGACCGTTGGGAAACCATAGAAAACAGCAGGTCAGAGCATGTTTCGCTATATATGAAGGGTTGTTGCATAACTCCCGGTTGTCACTCTCTGGTGACTGTGGATAACTTCTTTTACCAAGTTGTTACCGAAACACGCCGACTAGGGGGTTGACAATCTTTAAAAAATTTGCATCAGGGGAGAAGCCGGCCAATTAGGTAAAATTTTGGTAAACATTCTCAGAAAAGCTTGACAGTCCCCGAACGGTCCTGTATTTCGCGCACACTCGCCCCGTGTGATGGGAGCGGCTCGAATGTCTACGGAGAGTAGCGACACGCCGAAGACATGCTAACTAAAAGTAGTTTTAGGCCGCTGACCTGCGGAAACGTACTTTTTCGGGGTTAGGGGGTTCCGAGCACTCGGAAACGTCGCCTAGTGTTCTCTGTGTCGGAACGGAACGGCGGAACGGGAAACCGGGAAGTCGGGAAGGGAAGACAGGCTAGACACGCAAGACCGACTCTGATACAGTCGGAAACGCGCCGGAGGAAAACCCGAAAGGGCCAGTACAAAGGAACGCACTGGCAACACATTGAGAACTGAACAGTGGGATACAGAAACACATTACGCATCAATAAATGCGCCTAGGGCCTCTTGCGGTGAACTCTGCCGGAATGCGAAAGCTTTTTACGAACATTACTAGGCAGAATTGATATTCTCGGCACTTTGCCAGAATTAGCGAAAAGGCATTCTCTCCCTGGTGTAGCGACCATATCGAATGCGCAGTAACCCGCCGGGCGGTAGACCGGAATGGCACGGGTGAATCTAAGTAGCGAAATTCAGCGGGTGTTTTGTTTATCAGTTGCGATGCGCCGTGGGGAATTCGATTAGATGAGTTCCCCTGTGGCTTTAGACGCTTACCCTTTCGAGCGTCTAGTGTCCACAAAGGAATTAGGGAAGAAAGCAGGAATCATGACCACTGCCAAGACTGCCACGACTGCCAAGCGTGCCCCCCGCAAGACTGCGGCAAAGGCACAGACGGCCGTTTCCGCCGTTTCCACGGATGACCCGCAGAACCTTGCCGGTTGGACGTGGGAGCGTCCCCAGGGTGCCGACACGTTCGTTTCTACGGGCAAGGGTCCGGCACTCGGCAAGCTCACCCCGCGCGCACTGGAGAACCTGACGGAACTTGCGCAGGAAGGAAACACGGACTCCGCGCGTCGGTACTGGATTCGTCGTCTCGCACAGTACGGCGTGACCGTGCCTTTCGTTTCGGTTGACGCATCCGAGTAAGGCAAACCCGCAAAACAACTGAATAGCAATTCCCCAAAACACTAACCCCCTAATTCCTCTGCGGACACTAGAAAGGAGAAAACAAGTGTTCCGACTGACGAAAAACGGGCGGGTTTACAATCCGACTTCCGTTAAGCGTTGGTATCCGCGTGCCAGTAGGGAAAGCGGATATGAGGGAAGCTGGGTTGCGTTCCAAGTGCCCTATTACCGGGCATGGCACGAATGGAACGGAAAGCGGTTCGAAATTCTCCACAAGGGCTCTATGTGGTCCCTTGCCAGGGAAATTCGGAAGTCAAAGAAGTTCGCAGAAAAGTACCCCAATGAGGCAGCGGAATTCGTGCTGCATTACGAAAAGTATTGGGTGACTGAATGGGAACTCCTTTGCCCGTGGTGTGGCGCACGTCCCGACCAATGGGAAATGGATTGTGACGGGAATTTCCCCGTTGCTTCCTGCGGCTCACCTCAATGCGACCAATTGCGACGGTGTGAGGGTTGCGGACGGGACGGGGAAGCACACATTAACAATCTGTGTGACCCTTGTTACGAGTCGGAATACAACCGGCCCGTACCGCAACGACGGAAGTAATTCCAAGCTGTGTGAATACCGGGCGGGTTGGGGAGCAATTCCCAACCTTGCCCGTGTCCACATAGAAGGGAAAAGAACCGTGGGCGATTTCAAAGTAAGTGAGCCGGTAAGCATGTGGAATTACGCAATTGAGGCGGAATACGCCTTCAATGGCGAAAACCTCATTCGGTCGGCTTTCTTCGGTTCGGCAAAGGAATTTGCCGAATGGCTTAGCTCGTTCGATTACGAAAGCGGCGACGTTTTCGGTTGGACGGGTGACAGTGCAACCATGCGGGCGGTAGACAGTTACCGCACGGACGAATACCGCGCGGTTCCGGAATTCATCACGGAATACAACACGAGTGATGGAAGTTCGGAAATCATCGGGGCAGACCAGTTTCACAATCTGCGCCGGATGTTCCAAAAGGACCGACAGAATTACCGGATTCACCGGCATTTCTGCGGTAACGCAAAGGTCTATTCGGTTATGTACATCGGAAACGGTGATGCCGAATTGAGTTCCTACGTGTGGCACGTTCCCTTTGGGACAGACGAAATGCCGATTTCCTGAAATGGGAATCACTATAGGGAAAGGGGGTGGTTACCTTGCGACGTAGGCGCAAGCGCAAATTACCCTAGGCACTAAGCCAAGCTAGCGGGATTTCAGTTCCGGGCATTCTCTGAAAAGGGAATGTCCGGGCGAATGTCCAACTAGAAAGGTGGCGCTATGCGTCAGACGGTTAAGTACGCCCGTGTTCGTGCAATTCAGGACCCGGACCGGGATTTGGACACGCCCGGTACGTATTACGGAAACAACGCGCCGGGCTCTTTCCGCTTGAACAATAAGCGGTTTGCCCGACTCGTTTTCACCATGCGGACCACTCGCGGCGCGCACGTTGCCAAGGGTGAGAGGTAATGGACGCATTCAAGCGGCGTGCATTCGGCATGGTTGGTTATCTGGCCGATTGGGTCGGATACGGGTCAAGCTACGATTACCGCGATAATGCGGAATTCTTCGCAACTCTGGAAGATGCCCGTTGGGAAATGCATACGCGGAATAGGGGAGACGGTTATTTCTCCTATATCGAGTTTGACGATTGCGGATACATTACCGGGGTTAAGGATAGGGAATATACCTTGACGCCCGGTCTGTGGGATTCGCAATATATGTCGCTGCGGCCGATTTACTACAACGATGCGGGGGAATTGGTTTACTCCGATGAATCCTCGCACACGTTGGATATCGGCCCACGGGGCGGCATTCGGGTTCGGCGTGACTGACATTTAGTGTGTCAGGGGATGCACAAGCCTTTACGGTTGTGCTTTCCCCTAATGCACTGAAATACAGTGCAGGAAAGGGAAGCAATGAACATCACTACGGTTTCCGTCAACGGTCGTTCTGGCATCGCTGCGGGCGTGGGCAAGGGTCCGAACGCTGGTAAGCGGTTCATCCTGTGGGACGACGAAAACGGTAGCGACGTGGGTTCGTGGGTTCCGGCTGAGTCGGTCATGGTGACCACTCCGCTTGACAGGGTCTGAGACACGCTAGGGGAGCGTCTAAGAGACTTTGGACGCTCCCTTGGCAGTCTGCCCCAACCAAGCTACGAACGGCCGTTAGAACGGCGCTGAGAGGATTTTTGTACCATGCACCGTACCAAGCTCGAAATCCTGGCGGAGCGCATCGAAAAGGCGCGCAAGGAACTTGCCATTTTGGAAGGAATGGCAACCGGGCTGGAAAACATTCCGTTGAACGTCAAGTGCACGGGGTGCGGCGAATTGCTCGCAACGGAAAAGGATTTCGCCGGGCATTTCTTGGTTCCGGATGAGCAATTGCTGAACACTGGCTATTGCCCGAACAACCGGCGGAACATCTGAAATGGAATCCGCCGAAAAGTGCAAGAATTGCGGTGAGTTGATTACCTACGCTTACCGCGAATGGTGGGATAAGAACGATGACAATGCGTGCCCTAAGGGTGAAACGCATTTCCCGTTCTTCCGAACAACGCTTGCGCCTACTCCGGTTGTCCCGACAATGGGGCCGGTTGCTAAGTGGCGCAAGAATGGTTCGGGGCGATTGGTTCCCCTAAAGGGAAAGCGTTCCGCTCCGCGCAAGCTAGTTACTGACGCTTAGTCGTCCGGGCATTGTGAATGGAGAGTTTCACAGTGTCCGAATGCTCTAAGAGTTAGGGCAGGAAAGGGGTACATCATGGAAATCCGCAACGTGACCAATCCGAGCAACATCGGAACGGCCATTCTTCGGACTTCCGAAAAGTGGGGAGACAACATCACTTCCCGTGGCATCACGTCCAACATGCGCCGGAACGGCAATTACAACGCGCGTGTAAGGCTTGTGGCGCATTCGTCCTTTGGGGACGGTACGCGGGAAAGCGCAAGCGGTAGGCGCGGCCCGTGGGTTTGCTGGCACGCGCAGCGGGACTTTTTCCGCGCGCTTTTCGAGATTGAGCCGGGCGCAACGGTTCGAACGGGTCTCGGAAAGGGTGGCGTTACCTATACCGCCGGGAATTTCGAATCGACGTTTCCGGGCACGTACAACACGAATGCGGGGAGTCTGTATTACCCGCGTGAGTTTGGCGGGTTGTGCGGTCACGGTGGCCGGGAAGCTGTGAACGGTACTTACTGAGTGCCGAATGTCATTAGGGAACAACCGGGCAAGTAATTGCCCGGCCCTATTGGCATTCCCTACTCAGAAAGGCACAAAATGTGTGAGTGGTTTCTGAATTGCTTCAATGCAATTGCGGGATTCGCGTCACATCCGATTCTTGGCAAGGTTCCGTGTTGCCAGGAATGCGCAGACCGGTTCGGTTTCACTCTCGAAAGCGAGTAGCACAATGGCAACGGAAGTTATGCGGGTTTGCCTTTCCGAGAATGGAAAGGAATTCCTGTTGTACTCCGACAATGGCGAGACTCTGGAAAGGGTCATTGCCGTTAAGGACTTTGCCGCTGTAGGGGAATCGGCAAAGGAAGCTGCGGAAATCGCATTCCGTGACGACTACGCGGAACGCAACGGACGCGATTACATGTCCTGTATGGGATATCAGGATTGCGCGCCGGGTATGTGTGATGAGCATTACGAGAATGAAGGGGCGTTCTGAAATGCCTTACGGATTGGCACAGACGGATACGGCCGAATGGATTATGTCCCGAGCAAATGACGGGAACGTTTCGGAGCGTATCAAGCTGGAATCCGAGAATTCGGATATGACGCTTTCCGTCATTATCGACGGGGCGCTTTCCGAGGAATTCGATTTCGAATCCGGCGGGTTCGGAGTCAACGTTGCCGATTGGGTGGCGGAATTCCTAGAGCGTGAGGGAATTACCGATTTCGACATTCTGCTTTCGGAGATTGATTCTCCGGATTGCGTTTACCGGAAGTCGGGATATTCCGAGTGAGATTGTGCAATCTCGGGGGGTACACATACGTTGGTACAAAAAACGGCTGTGTGCCCCTCAGACTGTCCAATCAAGCGGGTTGGGTAGTTGGCCTAGGGAAGGGTCTAGAAATGCGTCTGACGGGCGTACACGCGGACTACGCGGGCAACCGGCACACGAACGGGGAGTGTGGTTACTCCCCCCTGTCTGTCCGGGGTCTGAGTATGTGTCAGTGCAAGGGATATCCGGCAACCACCGTTTACGGGGATTGCACGGTATGCGGGGCCGGATATTACGAATCCATTGACGATTTCCGTGCGGAGATTTCCGGCGGGTTTGTGGAGACGGACGAAAGGGTTAAGGAAATCGATTCCCTTTTGAACATGGATACAGACAACTTCCCCGTATCTCTCATTTGCTACAGGGGAGAAAAGGCAATCCCGATTCTCAATGTCCGCATGGACAGTATCCGGGTTAAGGAAAGCACCATTCCCGGATATGTGAATGTGGAATACGAGGGATACGGTACGGACATTACGGGGACTGTGCCTATGGTGGATTACTACACAACGGAAAGCGGGGACTAAAGAACTACGCACTTACCGCAAAAAAGCACTAACTAATAGTTAGTGTGAGAGGAGGGTAATAATTGGGCTATTCCTAGCCAATTAGGCCGCATTTCCTTTAGAATTCGCGCAAAAAGAATAGAAAAGGGCCAGAATTGAAGGCTTTTCTCCTGATTACCGGGCTTTTCCTTATCTCTGCTTATATGGTAGGGGTATTGCCCGGCGGTATTCAGTACTAGGGAATACCCCCATATACAGGGGGTCTATATAGAGGGGGTGCCCTATATGGGTAACCTTGCATATCAGTACATCGATAGGCCGAATAGCAAGAGTGGCACTGTATATGGTGCGTATCTGCTATTCATGGATACAGATACAGTGGTTGTCCCTGCTATGGGTAGGGATATCCATAAGCTATGGGCCTATGTGGGTAATGGCAATATGGGTATTGGCAAGGAAAGGCTTAGGCACTTCCTGCAATTGCCCTCATTCACATTGAACCCCGCCCAATACAACACTACAGTTACACAATACGTCATGAGTAAGGACAAGCCTTTCAATATGCCCAATGTGAAAGGATAGCGAGGAAATTCCCGAAGAAATTACGCGGGATTTGAATAGCGATATAGTCAAGGCATCTGGCCTTACCCTAAAGGGTGCCCTTTGTCTAATCGTTGTTCTACCCGTGGCGGTTGCCCTTATATTCTTCATTGGATTTGGGGCATTCGCTATTCTCGGTGGGGTATTCCACGCTATTGGAGCACTATAGAAAGGAATTCTTTTAGGGGACCCGGCGATTAAATTCAATGGGTCCCCCGGAATTATTTTCCTTTGCCACTGCAATTGTTTATGGGCGCACTATTTGCAATTGCGAATTCGATTTGCCGGCCCATAT